AAGCCAGTTAGCAAGATCAAGCATTTTCTGATTACTGGCCGCCCAGTATCGGGAGCTAACCTGCAAGCCTTTACAGCCGCTTGGATGTCTCTTACAGGCATGGACAAGGGCAAGGCCGTAGAAAAGGCATTGATCGAAAAGGTAGCGGGCGCTACTGCCATTGCATACCATGTTAAGACAGGCCGCCTGCAAAACAAAGACGGTTTGCTCTCTCTGACTGACGGCGGCAAATTGCACTTCCAAGCCCGACAGCCTGATGAAAAGGCCGTTAAAACATGGCAAGACATCCTGATTACGGGCAAGCCTGACGGCGCTATGATTAAAAATGCCGCCATGATTGCAGCACTGTAAATCAACCTAGGCCGCTCTAGCGGGCGGCCAATCAAACCGAAGAGGCAAACCATGAAACGCATCGTATACATCATTATTGAACGATTCACCCGCGCCAAGCGTATGCGCCACCTTGACGCCATGATTGCAGCACGCGCCAAAGCTAACGCTATTCAAGGGTAAGCCATGCGAAAGACTGTATACGCCATGCTCATGATTGCTGCTGCTCTCTTGTTTGCTGATTCGATCATCCATTCCGCTACCACGATCACAAACGGCGCAGCATGGCGCATGGCGGGCTCTGGTTTGTCCCTTCTCATTATCTGTCTTTGCGAGGCGTACCGCTTCGCTAAAGACTCCGAATAATTTTGCAATCGATTGCACGATACCTAAGAGGCTATGCAATGAAAATCAAAACCCTTGTTTCCGTAGACTACCGCAACCCCGGTTTGAACGATGACTCGCAGGTACGCTATGCCCTGCACAAAGCCGGATTCGCCATAGACAAAAGGGAAGCCCAGCTAGTAGCTACGGGCGCGATCAGCCCGGATGTTATTCTGACGGTAGTATCTACCATACTTCACGGTACACCGTCCGATCAGGGCAAGTACGACGATACCATGTACCATGCCGTATGCCCCATGATTAGCTGGGATATGTTCGAGATCCTGAAGGAAACACAAATCGGGCGCGGTATTGGCGACGATCCCGAAGACAAGATACGCGCAGTTATCCCCAAAGGCACGGATACAGCCATTGCATATTACGTTCATTGCGTAGGCGATAGCCCTAGCTTCGTCTTTACTCTGGATCACTAAATCACGCATGGCCGTCAAATCGGGCGGCCTATCCACCCCCAAGATAAGACAAAGGGAAACCCTGCAAGGGAACCCCTATAAAAAAATCCACCATAGACCCGGTGCTTTTGTCAACCGCCAAGGCTGTGGGCACTTTTCAATACACATGTAGTTTTTGTCCGGGTTAGTCATATTCTTGGAAATTTTATTTTATGTTTTTGAGATGACTTTTCGGGTTAGTCAGATTCTTTTTCCCCCAGAAGACCTCGTCATGAAAATACACTCTGGCCAGGAATCAATCCAACCATACAACGACAAGGGCCAGGACTCTCTCCGGGGCTCTCTCCTGAACACAGTACGACTCTCTCCTGATCTCTCTCATGGACAGACATGCAGGTGTTTCGTAAAACAACCATTCTGTCACGGATAATGGAGCATCTGTCACGCAGAGACGGGCAACTGTCACGCATATCAACCATTCTGTCACGCAGAGCACTTTGCAATCGATTGCACGAGACAGTGGCCGGAAAAAATGACGACGGCTTCGCCTACAATGTATCTAAAGCTACTCATGGCCGTACATGGCTACCCTAGTAATTCACTTATCCCTGCGGGGCGCGAAATTATGACATCAAACACTTCTATCTTGCATTCCCTGGATACCCACTACCACATCACCCTGCACTGGGGCGAAAGCTGCAAGGAGTTGGGTCCGAAGGGCGCGTACAAGATCATGCAGCACATTGCCGAGTACAACCACAGTTTGCGTTTGCACGGTATCCCGGAAATGCACGGACGCTACCTGGTCACTTGCCGCAAGAGCGGGTACACGGAAGCCAAGAGTATGTTCTCTGGCCCAGGCCAGGCCCGCCTGCCTCGTACCCATGATGATCGCTACTACATCGCCACGATCTCCGGCATGGACAGCCCTGAGCGATCCACCGTCTTCTTGTCCGTACTGGGCCTGGACGCCAGCGGGGAGGTCACGTTCGCTGCTTACCAGGACGTTGCCCACGTCGTCATGCTTGTACTGCCACCGGAGGCACATGAGCGCGTCAAAGCAGGTATTGATCGCATCATGGCGGCCTGGGCACCGCTGACATCGGCTATGGCTGGCGGCGAGCACGCGGTAACGACGGCAATTGATTTCTTGCGCAGACCCACGATGTACGACCCGGATTGCCCTGAGCGGAAGTTTTGGGCGCACTGGAGCCAACGCGAGGAAGGGAACCTGCGCAAGGTCACGGTACAGCACGGCACGGTATCGCTGGGGTACGTACTGGTCTTCTGGGGTAAGACAAACGGCGGGCGCACCGGACACGCTACCTACACACACGTCAATCTCCCTTTCCCTCCTACCGAACCCAAGGGCAACTGATATGAGCACACGCACGACACACGCGCAGGTACTGGAGACGGGAAACTCGTTCACCCTGTTCTGGGACGATAGCTGCAAGGATCTGCCAACGAGCGGGCGCGGCAAGTTCATGGACCACACCATCCATTACAGCAAGGCCATGGCGGCGCATGGGCTACCGACCATCACCGGGTTACATACGGTTATCTGCCAGAACCCACCGCTGGACATGGGTCTGCGTCTTGCCCAGGTAAAGATCCCGGCGTTCCCGGACGACCAGGGTTACCGCCTCTTTACTGTCAGCATCAGGAACGCGGACAACACGTTACTCAAGAGCACCCTGGTCATTGCCGAGGACGATGTATGTGTTTACAGCACGTACGAGGTCATCGCTTATGATTGGCGGCGTAACATCCCTGCCGAGCTTTGGACCCAGGTTGACCTGGCGCTGGCTGACATCAAGAAGTCTTGGGAGCACTGCTGCATACCATTGCCGGCAGGTAGCCCATACGCGCCGGAGTTCTACTCTGTCGCTGCTGGTCCACTACAGGCCCCTTCGCATTACCCGGTAGACAGCCGGGAGGCGGACTTCCTGTACTACCAGCAACGTATTGGCGGGGAGGTACGCAAGATCTCCATACAGAGCAATGGCAAGCAGATGGGGTACGTCCTGCTGCGCTGGAACCGGGACGGCAAGCTGCGTCACAACATGCACCTGGTATCCCATCTGCCCCCTGACGAAATACTCAAGAAGGTAACCGAGGACAACTGACATGCAAGCAACGACAGCACACCAACAGGCAAACCCAGCCCCCACCGTACTGGTCTGGGGTGCAGGTTGCGCAGATCTGAGCCGGTACGGGCGCGAGAAGGTCATGGACAACGTAGCCCACTACAACGACCGCATGTGCATCCACGGCTTCCCCGCGCTGGGAGGGCGTTATCGCGTTGACTGCCAGGAGATCCCACAGGCTGTCGCCAAGCGCCACCCTACGGCCATCATCCCTTCTTTCCAGCGAGACTTCTCCTGCCGTCACTTCTCGGTACTGGTCAAGCACGAGGCCACGGGCGAGACGGTACTGGACATCCTCCTGTCCCTTAACCCGCGTAGCCGGGGGCGATGCGAGCACGGCCTGTACCACGCACCCAAGAACGACTACCGGGCCATCCTCCCGGACGCCGTTGCCTTCCGAGTACCAGAGGGGGTAGGACGCATCGTCAAGGACTGGGAGGCGCACCGCCATGTCCTGTACCACGAGGTGGGTAACGGGGTGAACCCGTTCACTGACGTCGCCTTTGATTACCTGGGGAAGCCGGGACCAGACGATCCAATGGGGCCGGAGTACACCTTCCGAAAGATCTGGGCTGACAAACCAGGCCACATGGGCAAGGTATCGGTCGTTCGGGGCGGCATGCAACTGGGGTATATCCTGGTATGGTGGAATGTCCCCGGAATCAAAGGTGGCGGTTCCACGCTCCAGCGCGTATCGTTAGCCCCAGTATCCCCACAATCACGATCCATGAAAGGAACCATATAACATGAGCAACCAACAGCATGGTGCCACTATGTTGACGATTGCATGGAAGGCTGTACCCAACGCCAAAGACCACCTGACCCCAGGTATCCGCGAGAGCACTCTGTACGAGGTCAGACGGGAGCTGGACGCACGAAAGGCCCTGGGTCTTCCAGTACCAGAGGGGCGAGCCACTTTGAAGGTCACGCATTGGTACTACGGCATGGGGTCTACTCGCGGAGGTTGCACTCTGCTCCTGCTTGATTCCCACGATAAGGCCGTCCTGCGGATAGAGCACAAGTATTATGACGGCAAGCTCGTACGCTCTGACACAACCGACATGCAGTATGGCCTGGACACGCTGCCACCCAAGGTAGCCATCAGGGCGGACAGGGCAGTCAGGGACAAGCTGCAAGAGATCCGGGCGCTCAATGGCATCGCAGCAACAGAGCCGACAGCCAAGGTACTGCCGCTCGCACTTTGGTCCGCTACCACCGAGCGATCCGACTTCTACCACCGAAAGAAACACTACCACAAGGCCATTGTCCGGGTCGTAGGTGACGGCAAGGTCTTGTTCGAGGTACTAGTAGGATGGCAAGCGATGCTACTCAACCTCTACATAATCCACATCGAAATAATCGACATCAAGGAACCACGAACATGAGCACGAACAAAATACCCATGCCCGCATACACATGGACGATACCGGACGAGTTGTTGCCTCAGATGACACCCGACATCACCTCCCGTATCACCGAGGCCATTGCCGATATGCACCGCACCCGCGCCATCCACGGTTTGCCACGCCCCTCCGGTATGTACACCATAACGGTACGCGGAATGCTGGCTGAAGATTACCCGGACCCGGATAAGGTCACGGAGATGGAGAATTACGCCCTGACCATAGCCGGGGCTACCCGCGTAGTAGCTGTCGTACGTTGCGGCTTTCGCGTCGTTGCTGTCGTCACATTAGCGGTCGTGTCAGACATCGTGTACCGCTCTACCCATGACACGGACCACCACCCATCCCTTCCTCCCGTGGTCCTGGAGACTGCGAAGAAGCGGGCGGTGGAGACACTGGATGCCCTGGGCTTGGGAGAGTTCGTCGGCACCACTGACGTAACCATGCTAGATCTGCGCCGGGGTCGGGACGGGTTCGGCACCACGCTGTCGGTAGCGGTAAAGGACAAGGTAGTGTGTCATATCCTGCTTACCTGGCGATACAATGCCGACCTGGATGACGGCATCTACGACGTCCAGACACATGTTCCGCAGGACACGCTGGTAGTGGATCGCGGGGAGCCGGATCCCAACCCCACCATCCACGAATACTAATCATGGCGGGGCGCAGACTAGTATCAGCCGACGAGGCAGTACAGGCCAAGGTGCAGCATACAAAGCCTTGCTCTGACTGCCCCTGGGCCCGCACAGCACTCAATGGATGGCTGGGAGGGGTATCGGTACAGGAATGGATCCAACGGGCGCATGGCGAGGCTAAGATCCCTTGCCACACCCTTCGCGGAGCACAATGCGCGGGCCTAGCTATCTACCGGGCCAACGTATGCAAGTCGCCACGAGATCCCAGTATCCTGCGACTGCCAGCCGACCGCGAGAAGGTGTTCGCCATGCCATCGGAATTCTCCGAGTACCATGAGCGCATGTTCTCACCAACCGAACCGGAGCACGAAAATGAAGACACTTAAACCAACCTACATCCAGTACGACGCCGCTGGTAACAAGATCGACAGCACCTGGAAGCCTGAGATCCTGGAGTGCGTCACGGAAGTATTGAACGAAGACGTACGTCACGGCTTCCACGCACACAACTCCCCACTGGACGCGACCCCCTTGGCCGTCCTGGAGATGGACGGGGATGAAATCCGAGAAAAGCTGGCCAACAACCTGTACCTGCGGTCAGAGCTGGGCGACTGGCTGGAAACCCACCGCATCATTGGCCACCGAGTCCACTTTAGCTCCTTGGCTGGTCCAGTCCTGGTCTTCCTGTTCGTAGTAGAGGGCGACAGCGGGGTGGATAGTGTTATGGCGGTATCCCCTCGTGACTTCGGGATGGTCCACCCGAACCTTAGCCCCAAGGGATACGCCAAGCCTCTCAAGAAGCTGACCAAAGCGTTCCGCAAGCTGTACGGCGACTGCACCGACTTCACCGTTCGCCTGTCCGAGCAACAGCCCACCGAAGTAGGCCCCTGGTTGCAACGAAACGGGCAATTCGGGTACGTCCGAAACTGGATCGACCCGGAGCTTACGCGCAACCCTTCGTTGATTTCGCTGGATGTCGTAGCCTGGGGCGCTGACGCGGTAGGCGAGTTGACCGGGGACACCGCGCTGGCCGGTCGTATCCTGCTGGTCTACCAGGGCGGCACCATCGTGTACAAGGGAATCACCCTGGCACCGCAACCCTTCTCCCTGTAACACCATGACTACTCAACCACAATGGCAACCCATCGAAACCGCGCCCAAGAATAACGAGCGTCCGCTGTACCTGGCCCGGTTCGACGAAGATGGCAACCTCCGGGAGATCGACTTCAACGGAACCTGGGTGTACGAGCAGGAGTCCTGGGAGATGCCCCACATTGAGTATTGGTACTGGGAGACAGAGCACGGCATGGAGGACCCCACCCACTGGGCGTACCAAGACGAGGGTCCGCCCCCAGCCTACCACGTACCAACCGAAGACCCAGAGGTGCTAGACCTGGATCCTCCTGTATTCACCGAACCCGACAAGAAGTAAGTGTTGGCGGCCTGGCCGCCTTCACCCCGTTATTATTGACTGAACCAAACACACGGAGAAGTACATGAAGCACGCGATAGTAATTGCCGCCCTGTCTTTGCTGGTCGGCTGCACGGCAGAAATAGAGGTGGCCACCCCCAGGGCGTACACGGAAAAGTGGGAGCAACTGGGGGATAAGTTCTACAAGTACAAAGACATCCAAAACGGGGTGGCCTGCTACATGTTCTATCCAGGGTCCGCCACATCAGCAGCTATGTCCTGCATCAAGGAGTAAAACATGCCAACAGATAAGCAATACCCGATCAAGCCTAAGCTGGCCATTGGCCCTGTCGGGATCAACCGGATCAAGTTGCTGGTAGACGGGCTGACCGCTCGACGCGTCACCCATGGACGAGAGATGGGCGTGAAAGCGGCCCATGTATACCACTACACGGATGAAGCAGCAGAGCATGCGATTTCCTCGTACTTCCACAAGTCATACAAGCTGCGGCAGGCGGCGCGGTCTCACGAGGAGGCAGGAGGGGATTGCTACCTGGTCCAGGTACATTACGGTAACCACCCCGGCGACCACTGGCAGGCCAGCTACGCCACCCAATACTCTTACTTGTTGCTGGCCAAACGCCCCGATACCGGGTTTCTGTCGGTATTGGCGGAAAGCAACGCCGAAAGTCTTCGACGAGGGGTGCAACACCCCGGCATAATCAAGAAGGCCAAGTCCATGCGAAAGAAGGTGCGCGAGTCCCTGCGGACATACGGCCCCATTGAGCTGGTACACAAGCCCAAAGTACGGGAGAGCTGGCTACCCTTCCCGGAAGAGATCGTAGGGCTGGTTCCTGGCGCGAGCGAAATAGCAAAAAGCACACCCGAAGGCCGCCAGAACGTGGACATCCTGCTATCCACACCTACCATGTATGATACCGACAACGTGCCTATCAAGGTAGCCGCTGCCACAGTCGTATCGTGGGATACAGACACCATGAAGTACGTCGCGCATCACACCTTGTTGACTTCACTGGAGTACGAGACCATCCTGGATAAGATCCGGGAGCTATCGAATCCACAACCAGATCTGCCCCAAGCTGGCCGGCCAGCTATCCAGATCGAAGTCACTCTGGCGTTCCCCTGCGAGCCAACCGCCAACCAGGTACGCGACGCGCTGCACGACATAGCGGACAAGTCACGGGATTGCCTGTATGACCAGTCCGGCACATTCCAGCCTTGTGAGTCGTTGGTAGTACCGATGCTTCCGGGTAGCCTGGGGGCCGCCTGCATAGCCGTCACCCGTCCAGAGGGCCAGGAAGCCCCCGAGGCCAAACGCACGTAATCATCCACTTAGTACGCCCTTCGGGGCGTTTCTCTTCTAGGAGCAATACATGGAACACAATCCACTGCGCGAGAAGATCCTCGCTGTCCTGGCCGAGGCCCGCGCCTCCGGTATCACAGACGACGCAGAGCTGGCCCAGGCGGTCACCAGCGCGTTAAATCCGCCTCCCCCTACCACGGACATAGACTCGTACCTCGCGCTTCACAGAGGCCGCGCATTGAACGCCATGCGGGGGTTTATCCGCGTATGCGAGTCGGGCGGCATGGAGCGCAGCGAAGCGACCACCGTCATGGCCAACGTAGAGACCGCCGTCGATCTGGGCTACTTTGATAACCCTGTCGCATACCTGCCGATGGAGGACGCGCCGAAAGACGGCACCATGGTACGCCTGCTGGCCAGCCATCCTCACGCCACTACACGCGATGACTCAAAGGCGTTCTGGACGATAGGGTTCCATACGGACGAGGGGTGGGAGGCAGCGGGATGGGATTGGAGCGAAGACGCCTTTATCTCGTGCAAACCTATCCCTCTGGGTTGGTTACCTATGGAGCCAGCCTACGGCCTGTTCCATCGCCTGTTCAATGACAAAGACCCCAAGGGATTCGTCCCAGACCAGATCAAGGACCGTAACGGCCAGGTAGCCCTTTCTCTTTGCGCAGTGTGCGACCGGGCTGAGGTGGAGCTGTCCCACCCTTGTATCGTTAATCACCACAAGGATCTGTGATGGACAAACAGCACGGTATTGATCGCGTCTACTCCGAGCGCAATGAGCTGGCCGTAGCCCTGGCCCACACGGCCCTGGCGGCAGGCTGGCGGGCGGGGCGCGGAGTAGACCCCAAAGGAACGGACGGCTGGGGCACCGTTGTCTACGTCGATTTACCCAACGGCACCCAGGTAAGCTGGCACATGGCCCCGGCCGACGCCAACCTGGCCAAGCGCCTACCACCCTACGACAAGGAATGGGACGGCACTTTCCTGGGGCGCACACCCGGATGGTCTGCCGCTTTAGGCACTTTGCAATCGATTGCACAGCCTAATCGTTACTCCACCGAGGAGGTTCTTCGATACCTGTCCGATACTGGGGGACAACTGGCCTCACATACAGTGGAAGGAGTAACCCGATGGGGCGTATACTGGCCTGCCGATGGTGAAACACAGAACCATTGGTATCCCTCCGCCTATGCAGCAGTAGAGGCGGCCATTGATGCAGAAAGACAAGGAACAAGAACATGACGGACCAAACAGCAATCGCAAATACCCAGCAAGTACGAAAGGTATTGGATATTCTGTCGGATAGCCCAGATCCCGCGAATAAGGCGTTGTTACTGGAGACCCTGGAATCCTGGACACAGGAAGAATGGGCACAACTCATGAACCACTACCCGCACCTGCGAACCCGCATGCGTGTGATCTTTACGGTTGGCCCGGGCGGTGAGTTCCGACCCCCGGAAGGTATCACCACTGTCAAAGAGCTTCTGTTCTACCACTGGGGCTTTATGCGGGGTCGCCGACGTGGCCACCTGGAGTCCGAGACCACCACCGCCCTGTCTACTGGCCCTGCCAACCCGGAGACGTGCGATGCAGATGTATTCACCTACGGGGTCTCCGTCGGCCTGTTCGACATTTCCAAGGAGGAGGCGGAAGCATACTGCAAGCGAGCCTCTGAGGTGACCGGGCGCAAGCACGACTGGCACTACATCGCGGGGCGAGTACACATCAAGGCCCAACGTGGCATCGGCCTGAACGTATCTCTGATTTCGGCTACAGAGCAGATTGCCAAGATAGACCCGAAAGATCTACCGGAGCAGACCCCGGAGGCCATGCGCAACCAGATCCTGTCAGTCCTCAACGGTATGGGTCTATTCGAGGACACCAGCTACTCCAGCGGGCGAGCCCACGGCTACATCCAGGGCCAGCAAGACGCGAAGAAAGGGGCGACCAATGGCAATGATTAACGGGCTGGTAGTCCCTCTGATGTTTATCGCAGTCATCTGCGGGATCATCTACATGGGCGTCATCGCCAACTTCTACGGCGTCGTAGATCTGTGCGACCGCCATGGCCATCTGTCTCCAGGATCCATGCCTGAAGCCATCGTGCGCGTCATCCTCATGGTTCTAGCCATCGTTGCTGTCCTGCTCTTGGTATGGGCGCTGATGATGTACCTGGCCAATCGACCGTAACTGTGCTCGCCACTCCTTGGGTCTGTCATGTACAATTCCGGCAGATTCAAGGAGACCCCCATGCAAGAAATTCACGAGCTGGTCGAAGGCCATGTCCTGACCGGCGTTGCATCCCAGGCCCCCGATTTAGATCCCGTACAAATCGAATGGACCGTGGAGCAAGAGCAATACAAGCTGCTGGTCACAGCAGGCCACCACAGCTTCACCCAAAGACTTCCGGGCTGGCTCACCGACGTCAACGAACGTCCTGCCAACGAAAATGAAGAAGCGCAGATCCTTCGCATCGTAGCCGCTCCTATCCTGTCCCGTATCCTGATCCTGAACCATAAGAAGCCACATGCAACCGTTGCCAACGATTTGCGCGGGGTGCCCGATGCGTCACCACGGCGACAAGGTCGCGGCCGCCGATAGAATAAGAGACATTCGGTACAACCAGGACCACGTACACCCCTGCCCTACCGATCCGAGTAAACCCTGTGCAGGCACGCTCACCTTTTACTACAAAAAGGGTAGAATGCTTCCACTGACAAATGTCCTGCTGCACTTCAGCCAGCACGGAACCCAAGCTGTAAGAGAACACTTTGAAGACCTGGCCAAGCTGGTATCAGACGACATCTGAATCAGTGCCGGCCCACGACTCAACTGTTCGACTACAATACACCCAGCAACACCTTTTCTTAACCGGAGCAACCAATGCAACAAGCACAATTCAACAAGCAAGATATGGCGGCCCTTGGCGCACTCGCCCAGGAGGCAAGCACAGCCGGGGTGGATTACTACCGCGAGCTGCACCAGGACGCCCTGGACAACCCGCTGAAATACAGCCTTGAGCAAGTCATGCACGCCCACGCCGCCAAGTTCTTGACGAAGGGCTGGACGGTCACCCCATCGCACATGGAAGTAGGCAAGGACGACAGCGCCGAGGTCACCGCCTACAAGCTGGCCAACAACAACGCCCTGCACATGTACACGTTCATGCCGAACACGATTGAAGCGCCAGAGAACGCCCCCGAGACGTACGAAGCCGACTCCCTGAACCGCCTGTCTAGCTTCGTCCGCAGCATGGCGCAGAATGAAGGCACGTACCGCGTACTGTTCGCCAGTCTGAATTCGTCTCTGGTCCTGCGGGCCAAGGCCAAGTACGGCGAGCTGTCCTTCCAGAACACCATCAAGCAGGCACTCAAGCAACTGGTTTGGGAAGCTCGCGCAGCCGAGATCGGGGTGAAGGTATGAGCGAGCAATACAAAATCCCGGTGCGTCGTCGAGCAGGCAAAGAAGAGCCCACCCTGGACACAACCCAGCCTCGCCATATGGTACTGACGACGATCAAGATAATCAGTAACTCGTCCGGGCCTGTCAGCGGAGAAGTTAAAGGACTGGTATGGGCCAATAACCGTTCGTACGGGCGAATGGTATTCGGATCCTACGTCATACAGCACCCGTCGGACCTCCCGGCCGATGTGTGGCTGGCTGGCCGTCTGAGCACCAATGTGTTCGAGATCCTGTCCATATCCTCCGGCTATGACCCCACCGACCCGGACCTTCAGAATCTGTACGGCGACCTGCGTATTCTGGAATCGGTAGAACCGGAACCGGAGTTGTCGCCTTGGGGGCGCTTCAAGGGCGCATTCACGCGCACAGCGGAGTAGCCATGGGGCTTATTGCAGATCAAGTCCAGGACGCCTACAACCGCTCCAAGAAGGTACTGGAGAAGAACGGGCTAGGCGACCTGGCGCGAGAAGCCATACGCCCCTGGGAGAACAAGGAACTGCTGCTACTGGCGGCGGTTTCTATCGCCCTTGAACAGGCGTATGAGAAAGGACGCAAGGGCCTGCCTCTGGTAGAACCGAAACAAGAACCCGACGCCCCGTTGCGGGTGTCACGCAGACGGAGATAACCATGCTGCAATCCATTGAGAAGATCAACGAATATCTGGCCTGGCTGGACCGCCGTAAACACCAGGGTTCGCTGATAATGCTGGAAAAAGATGTCGCTGAACTGACCGGCCATATGGCGAAGCTGGGCGAACTGGACCAGCAGGTACACCTGGCCTTGGCCCACACCACCCGCATCATCCAGACAAACCCGCACTGCTACGGGTACGTCGCTGACGCCATCATGGCGGCCGACATCCTGCTGAAGATCTGCGACCTGGGGCATGGCGAATGCAGTAAATGCGGCACCCTCTGCTGCCCGCATGACGACCCTATGCACTTCCATCACGATGGATGCCCATCATGCAACTGACCCCCAGCATGATACCGAGGCTCGACCTTAACCAGCTCGCGTCCCTGTATCTGGGGTTGTCGTACGGCTACTACATCGAGATGGATTCGTTGGTAGAGGACGGGGTGTACGATGCGATTTGCAAACGATTGCACGACGAGTTTGACAAGGTGACGCACGTACACAAAGACCGAATTAACATCGGGGATCTGGAAGCCGGTACATGCCTGTTGTCCCGCATGCAGTATCCAGTCCTCGTTCGCATGTCGTATGACTACTTTGCCCGCCAGATGCTCCACGGAGATCTGGTCAGCGGCTTGCTGGAAAAGGCGGGTATCTCACCGCCGCCACCCCCGCGTTCTCGCGCACGACGGGCGGCCCCGGCACCTGAAGCTGTACAACCTGCTGCGCGAGTAAGTAGACGCCGTATCGTAGCCCCAACCACCCAGCCACCAGCAGTTGCCCGAGTGGCCCGACCCAGGAGAAAGTAATGACCGCAAGCACGTACCGCCCTGGCCACCATGCCTATACCTACCGCAACCCGTTGTCGGCCCGCCTGTTGGCCGAGCTGCCGACGGACCAGGGCCTGACCATTGACCGTATCTGGTCTATCATCTTCGACCGCAAGAATGCCACCCCAGATCAGCGCCGGCGAGACTACTTCCAGATCCGAGCCACCATCAAGCGCATGATTGACGTCGGCCTGATGCGACACAGTGTCCGCTACGGCAAGGAGACGGAAGAAGTAGAATACTCCTTCAACATTCCAGACAACCACGTACTGCGCCTGGATGCCATCATGTACCTGATGGCCCGTAACAGCGCAACTTCTCGGAAGGCAACATGAGCGAAAACAAACAGAAAGAAATGGACCAGGCACTGGACGTAATCCTGGTCAAAGCGTCGGCTACGGGCGACAACTGGAACGCACAGCAGGACCCAGAGTTTGCTGCCAAGTACAAGGAACAGGCGGGCGAGTTTGTCACCAAAATGGTCAACGTAATCGCCAAGGCCAGCGAATACGCGACCACCAAAGGCTGGGACATGGGCTTGCTTTTCCCGGCGTCATGCCTGGAGGCGTTCTTGCGCACCCTGTCCACTGACCCCGACTATCAGGTATATGCCCACTCGGTAGGACATGTCACCGCCCGTTGCCTGCTGGCCCTGGAAGAGGAAGGCACCCGTACTAGCGAGACCCTGCTGGCGGACCTCACCAATGCCTTGCTGTTGATCTGCGAAGACGTCCTGGTAGACCTGCAACGCTACAACGAGCACAACGACCCGGAGCTGCGCGAGTCCGTCTTCAACTTGATGCAGAACTACTTCGTCCTGCTGGGCACCTGGCCCACCTTCATCGAGCATGCGATTACTGACATGCTGGGCAACCTGTCGATCACCAACGTAGCGGAAGCCATCGCAGCGTCTCGCGTAGGTATCACCCGCCGCATCGTCCTGGCTCACTAACATGACTCGGCTACTGACCCCTTCCTTGATCGAACTGTCTGACAACTTCCTGTTGTCGGACCTGGTAGGCACGCACTCGGTCTACACGAAGGGACTCATTAACGCGCCTACCGAAGAAGAGTTTTACGACTCCGGGGCCTATGAGCAAGGCAAGGCCCTCTGCGAGAATATCCTGGAGCCTGTCCTTGCCCGCTTCGGCCCCATCTCCCTTACCTACGGGTTTATCACCCCGGCCACCTCGCGGGCCATCGTAGGGTATCAGGACCCCGACAAACCTTCGTACCATCGCTGGGATCTGGGCGCGGCAGCCGACATCATCATCCACGAGGCGGCGGCCCAGGACAAGATAGACGACTGGTCCAACGCCCCGATCACCTACGCCCTTAGCCTGGACCACCTGGGACTGCCTTACTCGCGGATGATTACCTACTCGGAGTCTCCTTGTATCTGCTTGGCTGTCAACAAGGACGAGATCGCCAGCGGCAAGTACCGCAAAGCGTTCTACGAGTACCGCTACGAGGGTAAGCACGGAGAGAAGCCCAAGAACGTCCATCACTCGTCTGCGGCCCGCAAGTTCGAGATGCTGGACAACCTGCCGGACTCCGGTATGACTTGGCGCGGCCAGGGTTACCCGTCCTACCATGGCGGCGGCAAGCGCCAATTCCACCACGTCCGGGTATCCACGTATTCGGTACTGAGCGATTACCTGTACCACGACGATAACGTCATGGGCGGGCACCGTAACATACCAACCATCGTAGGCAAGAACGGAAAGGCTACGCTATGGGCCTTCCACATCATGGGGTCTTTGTTCGACTACCTCCTGACCACCTACAGCAAGGCCCGGAGGCTGTCTATACTGGAGGCGTACAACAACTCCGTAGAGGCGACCCCGTTCAGTCGCTGGGGTACGAACAAGCTGGCCGCCATGGTAATCGCTCGTCGCAGCTTTCAAGAAAAATGGCAGACGGCGGAAGCCTTGCGCCTGTTCCTGCCAGCGGGGGTGTCTGTTCTGGATGTAGAGGACGGCCTGCTGTTCACTGTCAACCTGAACACCCTGGGACATGTATATGCGGACATACAAAACATAGAGGTAGGGTACGAATATGACTGAACCGGAGATCGAAGAAGCCGCCCAGGCACTGACTGCGCTCGCTTCCCGGCCTGCGGTATCAGGGGAGCGAAAGACGTACGAGCTGCGGCCCTGCGTCCGCTCCCAAGCCTTGCGAGCGTCCAAACGAATCAACCCCGTCGTCCTGTTCTATGACCACGACGATGATCCCGTTCCAGGGTACTTCCGCTTTTCCCTGGAATTCGAGAACATGGTCGGGCGGGCCCTTGTGCGCGGTATTCACCCAGACCGGCCTGCGGTAATCTCTGTCACTCACGTAGCGGGGCGGTACTATGTCTGGGCCTGCTACCGGGCAGAAGCCAACGGCCATGTCTTGCTATGGCACACCACTGAAAAACCAACCTGGATAAAGACCAAGAAAAGGAGAAGTACCAATGACAACGGCTAAAGCCAAACCCAAGGTCGTATTGCTCTGCGGCGCTGGCGGGGCGGGCAAGGACACGCTGGCCAACCAGCTCCTGGATGCCTACCCTCGCGCCAAGGCTATGGCCTATGCGGATCCGCTGTACACCGAGGTAGCCCAGGCGTTCGGCGTCACAGAAGAATTCTTGCGCGACCGCTACAACAAGACCAATCCAAGCCACAAGCTGGCGTACATGTGCTGCTCCAACGCTGAATTCCGCGACATGATCCGCCACTCGTCTGATGGCCTGAACGTCATGACCGTACCGCGTACCTCCCGTGAAGTCCTGGAGCAATATGGCACCGAGTATCGCCGCCGCCTGTACGGCATCAACTACTGGACTCGCCAATTGTTTGTTCGCCTGTCTGCGGCGGTTGACCAGCATGCAGGATCTGACAGCCTGGCCGCTGTAGTCACGGACCTGCGCTTCCCCCAGGAAGAGCTGCTGGACCTGTATGAACACCTGGACGGCGAGGCGGACACGTTCGTCATGCACGTCACAGGCTTCGCAGAACCCGAGGGCACCCCCTCACATCAATCAGCACTGCCTATCCCTTCCAAATACTGGACAGCGGACCTGCTGAACGTACGCGGCCAGCCTGAAGCCATGCTGCACGAGGCTATCCGCGTATTGCAAAACACCACCCCCTTTAACCCCGAAGTAACCAACCAACAAGGAACACCATGAGCAAGAGCACGAAACAACTGAACGAGCACATCGAAAACTCCCTACGCGGCTACTACGAGAAACACAAGGACGACCGCACTATCGAACGCGATCTCGCCTTGCAGGTTCACACTGCGACGGCCATGGGTATGGTAACCGCCCAGATGAAGTCCAATGAATTGGTAGCCGGTGTCCACTGGGCGCGACAGGGCCTGGACTTCCTGAAGGCCGCCCGCGTCGAGCTGGCCGAGGCGGAAGATCACCACAACTGGAAATGGTGGACGAAAGACACCGATATGGATCCATCGGTTCCCGGCCAGATCGCGCTGGAGCTGGCGGACGCCATGAAGTTCATTATCAGCTCTATCGCCCAGTACCACACGCAGTCCGCCTTGCGTTGGGTGAACCAAACCACCGGCGTTACCCTGTCTACGGCCCAGTCAGAAGGAGACGGACACGACGCCCATCTGGCCAAGTTGGTGGATACCCAAGTCACCTCCAACACCCTGGCCTCGGTAATCAACGCCCTCGTGTTCCAGGCCGAGAAGAGCGAGGTGGAATCCGCGAAGGTGGCTAAGGGGCGCGAGAGCGTATTGGCCAAGGGGGAGTCCATCCTGTCTCTACTGGAGCGAGGCACCGCTGACATGATCGGCCTCGTATCCCGCACCCCGACCAACATCAAGGCCCAGGAAGAGCTGCTGGGCTTCCTGATGTACCGCTCTATCGCCCTGGGCTTCGACCCGGTAGCCATGTTCTTTGCTAAGTCGGTTCTGTTCGACTTCCGCATGGATAACGGCTACAAGGACGGCACGTACATCAAGATGTGGTCGGACGAGCTGACTAAAGAAGACAAGGAAGATAACTACTTCCTCCCCGGACTGGCCTCCCAGGCGTGGGAGGTAGCAGAGACCGAATACGGCGACGAAGGCCCCGCCGCAGTACGGAAGGCGTTCAATTCCTACCTGTACTCCTTGCTTGCAGGCGAATACTTCAAGCGATTCGCCCTGTAATTCCTTTTTGCAATCGATTGCACAAGCCGCCCTTCGGGGCGGTTTTCTTTTGCCCGTCTCCTGGGTGTGATGTATTATCCATCCAATCGCATAGGAGAAGGATGCAATGGAAACGGCTAAGAGGTTTTATCCGGCCACCGTCCACTCCGTTTTCTCTGGGGACGACCTTGTCGTCATGGTTGATTTAGGGGCCGAGGATCTATACAAACGACAGCGGGTTAGGCTGCGTGGAGTAGATACACCTACTGCCATCAACATGGGCAAGGACACCGAGGGCGGACGGATCCGGGAACAAGTACACAGCGCCTTGCGCGGGCGTGACCTGGTAATAGAGGTCATCAATCGCGGGGCCACTAGCTGGATCGTAGAGATCACGTACAAGGACCGGGACGGGGAGACCATAAACCTAAACGAATATTTAGTATCCCTGGGGTACGCCTACCAACGACGAGGGCACCATGACAACCAGTAATTCCCGACGAGGTCCTGCCATCCGTCGCCACCGCCGCATGCGCCGGAGCGATGAAGTCACGACCAAAACTACTATCATCCGAGCTGATCGGGAGGATATGAACACCAGTCGTCTTATCGACTACAAGGACGAATTGACTGACCTGGCCATTCTCGCCGACGTTATCATTCCGCCCCCTTACGTCGTAACCTGGTTGCAGCAAAAAGTAGACAGTTCCAGCATCATCCCGCAGTGTATCGAGGCGTACACCGTCAACACGGTGGGCACCGGCTGGGAAGTGGAGCCTGTTGTCCGAGGTAAGGAGCCCAACGCGGGGGAGGCTTGCGAGCTGGCCACTTTTGTAGGCTACGCCAATACCGACCAGTCCCTGTCGTGCATGATGAAAGAAGTCGTGCGTGAGCGCGAGGCCCTGGGCTTCTCGTTCGTGGAGGTCATCCGATCCGGGGCGGGAGAGATCGCGCTGTTGCGCCACGCTCGTGCTCGAAGTATCCGCCTGACCCCCAAACACAAAGACCTGGTAGAAGTCGTCCAGTTCATTTGTCGGGGCCGCCGCACACATGAGGTACGGGAACGCAAACGCTTCCGTCGCTATGTCCAGGTTATCCAGGGCGAGACCGTCTACTTCAAAGAGTATGGCGACCCCCGCGCTATGAACCGCAACACCGGCAAGTACCAGTACGAAAAGGGCTATGAGGCGGGCGCTGACGCCACCGAGATCCTGCACTTCAAAGTACCTGGACCGGACGTGTACGGTATCCCCCGCTGGATGGCACAGCTACCCAACGTGCTGGGTGTACGCGAGTCCGAAGAGCTTAACTTCCGCTACTTCCGCGACAACACCGTACCGCCTATGATGCTGACTGTCAGCGGCGGGCGATTGACCCAACAGTCTTACCGTAACCTGACCGAATTGCTGCACAATGAAAACATCGGATCCGCCCGCCAACACCAGATCATGCTGGTAGAGGCGACGGGCGAAGGGGATTCGCTTGACGGGCGGGGATCGACCGTGGGCCTGAAGGTGGAGAAGCTGGCCGACCAGCGACAGTCTGATGCCAACTTCCAAGAGTACGACGAGAAGTCTGCGTCCAAGATCCGCTCCTGCTGGCGTCTCCCTGCTATCGTGGTAGGTAACTCCAAGGACTCCAACTTCGCCAACGCGCAGATCTCTATGCACGTCGTTGAGTCCCAGGTATTCGGACCGGAGCGCGATGCGATGGACGAGTTCCTTAACAGACAGCTTGTCCTGCCACCGCATGGGATGAACATTAAGACGTGCAAGCTCAAGGGCCGCGTACTGTCGATCAACTCCCCAGAGACCGTCATGAAGACCCTGACAGCCTTGAACGTGATCGGGGCGGTAACGCCGCGCAGCGCACAGGTGCTGGCCAACCAGATGTTGCAGACGGAACTGCCAGCATACCCGCCGGCCGGAACCAAAGGTCACGAACCATGGATGGACATCCCTATGACCATCTATCTACGCGACCAGTCCAAGACCCACGACGAGCAGTCCGCTAAAACACCCGGAATCAAAGAGGATGAAGAGACCGGCGACATCGCACCCAAGCGCCCAGAGAATGGGTCCGAAGGAGAACGGCTGTGAGCACGCAAACAACGGTAGTCAAGCGCAAGGACTTCGAGCAGATCGTATACGGCGAAGTCCTGGTCCCCGGAGAGCTGAACGTATACGGAGACGTGATGGACGAGACCTTTGTCCGCCACGCCTGCGAGCAGTTCACTCTGCATGGCTACGGGCTGGACGTTGACCACGACGAAGTCAATCTGGATAAGAAAGACATGTACGTCGTGGAGTCGTTCATTGCCCGCGAAGGAGACCCTGACTTCACCCCCGGCTCTTGGGTTGTGGGCGTGAAGATCATCTCCGACGAATTGTGGGAGAAGGTTCTGGATGGCACCCTGAATGGGTTCTCCTACCAGGCCCTTGTCCGCAATACCCCGGTTGTCATCGAAGTACCAGACACCACAATCCTGACCGGAATCACCGAACCGGATTTGCTCGATGGACACACTCACGATTACACTGTGATCGTTGACCAGGATGGGCGGGTCATCTCGGGCGGTACTTCCGAGACTGATGGGCACTCCCATCAAATCACCACCCATTCCGTAACCATGCAGTCGGACGGGCACACACATCGCGTATCGTTGCCCGACGCACAGTCTTTAGGAGAAGCCTCATGACTGACAAACACAAACGAGTAAGCCGAGTACGTCGGGCTGAGATCTCTGGCCAGGTTCTCCATGAGGTTACTAAGCCAGAATTCATCACCCTGACCGGCCTCCCTTCTAACCGCCGCCCGTTCAAGATCGTCCGTTCGGACACACAAGAGGACACCATGAGCACCAAAGCAACCACTAAGCCTGCCTCCCGCACGTCTCGCGCACGCCGCACCGACGCAGCCAACAACTTGTTGAGCGTGACCTTCCCCGCCTCGTTCACCGACGAGCAGATCCTTGCCCGCCTGGACGAGTTCGGCATGGGCGAAGACACCCCCTACAAACTGACTCGCAAGGACGACGGCACCGCCGTAGCCGCACGCGACGACCTGTCCACTGAAGGCAGCAGCATCGCCCAAGTCATGCTCACCACTGATGGTATTACCGCCCAGGTAGTGCGCAAAGACGGACAAGAACCAACCCCCGCCGAAGGCTCCCGCCTGGCAGTCACCAGTGTCTCTTTCGATACTTCCATTGTCTCGGAAGAGCAAATCGAGGCTGTTTTGGCCCGTTTCGATGTTGACACCACTGCTGTGACACTGGATACTTCGGACGAAGGTAAAAGTGTGTTGGTTCGCAGCGACGTTTCCGACGGCACCGAAACCAAGCAGATCCAGGTCGAAGACGGGGTCATCTTCACGGTCAAACGATCCGACTGCGAAGACATCCCCGAAGGTTATGTGGCAGTGGTTAACGAATGTATGTACGGTAACTACGGCTGGGGCCACCTGGATTTTCTGTCCGCTCTGGCAGATCGCGCAGTGTGCGAGAAACTGGATGACGCGGCCTATCGCTTGTCTTCGGTCCTGAACAACATTCTGTTCAACAGTGGTTTGCCTGTAGAGGCTCGCAAGGCTCTCGTACAGCGTTCCACCGAGCAGTACGCTGCATACATCAACACACTTCTGGATCTGCTGCCACGCCAGGTATTGGTGGCGATTGACCAGTTCCAACGCAATGATAAAGCCACTACGGAGAGCACCATGAAACAACCCAACGATAACGCCGGTCAGCAAGTAGCTCGCACCGACGCCGCCACTGCCGCACCCGCTGCCGCCCCTGAAGCTACCACCGCTGCCGCGCCTGCCGCTGCCGCTCCTGCCGCCGCTGCGCCTGCTGCCGGCACCGCCGCTGGTGACACCGTCACCATGTCCCGCGCTGACCTGGAAGCCATGATGCAGAGTACGGCTACCGCTGCTGCCGAAGCAGTTCTGGCCCGCAAGGACACCCCAGCCCTGACCCCCGAGCAGCAAGCCGAAGCTGATGCCGCCGCAGCCGCTGCCGCCGAAGACGCCAAGCCTCTGACCCGTGGCGACTTCCGCAAGATGTTGCAGGAGCAACAGCAAAGCACCGTTATCGTTCGCAGTGACCATGGTGACTCCCAGGTTGTAGTCCGCAAGGATGGCCAGGAAACCAAGCAACAGCGTTCCGATGGTGAAGTATTTGCCGGCGTGCTCGGTAAGTTCTAATCCCGCTCCCCTTGACCCTTTAAGCGTACGCAAGTACCTACCCAAAAACTGGAGAACACCATGAGTAAGACCAATTCCCAACTGTCCCAGGCGGAGCGCGACGAGAACCTGCGTCGTTCTGACTTGGCCCTGGCCGACCTGGCCCGCGACGGCGGCATGCTGCCACCCGAAGCTGCCAATCGCTTCATCGACTTCATCCAAGAAGAGCCAACCATCCTGCGCCAGGCCCGTACCATCCGCATGTCCGGCCCTCAGCGCAAAGTGGACAGCATGGGCTTTGACAAGCGCATCCTGCGTGCTGGTCGCCAAGTTGGCGGTGCTCGTGATGACGGCGGTAACGACCGTTACGTACGTGCCGCTGACCGCGCCGCACCTCGTACCCGCCAGGTTGAACTGAACACCTCCGAGGTGATCGCAGAAATCCGCCTGCCATACGAAGTGCTGGAAGACAACATCGAAGGCGGTAACTTTGAAGCTCACGTACTGCGCCTGATGGCACAGCGCGTTGCAGTTGACCTGGAAGAGCTGTCGTTGTGGGGCCGTAGCAACCACATGACCGACCCTTACCTGGCTCTGCAAGACGGCTTCATGTACCGTGCAATGCGCGACGGTAACGTGCTGGACAACAACGGCCAGGGCATCAACCCCGACCTGTTCGCCAACGCACTGCTGACAATGCCACAGGTTTACCTGCGTCTGCTGCCACAACTGCGTGCTTACACCACTCACGCCAACCGCATCAAGTTCTTGCAGAACGTCTCCAAACGCCAGACCGGCTACGGCGACTCCGCTTTGCAGAACAACATGCCGGTGACCGTGCATGGTCTGACGCTGGAAGCTGCCAACATGTTGGCTACCGAAGAAGGCGGCGAAGGCGGTCTGGTTACCTTCCCGCAAAACTTGCTGTACGGTATCCAGCGCAACATCACCATCGAAACCGACCGCGACATCCGCTCGCGTGAGATCATCATCGTTCTGACTGCCCGCGTGGCCTTCCAGATCGACGATCCAAACGCAGTGGTTCGCTTGATGGACATCGGTGGCTACCAGGCACCTGCCCTGAACGTGAACGTCGTCAACTTGGGCGACATCGACCTGACCCCTTAATCGGGCGGCACACAGATAAGGGAGACCTCCGGGTCTCCCTGCCTCACCAGATACCTCTTTCCCAGGAATGGATCACATGAAAAACGCAAACACCCCCAAAGTAGTTGACCTGAAGCTGGTTGGCCCCAAGTCCTACACCAACTTCCAGTTCTTCAATCGCCCCATCCAGCGCGGCGAGATCGTACGCGGCGTACCCGTGGAACGTGCAGAGCGTCTGCTGGACTTGCACATGGGCGAGGAAGACGACATCCGCTACTTCTTCGCAGTTGAAGGCAAGGCCCGCAACGTGGGCGCACAGCGCACCGTAGGCTCCCGTGAACGCGGCGTCATCGAATACGAAGACGACGAGCAGGACGAAGATGCACAACCCCAGAATGCCAACCCAGACCAGGGTACATCGGCTACGGACCCTGCTGTGCAGATCGGCAACCCCGACGCCATCCCTGAAGGCAAGCCTGCCGCCGCTGCTGCTGCTGCCCCCAAGGGTCGTGGCTCCCGCGCCAAGGCAACCAACGCCTCCACGAAGTAAGGAATAGTCATGATGTTCCCCGTTGATCGTTATCTCATTGTTTCCCGTGAAGAGTATGCTGCCGCTATCAACGCCAGCATGGGAAGCTGCGCGACTCCGCCAACGGGGGACATCATCGACAGCCTTGGCGTACGCATCGCCATGGCGCTGACCCGAGCCGAGGGTTTCCTGGAGGTAGACACGCTGGTTCGTGGCACCTTCACGGAGACCTTCTACGTTCCTCCCCATGTCCGAGATGGCCGAGTAGCAGTACGACTGCGCAACGCTTTCCTGGTCGAGGGGCAGAACGTAGGATTGCAATCGATTGCACGGGACGGACTCGAACGAGTCGATCACATGTACGGCATGGTCTACCTATCCGGCCTGCGTCCCGGTACACGCCACACCATCACATACACCGCTGGCTTTGAGCCGGATCCGGCCACTCGCGTATTGAAGGACGTTCCTGCTGCTATCCGGGACATCGCCATCACAGCCGCACTGATCTGGTTCCGGGCCGGGGTAATGGCACCGAAGGCAGGACCAGGCGTCTCGTACACGGCGCTGGTACGCGCCGCCATCCGAGAGCTACAGTCGCGTGGGCACAACACCTTTGAACGTCCTCGTAGCCCCTTCATGGTCTGGACTGACCACGTATCGGCAGACTGGTCATGAGCCTCAAGGACACCCCATACGTTTCGGGGGCGGCCAGACTAGGCCAGCGCATGGCCACCATCCGAAGCAAACTGGATCTGCCCAACCTGACAAAGGACGTGGCAGATCTTTTACTTAGCCGTACACTGCGCCGGTTCGACCGAGAGGAAGATCCAGATGGCCGTCACTGGGCTCCCCACAGCAAAGAGACCGTACGCAAGCGAGGCCCTGGCGCGAAGATCCTGAACGAGACGGGCGAACTGCGAAACTCCATCCGACGTATCCGAGGTAACGCGGCAGGCACCGTCTACACAATCACCGGGGCGGGATCCAGGCTTGGCGTAGAGGATCCACAGATAGCTCGTCGCGCTGCGGCCAACCAGTACGGCACCCTGCACATACCACAGCGCCGCTTCTTGGGCATCGGCAGACTGGACGTCAAGGCAGTAGACAGTCTGATGCGTAGAAGGGCGGCCAAACTACAGCGAGAGATCTAATGGCTACTATCAACTCGTTCCCACCTCGCAAACCGCCGTTGGCTTCCGAGCCACAGATGATTCAGCTCATGGAAGATGACCTGAAGAACAAATTGCTGGCGGTACTATCCGAGGCACAGATGTACCAGATCCCCGTCATGGGGGTCTTCAGTATTGATGACCTGGAGGCACACAAGGCCCAGGACATCTGCAACAATGGCGCGGCAATGGGCGTCATGTACGCAGGCTGCAACGCCATGGACCGTAGCCAGACAGAGCTGAACCGGGATCGCCGCACCAACGCGGCCCAGGGACAGGAGTATCTGTTCGGCGTAGTCCTTGGAGTGCCGGCCCAGGGAGACATGTGCGGGGGTCGAACACCGGCTACCACCATCCTATCTCTGGCCCGACAGGCTATCTTGGGTACGTCCCTGGATGCCTATAGTGAGACACGGACCTGGGTTTTCGTGCGAGAGAACCCCGAATATGCTGCGTCTACAAACGAAGTGCTGTATTATCTGCAACTGTGGCGGCTCACCCTAATAGGGCAGGGCAATCAATAATCTAAGGAGAATACCAATGGCAACAGTACGCCCCATTCCCCAGTCCTACTACTACTCCGGCCAGGGCCGCTTGTTTATGGGCGAACGCGACCCAGTTACGGGCCGTCCCCTGAGCTTGATTCCAGTAGGCAACGTCCCCGAGCTGGAAATCTCTATCGCGGTGACGAAGTTTGAGCACAAGGAATCCATGTCGGGCCAGCGTTCGGTGGACTTGACCGTTATCACGGAAAAGACCCCAACCATCTCGATCACTCTGGAATCCCTGGATCCACGCACCCTGGCCATGGGCCTGTGGGGCATCTCCCGCGAAGAAGCTGGTGCTACGGTTACGGCCGAAACCATCAAGATCAAACCGGGCATGACTTTCGCTCTGGCCAACCCAGGCGTGGAAGACGTTGTAATCCAGGTGGCCGGCGCGGACATTGACGAAGCAACCAACTACGACATCGATCCCGGCTTCGGTACGATCTACGTCAAGGCTGACGCTGCTGACATCACCGCTGAAGTGGAAGCCACCATCTCGTACAAGCACGGCGATACGCAGCGCCTGGATGCACTGATGACCGAGACCCCACCAGAGCGTTTCTTGCGCTTCGAGGGCCTGAACACGGTCAACGGCGATCTGGTACTGGTCGAGATCCCTCGTGTGTCCTTCGAGCCTATCGCGTCCCTGCCGCTTATCAACGAAGAGCTGGCACAGGCCGAGATCACCGCCAACATCCTTCTGGATCCGTTGGTCGTTACCCAAGGCGTGTCGCAGTTCTTCACGCAGCGTATCGTCAAGCCCGCCGTCACGCCCTAAGCGTAGCAGCGGTCAAAACCCAAAGCCTTTAGGAGAAGAACCATGGCTAACGTAAAAGTCGTATACATCCAGAACCACGGCGGCCACCGCATCGGTGACCAGGTGACCATTGATGAAGCTGACGCAGCAGAACTGGCGGCCAAGCAAATCATCAGCATGTCCACTCGCTGGGGCCACGAAGACGCCAACAAGGTAGCGGACCTGGTCCCCGCCGAAATGGCAGGCAAGAAAGTGGTATCCATTGCGGTTACCCCTGCTGGCCTGGCTGTCAACGCTGGCGAGAACCTGCCATTCCTGGTTACCGCCACCCTGGCCAACGGTACTACCGAAAACATGACCGACCTGGAATGGGTTGGTGTGTCCGAAGGTGCCGAATTCGCCACCGTTACGAAGACCGTCAATGGTCTGGTGCTGCGCGGCCACGCTGCTGGCACCGGCAAGGTCCACGTCAACTACGGCGGCGTGGAAGTAGACGAGGCGTTCACCGTTTCGTAAGCAACAGATAAATCTACCCGCACGGGTCAGATTGGAAAGGGCCTGCGGGCCCTTTTTTTACGCCTGGAGATACCAAAATGAAATCGATTGCACGAGTCACCGCCCTTGCTGGCTTCACCCATGGCGGGGTACATTACACGGCGGGCACCACAGGTATTCATTTACCGCTTGCGGCGGCCCAGTACCACGAGCGACATGGGGCGGTAGAGATTACTCACACCACTCCCATTGTTGAACACCATGCCGGACCCCTGGCCCTCCCGGAGATTGATGAAGAGGAAACCCAGGCAACGGAAACTAAGCCGGTTAATCGCCGGACGCGGAGAAAGTAATGAGCGAAGTCACCGTAGACAAAGACACAAGCGAAAAAGCAGCACACCTGTCGGTAGCCATCGACCTGATTATCAGCGGACAGGTCAGCTCCGCCCTGGTCAAGATGAAAGAGCACCCGGACGATGAAGACGAGAAGGACGTCCGCGTCACCTTCAACACGGCCAAGGTCAAGCACCTGTCCAAGATGATCCAGCTATTCTCCGGGATCATCTCCTCGTTCGACGAGCTGACGTTCTCCGAGATCCTTCAGATGATCGCTACCAAACAGGCAGAAGCCGTTGCCGAGGGTCGCAGCCCCCACGACGTCAGCATCACCAATGAAGACGTCCTGAAGGTGGCCATGGACTACCGCTCCGTCCTGGTCACTGTTGTCACCCGTCTGATTGACCACCTGGGCCCGTTCGTGGAGATCTTCTCGTCTATCTCGGACGAGCAGTTCCAGGAGCTGGACATCGACCAGGCCACGCTAGTTGTCCTGGCTATCATCGGGATGAACTACAGTTTTTTTACCCAGACCTTGCCCCCGGCCTTGAAAGGATTGTCCCTCAAGGCGACGGCGAGCAAGGTGGCGGCAAAAAGCGATACGAAGAAGGCAGTAAAGAAGCAGTAGAAGCATTCAAGCGCGAGAAGCGCATGGACAAAGTCAGAATGGCTCGCTGGGTAGAGGACACCACCGGCACCCTGCTTCGGGCGGGCCACAAACTGACAGACATCCAGGAGTACACCTTCTTGCAGTTCATGGCTTTTGCCAAGATCGAAGAGAGGCAGGAAGCAACGCGCAGACTGAATTTTGTCACAGACGTCTCTGCGGTGCTGGCTGGAATGATGGGAGGCGGAAAGGGCAAAGGCAAGAAACGCGAAGAGTCCCCTCTGACTACCCATATCCAGGGCCTCATGGATAGTTATTACGAGGAATAGGATCATGGCCACACGACCTGCCAGCAATCTTGATGTCAACATCCGGGGCCGCGACCAGCTCACACCCGAGCTGTCTAAAATCGAGTCCCGGATCATTCGTTTTGTGGGGGCGATCTCTTCGGCCCTCGCAGCAGTCCGTATCGTCGGGTTCCCGGTTACGACCGTTCGGGAATTCGAGCGCGAGATGGCCAACGTCCAGAAGACAACCGGCTTTACCGCGCAAGAGATCTCCAGACTCGGTAAAGAGCTGCGCACCATGTCGGGGCGTCTGGACATCTCTGCTACGGACCTGGCCAAGATTGCGGCGGCCGCTGGTCAGCAGGGCCTGGGGCGAGAAGGGGTCGAAGGTGTTTCAGCCTTTACCGACTCCGTCTCGCGCATGTCCTCGGTGCTGGACATCACGGTAGACGAAGCCGGCGCGGCGGTCGGTAAGCTCGCCTCTATCTTCAAGGTGCCGCTGACTGAAATCGAGAAGATGGTCTCCAGCTTGAACGAGGTGGCCAATAACTCCACGGCTACCGGCGATCAACTGCTGGACGTTACCCGTCGTATTGGTGACGCTGCTGGCGCTTTCGATGACTACTACAAGACTATCGGTATCGGCGCGGCCGCCATTGACTTCGGTGCCTCCGCTGAGGTGGTCGGTACGTCCATCACGAAGGTCTTTGCCGACATGCAGTCGAAGGGGGAGAAGTTTGCCCACTTCATGAACATGTCCACGAAGGAGTGGATCAACATTGTTCAAACGGATGGCATCCAGGCGTTCAAGATGTACCTGGATCGATTGCGAGATCTGGAAGGCGAGAGCCGCCAGCGCACCATCCGCGAACTATCGGGCACTGGCCGTATCGGGGCGATGCTCAACAAGTTCGTCAATGACACCACCAACACCATCCTGGATCGCAACCTGGCCAGCGCACTGCGTGGCCGTGAGACTGGTACATCGGCCCTGCGCGAGCAAGAGACTGTTCTGAAGACCCTGGACGCCCAGGCGAACATCCTGCTCAACACATTCACCAACTTGGGTATCACGGCGGGTGAACGGTTTGCCAAACCTGTTACCTCGTTCCTGGCCCAACTGTCTGCTGAACTACAGAACCCCGCTGTCCTGGCCTTTGCCGAAAGCATTGGCGACATGTTCCTGTCTCTGTTCACCACGATCTCTGATGGCCTGAAGTTTGTATCCTCGTTGAACGTCAACTGGGAAAACTTCGTCTCGCTGGCCAAGATCCTGATTACCATCAAGCTGGTGCAGTTCTTTGGCGCTTGGATGGCGCGATTGACCGGCCTGAACGGATTGCTCAAGGTCGTCACGAAGTCTGCCGGCGACATGAACAAGGAGCTGGAGGGTAAGCCAGGGGAGAAGGCAGGCCCTACTGGCTTGCTGGCTACCATGCGACAGATCCGGGAAAGCCACCGGGACGAGCTGGGCATAATTGCCCAGAAGAAGAAGGCTACCGAAGACCTTGAGAAAGCTGAAGCCAAACGCAACGCAGCCCAGAAGGCATTCAATGCCACGCAAGGGGCCAAGGCGGCCGCTGGCGCGTCTCCAGGACTTCAGACAGCCGCAGATAACCTTGGCGCTGCCCGACGCAACACAACGGCTGTAGCAGCGCGGGGGCGGGCGGCGGAAGAGGCAGCACAGCGAGCATGGAACACTCGGGTAGAGCAGCGGGAGCGCCAACACACCGAACGCCTTGCCGTTATCGAACGTGACTACCAGTCCCGTCGCACTGTCCTGAAAGCCGAGGGTCGCACCGCCGAGCTACGCCAGTTGACTATGGCCCGCAACGCGCAGCTACAGGCAGAGCAGCAAACCTACGACCGCTCTATGACGCAGATCAATGCGTACCATGTCCGGCGTTTGGCGGCTGTTCGCGCCCAGGCACAGGCCGAGGCCGTCGCCGCGAGCGCCGGGGTACGGGCGGCAGAGCGGGAAGTACAGAAAGCCAACGCGGCGGCAGGTACAGCACAGGCCGGCACCGCCGCCGCTCTGGCTGGCATCGCACTGCGCAAAGCAAACAAAGAAGTTGACCAGGCCAAGCAGGCCCTGGACGGTGTAGGTGGGGCGGCAGGTAAGGCGGCCTCCTTAATCACTGGCCTGCGTACCGCATTCACCGGCCTTCGTTCCGCTATCGGTTGGATCTTCTCTGTCGCATCTCGCGCCACCTGGTTCACGTTCCTGGCCTACCAGATTGCCGACATGTTCGGTCTGATCGACAAGATCGCTCCTTTCTTCAAGAAAGCGGCCGAGGCCGTCGGGCTGTATTCGGAGGCGTCTCGAAAGGCGGCGCAAGAGCAAGCCAACCTGCGCAAGAAGATGGCCGAAGAGCAAGGCGAGCTGGACAACCTGATCGACAAGTACCACGAGCTGCGCGACGCTAGTACCGGACGTCTGCGCGAAGTGGACGTAAACGCTCTGCCCGCTATGCTCCAGGACGAGAACCGCGAGCTGAACCGCCAGGCCATCACCGAGCTGTTGACTATCGTCAAGGGCGGGGCGGCCGAGCTGAACAAGCTGGACATCACCAAAGCTACTCTGATCGAAGACCAGACGAAGACCAAAGCCCGCCTGGACGAGATGGAGAAGAGCTACCAGGCCGCACTGGAGCGGATGAACACGGCTCGCGCCAACATCACCCAAGGGCAGCTTGACCAGATCGATGGTACAGGCCCCGTCGGCTTGATTACCAAAGACATGCGCCGGTTTGTCGCGGCCCGCAAGGAAGTGGAAGAGATTGGTACAGCCATCAAGGGTTTGCGTACCGACATGGACCAGACTGCCGAGGTCATGAGCAAGAGCATTGAAGACGTCGCTCGCGCCGCCAAGGAAGACCTGGCCACCATCGGCCCCGTCCTGGCTGGTATGTTCACCGACGAGACCGCCGATGTATTCATGCGATATGCCGGCGATCTGTCCACCATGCGCGGCGAACTGCGCAAGCTGCAAGAGCAAAGCCGCGAGGCCATCCAGGAAGAGATCCGCCTGAGCGAAGAGGGTGGCGAAGCCCTGGACACCCAGAAGGTGAAGACCGCGCAACTGGCCAACCAGATCGTGGAGTTGCAGGCCAAGATCCAGAAGGCCACCGAGGATGCCAACAAGGAGATCAAGGCGCTTGAGACATCCAAGGGTGTTAGTACCGAGCTGCTGAACTCCGCTGGCCTGCTGCGTACTCTGTTGACCTTGAGCCCAGAGGATCTGGCTGGCCTGCGCGAGGCTCTTGGACTGCTTACCCAGACTGGTGCGAAACTCACTGGCCTGAACGCCCCTCCGCCTGCCCGCCCTACCACCGGCGACGATGACTACAACCCCAAGACCAACGGAGAGTCCGCCGCTCGTCGCGCCGCCAAGGCCCGTCTGGCTGTGCTGAAGGCAGAGGCCGAGGCCGAGGGCAAGCTGCTGCGCGAGGCCAACAAAGAACGGCTGGATCAACTGGAGTACACCAACTCCCGTAGCCTGATCTCTATCAAGGACTTCTACGCCCAGAAAGAGAAGATCCAGCAAAGCGACCTGGACAACTCCATCCGCATTGCCAAGATCGAATTGGACGGCGTACTCAAGGAGATGACCGAGGCTAAGGACGAGGCCACGAAGCTACAAGCCAAGGCGTCCTCTATCCGCCTGGAAGGCGACATCAAGGCACTGACTGCCCAGAAGGAATACCTGGCCCAGCAGATCCGTCGTGACCAGGAACAGGCCACTCGCGCATTCACCGATAACCTGGCCCGCAGCACGCTGGACCTGGCCCAGTTCTTCGGGGCGGATGACGCTACCTTATTCAAGCAGGCACTGGAGAACTACAACGTCGAGTACCGTGACTTCATCAATCGCCTGAAGTCCGAATCCGAGGATATGCCCGAGCTGTTGCCTATCATCAACCTAGTAGAGATGCGCAACCAGTTCACCACGGCCGCCCTGGTCGTAGGCGAGATCGGACGCTCCCTGGACGCTGACTCCCGCGCCGTTGATACGTTCGCTACTCGCTTGGAGATGCTGCGCGACAAGGGCACGATTACCACGGGCGATCTGGCCAAGGGCATGGACCTGGTACGCGCCAACCAGGTAGCCCTGCACAAGGCCAGCCTGGAGCGCATGGAAGCCCAGCTCCGCGATCTGCCCAAAGAGACCATCGCCTACAAGGAGCTGGCCCTGGAGATCGAAGGCGTCCGCTTGAACATGGAGAAGCTGGCGAACGAATCCAATGCGGTAGCCAAGGAGATCAACGACAACTTCACCGGCGAGTTGTCCAGCATGTTCCAGAACTTCAAGCTGACAGACGACATCGGGGAGACCCTGATGAACACCCTGTTGGGCTTCTTGCAGGTCTTGCAGAACACGCTTGGTCAAGCTCTGGCTGAAGGCATCATGGGTGCGATCAACAACGGTATCGGCGGCGACGGTATCGGCGGCCTGCTGGCCAGCGCATTCGGTATGGCCACTGACGTAGGTAAGCCAGATGGTACGCCCATGAATCCGCTGCACGTCATCATGCCTACCCAGGGATTGATTGATGGTATTGGCGGTGGCATGACCGGCATTGCCAATGGACTGGGTGGCCTGCTGGGCGGGGGAGACTCCGACCCCTTGGGCGACTTCATCTCCAACCTGGATGGCGTCATGGCCCCGATCCCGGACGAGATCCAGGGCGGGATGTTCTCTTTCCTGGCCCCGTTCGACGGCAGTATCTCCAGCTTCATGTCCGGGGCTGAGAGCGTATTTAGCAGTTTGCTAAGTGGCCTGGGCGGGATCTTCTCCGGCCTGATGAATGGCCTTGGCAACATCCTGGGCTTTGGCGGCGGAGCAGCCGTAGGCATGATGCACTCTGGAGGCCGAGTAGGAACTGGGGGCGGTCTGACCAAACGAGTACATCCTGGTGTCTTTGCCAACGCCCCACGCTACCACGACGGCACGCTTGGAGCTGGACTAAAAGCAAATGAAGTACCCACCATCCTTGAGAAGGGAGAGACGGTACGAACACAGGCACAGGAGCGGGCACTCCAGCAGGCCCTTAGCGGGGCGAATGCAGGCGGGGGCGGCCCTACCAATATTCGGCAGGTACTGGTAATGGACCCTGACCTGGTCCCACAGGCAATGCAGTCCGCGCCTGGGGAAAAGGCAATGATGACTTTCATCCGCAACAATGCGTCCACCATTCGACAAATCATTAAGTAAAGGCTGTAGATATGAATATCGATTTGGCTTCCACCCCAGTCTGGCCATTCTCGCCGGACTGGTCCTCCCCAGTCACGGAGACGCTGACCTGGCTTACCTCGGTCCTGTCCTCGCCTAGCGAGGCGGAGCAGCGCGTAAGCCAGCGACACGTCCCCACCGTTCAACTTGAGATGTCCTTCCTGGCCAACAAGAAGACGCGACGGGAGATTGATGCGTTCCTGGCCCGACACGTCGGCAAACCGTTCTTGATGCCCCTTTGGCATGACGTACACCTGGTAGGCGTAGACGGGCCTCTGGATCACTCCCAGTTCCACCTGTACGACATGCTGTTCCAGCGCCGGCCCAGCGGCAAATGGCGGGCGGGCAAGATCGACCCATTGCAGAACCCAGGCGACACACCCCAGACCGTCCACGAGCCCTTCTACAACATCACCAGCACCGAGGGCGCAGTCTGGCGGCCAATGGAGGATATGGGGTCTCGTCTGTATCCGATGGTTGTAGTCACCTGCGAAGACCGGGTCGAGTCCTTCCAGCTATCGAACGATGCCACACGATTCACGGCGCGGGTAACGCTGTACGACCCCAAGATGCCCGAGGCCGAGTACATCACCGACGTGTACCAGGGGTTCCCCGTCCTGAAAGAGCGCCCTGACACGAACGAAGATCTGCGCTACGAGTACGCCCGCACCTTCGCCACCACCAGTACCAAAGAAGAAGTCAACCGCAATATCGTGGACGTCGTTGGTCGTATGCGCGGCACGCTGGGCTACAACTGGACCGGACACAGCCAGGCAGACGTTATGCGCCTGCGAAAGATCCTGACGTACTTGAATGGGCGGCAGAAAGCGATCTGGGTTCCCACCTTCATGAACGACATGGTACTTTCCAGGCCCGCACAGGCCGGCACTGCGTTTTATATCGAGCGGGCAGGGTTGGCCATCCCCCTGGGGCAGGTAATGCCGCCAGGACGCCGCAATGTACGTATCCTGCTCAAGGACGGCACGCACCTGTACCAGAGCGTCAACCGTATCGTCACGACGACCGATGGCGATGATCGCGTAGAGCTGGGCGACAGTTTTGCAATCGATTTCACAATCGACGAAGTAGCCGAGATCTCGTTCATGGCCCGCAGCCGTCTGGCCCAGGACATCGTCGAGCTGAACCACGACACGGACGAGCACGGCCTGACCCTCTGCACTCTGTCCTGGCAAATGATCGGCGGCGACCGAGATCCTGCAATCGAGATCCCCGAACCACCTACTCTGGAGGACAAAGTCCCGGACTGGGAATACCTGCTAAGTGCCCCTGTCCTAGGGGAGACCAATGCAATCCTGGGGATCCCCACAGACCATCCCCCTTTGTTCGGCGGCACAGTAGAGGATTGGTACCAGTATGATCGCAGACGTAAACAGGCGTTCGGCTTGCAGACCCTGCGCCAGGCCGAGAACGTCTACATCCAGAAGCCTTCGGTCACCAACAACGTAGGGACCACCAAGGGTATTAACGAGTCGTTCCACTCTCTGGCCAACACCCGCCGCATGCTGATCCTGAACACGGACACGATGGTCCTGTCGGCCGGGGAGCTGGCGGCCCTGACCCCCAACCCCACCCTGTACGCGGACTACATGCACGACCGGGCGGGAGAGGATGACCCAGCCGGTTTCCGAGACAGGGCCAAGGCCAGCCTATCCAACGCCTTCTATCGCTCGCTGATCTTCCGGGATCGGGGGCGTACGTTCTACGACACGGCCATGGGAGGCACAACCACCAGCTCGGACGGCGTAGTCAACACCGCACTGCTGCGCAGCAAATTCAAGGTATCGGGCCTGCCCAACCTGCGCTCCACCACCGAGGCAGCGATCTTCCGCGCCCGCATGGCCGACACTGTACGCCAGTACGGACAAAACCATCCTGTAGCGGGGCGCGTCGGTAAGATGGTCCATGCGGAGATGGGCGGGGCGGTCACTGCCATGTTCCGCCATAAGGAGTTTGATGCGGCCATGCGCGGGGGTGTCAATGGAGCACAGACCGGCTTTGCCATCGGACCCTACCTGGATGCTGTCACCTATGACGTCATGAACGTCAGCGCATCGTGCGGCGTATCTGGCAAGCTGGAGATCATCTCTGGCGGGATCCCGCTGGCTGTTGTTGAAGCTGCCCACCCGGTCGATACCAACCACCTGTCCCGTTCTGGTAGCCAGCCAACAGGGGGCGGTACGGTACGCTCCGACGGCAGCAAGGGTCCGCAGTTCTACGACCAGTATGTCCGCGTCCTATCGCTGGCTTTTGTCTTCGCGCCGGCCTTTGAAGAGACGAACCTGATTGTAGACGTTATCGACGTGGCTGATGGCTCGCTCAAGGCCACACTGGAAGTCACGGACTCCATCTACACGGGCGGCCTGGTATTGGAACAAGACCTCCAAAAACAAGGCTTCAAAGTGGCGTACGCCTCTGCGATAATTGAACGCACAGAGAAGTTTCCAGACTACACCGCGAACCCCTTGTCACCGTCCTTGCTGGAAGCGGGCAAGGAGTACATTTTCCGAGTGAGGTACAAGAATGTTGCCGCATGATATTGAGATCTCCACGCAAGACAACCAGGAGAGCTTCTGGTATGAATTCATGCTACAGCGCACCGAGAGCGGGGCTGGCGGCTACGAGCCGCTGTACAACCTGTACTCGCGCAAGCATGCCATCCAGCATGGGGATCTCCAGCACAAGGGAGGGGCGGACGCCCAGCCTGTTGAGCTGAAGCTGTCTGCGGATCTGGCCCTGGCCAAACTGATGGACGAGTTCCCGCCTGCACGGGCGGTTCGTCTGGCTATCCGCAAGTACCGCGTCATCAACCCCGACAACGAAGACGACCCGCTGAACTGGGCCACGATCTGGATGGGCGAGTGTACCGGCTGGGAAGTGGTAGACGAGGCCAACCGGATCCTGAACGCTGAACCCATGTCGCTGGTCATTGCCCAGGGCGGTCTGCGCATGACGTGGGCTCGCCTTTGCCCTCACGTCCTGTACGACCCTCTGACCTGCTCCGCCAACAAGAACCTGTTCGGTACGGGCGTGCCATCTCTGGGCGTCCCAGACAGACTCCGCGTACGCTCTCCTGCCTTTGCCTCCCGCGTCTCCGGATACTTTACCGGGGGCGTACTGGAATGGAACCGCACCATCCCGGAGCAAGGCGGCGGCACCAAAGTCATCCGAGACCAACGTAGCATCGATATGCACTACGGGGATACGATTGAGATGCTGGGGGGCACCGCTGGTATCAGCGAGGGCGCGGCAGGGGACATCTACGCTGGTTGCCCTCGCACCCTGAAAGCATGTCACGAGGTCTTTGACAACGCCCCTAACTTCGGCGGCGTGTTCATTGACGGCAAGAGTCCATTCGACGGCAACCCCACTTTCTAAGGAACAGACATGCAAATGCTTTTCTATGTCCTGGTTCTTGTCGCCCAGTACCTGATCTCTGCGGCGATGAAAAAGAAGCAGGAGCCACCGCCACCAGCGGCCTACGAGGACTTCAAATTCCCCCAGTTCCAGGACGGCACGGCCAAGGTCATTGTCTTCGGGGACTGCTGGGTATCCGATTGGATGGTGCTGTCGGTATCGAGCTACCGCTACGTTCCGATCACCCATGATGCAGGTAAGAAATAATGGGCGGCCCAACTATCACCATAGCCATGGTCCTGCGCACCAGCGAGTACGACGGCGGCGAGAACTACTGCCGCAAAGGCGCTCGTACCTGGTGCGAGCTGCACGGGATCTGCTACAACACACTATGCCGCCAAGGCATCCCAGTCACACAGGTAGAGCACATTGACGACAGCATGTGCCAGCGCCTGGTAGCCATTGCGAGGAAAGAACATGTCCGGGGGTAAAGACGAGATCACACTAGGGTATCGATACTACTTCGACATCATCATGGGTCTGGCCCGCAACGTGGACGGCATTGCCGAGATCCGCGTTGGCGACGTCAAGGTATTCCCCAAGGATGAAGAGTACGACCCTGAAACCAGCTTGGAGCCGATGTCTCCGGGCCTGGTCGTTGGCGCACAAGGCGGCACGGCCATGATTGACGCAGGCGATGCGTTCGGAGGAGACGAGGGCGAGGGTGGTATTGAAGGCCGCTTGTTCGTCACGTCCGGCTGGTCCCAGACAGACCTGACCCAGGCCATCACCCAGGCGTCCCCTGCGGTAGGGCTGACCCGCGAAGAGGTATTGAGCGCCAGCTCCGAGGCAGACCCCAACGGTCCTGTCCCTGGGTACAAGCGGGCGGCGGTAGCTCACTACTCTGGCCTGGTCTGCTCCATGAACCCCTACCCCAAGCCCTGGGCCTTCCGCCTGCGCCGTACCCGGCCTGACAGTATCCAGGACCAGCTCCCCGGAGTAGATCCGGTCATCTACTTGAGCAACGGCCGCATCAAGGCCATGAACCCGGCCTGCATCCTGTTCGAGTGCGTATCCAACTCTGAGTGGGGCCGCAGCTTGCGCTCCCCTGACCGCAGCCGACCACTGTCAGACTACCGCACCAACTCCCACCTGATCGACATCGAGAGCTTCCAGCATGCGGCGGCTGTCTTTGTTCAAGAAGGCTTCGGTCTTTGTATTGTATGGAAGCGGGACGGTGACCTGGACGCCTTCGCCCAGCAGATCATAGACCACGTAGGCGGGGTGCTCTACCCAGACCCGTACACCGGCAAGCTGACCTTCCGTCTGATCCGGGACAACTACGATCTGGACAACATCCCGATCTTCTCCCGAGGCAATGGCCTGCTGTCCATCACGGACAATTCCAACGCTATGGGCAGCGCCCTTATCAACGAAGTGATCGTCATCTACACCGACCCCATCACCAACGAAGAGCGCCAAGTACGAGAGCAGTCCCTGTCTTCGATCCACCAGCAAAAGGCGATCTACAGCACCACCTCGCGCTACCCTGCCGTCCCCACTGGCGACCTGGCGGCACGTCTGGCCAAACGAGATCTCAACTCCAAGGCCACCCCGAACCTGCGCCGCCTGACCATCACGGTAGACCGTCGCGGGTACTGGATCGTGCCTGGGTCTGTCATCCGCATCCATGAGCCTTCGTTGAACATCCATGACATCGCTGTACGTGTAGGTGAAGTCAGCGACACCGAGTCCGGCGCTATCCGCCTGAAGGTAGTCCAGGACGTCTTTGGTCTGCCCAAACACGGCACCATCACACCGCCAAGCGAAGGACATCGGCCACCACCCAACGAACCCCACCCGGCTGAATTCTGGGATCTGCTGGAAGTACCGTATGCAGAGCTGGCTCGCCGCATGGATCATGACGCTCTGGCGGACGTTGCACCTTCTGACTCGTACCTGATGGGCAAGGCCGCCCAACCGACCACCGGCCGCAACATGAACTACCGCTTGGTCTCCGGTCGCACGACGGCGCTGGTCGATAAGGTCATTGGCGACTGGGCCGAGCACTTCACTCTGAAGGCCGCACAGCCTGACCGAGCTGCCACGATGTTCCTGCTGCCTCGCTCCAACCGCCTCGCTGCTGGTCAGCTCCTGTTGATCGGGCGGGAGTATGTACAGATCACTGCCTTGGGTAACATCGATCAGCAGGCCAACACGGTAGAAGTCTTCGTGAACCGAGGGTGCCTGGATACCATCCCGGTACTGCACACCGAAGGGGAAGACATCTGGATGATGCGTTCGGCCACTGCCGGTACAGCCGGGTATGCCGCCCAGCGCACCCCTTACGTTCAAGGGGATACGGTACGAGGCAAGGTACTGCCCCGCTCCATGACCGGCCAAGTCAACGCCGCCCTGGTCCCTACGAAGACTGTAGTGATGGAAGGCCGGCAGGATAAGCCATACGCCCCCGGACGGGTCCGCCTGAACGACGTCCCTCTGTGGCGCAACGACTTGGTCGTAGGGGATGCGGTATTCACATGGAACGGACGCAACCGGATCACGCAACACAGCACAATCACCGGCCAGGAGGGGACGCATATTACTCCTGAAGAGGGCGCGGTTTACGTTGCGCGAGTCTACAACGCAGACGACAATACAGTGCTGAAGGAGATGACGTCTGAGACCGAGCGTACGTTCACCTTCTCCGAGGCAGATTCCGCCGACAAGGGTAGTCCCCGTAACGTCCGGTTTGAGCTGTACTCGGAACGGGATGGCGTGCGCAGTTTGATGACCTACTCGCACACTTTTGAACATGTAGCTACTGGCGCTGATACAGGCTGGGGCTTCGATTACGGTAATAACTTCGGAGGCTAAGATGGCCGCAATTCAAGGAAAGAACCTGGGCGTCACGTCCGGCTGGAACGACGGGGAAAACCAGTGGGGTAACCCGATGAACAACAACCTGATGTTGCTGGATACGCTTATCCATTGCGACGTCAAGAGCACGGCCTACGGCACCCCCGACGACGTACCCAGCGGCGATCTGGTCGTAGGTAATCGGTTCCTGGTCAAGGGTGACTCCACGACTGCCTGGGACGGCGGGGCGCAATCGTCTGCAAACTGCATCGCCATGTTCCTGGGCGGCACCACACCTGCCACTCGCTGGGCTGTCTTCCGCCCCAAACGAGGATGGAGTGTAACCTGCATGGCGCTTGCCGCTGGCCAGGACCGCTCGTTGTACTTTGACGGTACACAATGGATTGGCGGATCCGCCATGGTCCCCAGCTCCGGTCTCGACCCCGCCTGGAAGACCAGCGTAGACAACCGCCTGGAGGACCTGGAATCGGACATGGATACAACCAGCCAGGCCGCTGCCTCTGCCGTCACAAACGCCAACGCCGCATTGGACACCGCTACTGCTCTGGCCAGACCTGCTTCGGTAGCCGTATCGGCCAGCACTACCTTGGACTCCGCCCAGCACACCTTGAAGTACCTGGTGGCCAACGGGGCGGCCGACATCGAGATCACTGTACCGGCACACGTAGCGGGTAGCTTCCAGGTAGGCGACTCCCTAACCATCCGCCACAACTCGGACAACATGGTCTCGCTTGTTGCTGCCAGCGGGGTCAACATCCGCGTACCGTTCATGGGCTCGTTGGTGCTGGCTGGCAAGGGTGCCACCGTCTCGCTGTACAAGCGCGACAACAACACCTGGGATCTGGTTGGCCAAACCGAGATGGTACTACCCGAATCCACCCGCCAGATCGTGGACATCACCCCCGGCACTCCGGTCGCTGTATCGGGCGGCGTGCAGCGTCTGATGCTGATCTCCGAGGACAACACAGTAGCTACGCCTGCCGCTACTATCGTACTGCCTGCGGATCCTGTTGACGGGCAGCAACTGCGTATTGGCTTCTCTTGCCCGGTAACGGCAGTCACCATGGACGCGGGGACCAAGGTCACCACCTTCCCGCCTGGCGCTGCCATCGCTGCTGGATCCAACGTCGTGCTGGAGTACGTAGGTACGTTCTCCGCCTGGCTGGTCTCTGCGTAAGGAGTAGGCATGTTTTCGTTTCTCCCAGGCCGTATGGCCACGCCTGGGCCTCTTCCCCGTATGGGCCGGGGGGAGGCCCCAGAACCAGAGGATAGGATTGTCCTGGTTCGCTACACTATTGCCGATTCTTTCTTCGACTACGTGCCGCAGTTGGAGGGCACTTGGGATCCCAACATTATCCTGGCCTTCTCCGGCTATGGTATGTCCTCCATGTTCAGCCAGGTGGGCGTCAAGACACTGGATTACCTACACCCCGAAGTCGTTGACCCAGACCTGGAGAAAGCTCTCCAGGAAACCATGCTGAACGTCAATATGTGGGACGAAGAGTCGCAGACGTGGGTAGAGGCCATCCCTGATTCCAATAAAGCGACGATCATCTTCAACAAGGACATCGCTACCATCTCCCCGACCCGCGAGGTATACGACCTGGTAGTGCGTACCGCAGATGGCCAAGAGTTCCCCTGGGATCCGGGCCTGACGATCAACATCAACCCCGACGTGCCTCCCCCGTGGGTGACCGGGGCGGTCCTGGAGATCCTGGGCAAGATCCGCGATTACATCCCTACCGACGTCCACATCGGCTACTCCATTCCTGTGCCCAACCACGGCGTACTGTCCAATGGCCTGACCTTCATCCATGGCGCGACCAATCGTATGCGCGGCGAGAACATGAACGAAGCTATGGCCTTGAAGGGCGCTCGCTGCGTATCGCGGGTAGACCGGGTCTTGTACATGGCAACGGGCTACGATTTGTCCAACTCGGTCACGTCCATGGTTAACGCCGATGGCGAGCTATGGCACTCCCGTAACGGCGGGATCCCGGCGCGACTGGCCACTGGGGTGCAGTACGCGGTCATCGCCCAGCACAAGTGGGATGACAACAACGCAGCCGACGTCCAGTACCTGACGATCAAGAACGACGGGTCTGCCGGAGTAATCAACTCCACGGGCGTATTCTACGATGGGATCTCCCCGCTGCCCTCGGGTATCACATCCCCCGGCTCCCAGGTCATCTCTCTGGCTGGCGCGGGGCGGCGAGACCTACCTAACGAAGTCATGGCACTGTTCGCTGCGTTGACCGCCAATGGCGACGTCCATATCTGGGGTGACTACGCCACGAACAACCTCTGGCCAGCAGTCACCAACGTGCCGCAAGCCCTGTCCGTTGCCTTCTTCCACAATAGCCGTCTGCTGCCCGAGCCTGGGCCTGCAATTATCGTCACAGTAGAGGGCGGGGATCTATACGCCATCACGGCATCCGGCTTGAGTAAAGTACGTTCCGGGGTGCGCGAGTATTGCACCAGCTACCCACTGTCGAACAACTTCCTGGAAGCCTTTGAGATGGTCATCCTGGGCGACGACACGGTAGAGATGTTGGGATCGGAAGGTAAGTACATCGTCACCGACAACGCGGCGTTCTTGGTAGGCGACGGGGTCATCCGTAAGGACGGTGTATTCGTTCACACCCCCGTCGCAGGTCGTCCACCGAACCCCTTGCCACGACGCATCCGTACCCCGATCAAAACCCCGTCCTACATCCCTGTGGATCGTAAGCCGGACTACAGCGGATACGCTCCTCTGGGCGGCGCTGGCTACCAGACCCCTGTCCACCCCACCTTGCGTAGCTGCATTCGCGGGGAAGGCCCCTGGTTCGGCTACATCGACAAGCAAGGCGCACTGACTTACTGCGACATCGTGGACTTCATGATGAATCAGTCCCAGACGGTACGCTTCAGCTATCTGCCGACTTCGACCAACTCCAATCGGCTTGGCTCCCAGGCACCACTGCCTGACGTCATGCGCGAGGGGGTTGTCGGGTTCACGTCTAACATCTGGGTGGCCAACTCCCCGTTTGAAGGCATGTCTGTAGGCGACGTGTTCACGTTGTACGACGGCTCTATCACCTCCGCCTACTACGACAGCATGCGCTCCGGGGACTTCCCTTCCAAGATCGTCAACGGCCCGACAAGGGGCGCGGTAGGCGCTTTGTACTGGAAGATGGACGGCACCGTCGGGGCGGTCGAGAAGGTAGCCGGTACGGTACAGATCCCGGACAGCATCGCGGGCAAGCAAGTCCTGTCCATACAGGGCCTAGACGAGACCATGAGCGGTCGCGTAGGCGATGCCATCTTCGACAAAGAGGTAGGCGGTTCGACTCCTGACTCCGGCACCCGTACGATTGGCGAAGTCCTGCGCAATGGGGCGCTGTCTGTTGCCGCAGTCGTGCAAGGCGATGAAGGACGATTCGTTGCCCGCTACGTCCACGGCTTCCGCTACAGCCTCGCCTCGGACAACCCGCCGATCCCCCCCGGTAACACGTACATGCTGCCACTCCTGCATGAGCTGCGTTCGGAGCCTGACAATACTTTGCAATCGATTGCACAGTACATTCGCCAGACCTCGTACCTGCGCGACAATCTCATGTTGATTGCCAGCTATGGACACGACACACCTGTTTCGTACAACACGCCAATCGCGTACGTGCAGGATACCACCGGGACTGTCCGAGAGATGTTCGCTGGATACAAGGCAGACCTGTCCATGCGCAACACCTTCTGGTTCCAGGATCGTCTGCCGATCTCACGCTTCTTTGACGTAGGCGGGGTAGGCGATACGGGCGGGGGTCTGCGCACCGAAGATAACCTGACGGACGCCATCGGCGGGATCCTGAAGTCTGACCCAACCAAAGTAGTTCTGCGTAACACCAATGGTAAATCGTTCAAATGGCAGCAAGCCGGGTTTCCCGGATACACCAAACAGGACGTACCACCTACTGGCGTTACCATCGACTTCGGCAAAGAGGTCAAGTGGGTATCCGCTATGCAGATCTCGGTGCGAGCAACCCCTGCGCCTGGGGGTCTGGCAGGCAGCGGTTTCTACGTCGTGACAGCAGCCTTTGCCGATGGTAGTGTGTCGGCGCAAGCAGTAAAGTCTGTCATGACTACGTCGCCGGCAAACAACCTGGTGCGCACTATGGAGTTATTCGGTTCGGTTAGGCAGATCCTGCCTCCCGGTACGGTCAACACAGATATTGGTTTCGGTCTCCCAGACCTGACCCCGCCTGCTACTGGCTGGGGCAGCAACTGGGGCGGCCCTTATGGAGAGTAAACATGGCTAAGAAGATTGGTCCAGGTATCGGCCTGGCGTATGGATGGGATGCGGGCGAACTGAACTGGAACGAGGATATGAATGCCAACCTCCTCCGGTTGGACTCGGTAGCCGCCCCCGACGTCATAGACACGCACGACGAGCCCCCGGTAGGGTACACCCCCACACAAGGGGACATGTTCCTTGTTGGGGCCGGAGCCAAGAACGCCTGGGCCGATAAGGTTAACCATCTGGCCGCCTGGGTAGAAGGGGCGTGGATCTTCGTTCCTCCCAAGCGTGGCCTTCGTATCGCGGCCCGCTGGTCCAGCAACCCTTTCTGGTGGTTCAACGGGGATGCGTGGGAAGCCGAGCCAGGCGGGGACGGCGGGTACTCCTCTTCCGATCTCAAGGTCGTAGGGGGTATCACCAACACCCCGCAGAGCACCACGCCCTCTACTGGCATTGTCCTTGACGACCAGAGCAAGCACATTCTTATCCCTGAGCTTGCGCTGTTCGGCACCGGGGACTGGACCATCTTGCTCCGCTCCCGAGACATCACCCCCGGAAGCGCACCGGAGGATACCGGCTTCGGCACCTACTACCCGGTCATGTCGATGGGGGAGGGCCAGACCACATGGAACACCTACCGTGAGCTTGGCGCTCCTGTAGCCTTCGGGTCGGGTATCTCCAAGTTCACTTCCGAGGGCGTGCCCGATTCGACCAAGAAGGACAGTAACTGGGGGATCTTGGTTGACCGAGAGGGTCGAGACTGGATGGGCTTCTCTTGCCAGTCCAACAGCCACACCGATGGCAACAAGTCCTTCACCCTGTTTTCGTACCGCCAGCAGACTGATGGGTACGTACGGGAGACGGCGGTACAGAGCAAGAAATGGAACACCCCGGAAGCTGGCCGTCCTGCCTTTGCCGGGGGCCTGGCCATCGGGTCTCGTCTGGTCTCCGGCGTACCCACAGCGGATACCGGCTTCAGTAACCAGAAAGGCGGTTACCTGCTGTTCCTTGACGTCGTCATCTACGACCGCCGCCTGGCACGGGACGTACAGGAGCGTATCTTGCGAGGCGAGATCGCACCGGACTCCCAGCCTGGTTGTCGCGCATGGTATTCCGCACAAGACGCGATAGGCAACACCATCAAGAGCAAGATCGTAGGGGTCAACGACGCCACTATCGTCGGTTCCCCTTCCCTCCGTGAAACCACTCCCTACGAGGCGTGGCTGGTAGGTCCGGCCCCTACTGGGGATTGGTCTGGCCACGCCAAGACTTTGGCCGAGAGTAAGGACGGGGGGTGGAGCTTCACCCCCTTGTCTCCTGGGGCCAGCTTTATCAGCGCCACCGACCGTCGCTTCGTACACGCCGAAGCCCCCACCGCCTCTGACTCCGGGACGGTAGAGCTAGTGCTTGGGTCTCCTGTGGATGCTCCTCGCAACAACCGACCTTACGTGCTCCAGGGCGGGGCCTGGAAAGATCTGGACTCGGTGTACACGGAAGAGCTGGACCGAGACTTCTACGTCATCGGGGGGCAGCTCACTGAGCCACCTTCGTCCACCTCCGCCCAGCGGTACGCCCTGCTGGATGGGGCCACCCAGTACATGAAGGTGGAGTCTATCCCTGGCGTACCGGAGACGTCCGCGTCTGTTTCTATCGTGGCCACGGTAGCCCTGGATAGCTTCGACAGCGTCGGGGACACCGAGAAGAAGCCTATGCTGTTTAGCTCCGAGGGAGGTCATTACCAGTTCCGAGTCGGGGCAGGAGAGACTGCCGGGGCCAAGCGGTTGGTCAACTATGTATCCCATTCTGGCGGCGTCTCGTCCGGGGGCGGCACAAACAACTACACGATGTCGGATCTCGTCCTGGGTCGCAAGTACACCGTCGGTTGTTCCTCCCCGGTAAGCATCGGCAATTCCAAGTACCCTCTGTCCTACTTGGATGGGGTACAGGGCCAGACAGGTACAGCTCTGACCACCAGCACCCTTTGGCAGGAGTTCAAAGGCCCCTTCTATATCGGGGTCAGCGGCCACACCCCCAAGAAGCGGTACTGGAACGGGAAGGTCTTTGACCTGCGCGTGTACAACCGGATCCTGACGGCCCAGGAGCACAAGGATATTGCCGACGGGGTACTGGATCCTGATAGCATCAACGGGCTGGCCGCTAAATGGGTCATGGACTCCGTCTACGAGTCTGGCGGGTTCCTGCGCAACCTGGTTACCGGCGAACTTGACCTGGAGATGGTGGGGGCACCCGTCCTCAAGGTAGAGAACTTCTACCGTAACTACCTGGTTGGAGAGGGAGCTACCGGGGAATGGGAAGGCCAAGACGGTATGCTCGCCACCATGAAAGGAGGGGTATGGGTATTCCGTCGCCCCACCGATGGAGTCCACTTCTTCAACGCCTCTACGCGACAGACCTGGGTAGCCAGAGATGCCGATGGCGGTATAGTCTACGACATTGACGGAGTGTGACCGCTCACTAGCTAATAGGAGACAGCGCCCCTTCGGGGGCGTTTCCTATGTGTGCCATACGGCTGTAGAATTGCAATCAATTGCACAAGGAGATAGTCATGAGTGACCAAAAGAAGCTACTGCCTCACGTACATGCCGTAATGGGCGACGTGCAGATGCCGGTAGTAAAAGCTACTGTCCAGGATGTCGAGTACATCGCTGGCTTTCGCGGGGATCTTCCATTCCTGCATGCCACCACAGCCGACGGCAAGGCCCAGGTCCCGGTAGTAAAGGTACTTGGAGGCGGGGACGGCCCAGGACCAGGCGGGGATAGCATCCAGGAAGGAAACGGTATCAAGATCACAGAAGTAGGGGACAAGAAGGTTATCTCCACTGTCGTGCCTATCTCCAAGAAAGGGGGCACAGGAAAGCATCGGTACTGGCGGTGGGATATTCTGTCCTCTGTGGATCCCGCCGGTCCGAGGATCCGGGCGCATCGCATTCGAGCCGCCAATGGCGCGGGGGAGAACATCGTCTTCGCCCAGGGGTCTGTATCCTCCAGTAGCGAGACTACGACCGACAAGGCGTACTATCTATTCCGGGATGGCGATACGCAGGTAGGGTGGGCCACCCAAGTCCCCGCCCCTGGTTGGGTATCCGTTGACACGGACAGCAACCCAGTAGAGATCAGCTCCTTCTTCGTCCAGCGTCTGAACAGCTACACCCAGGCAGCTCCCGACGAAATCACCTTGTCTTTCTCGGATGATGGAGCAACATGGACCGAGGTGGCAAGGGCCAAGCTGGTATACGACGCGGCCAACAAGTCCCAGTTGGTGGTAGTATCGTCCGACCAGGACATCCCGGCCTTTATCGGGGAGGCCCCAGAGGATGGCAAGGCATATGTCCGCAAAGACGGCGGCTGGGAGATCGCACCCCAGGGCGGCGGCCTGGACGTCCCTTCTTTGCCGCTGGCTGGCGTAGTTACCGACGGGGACCTCCTGCCTGTAGCTCAGTCCGCAGACACCCCCGCACAGGGCTGGCGCATTAATGTGTCACGAGGGTTCGCTGCTGATAACCTCGGCAGTACTGGGGCGGTATACGTGTACGAGGTGGAGTTCCGGGAAGTACCGGGCGGGGCCAAGCACCCTAACGGTACCCTGACCAGCTCCGGCGCTTCGTCCGGCAATTCCGCTTTCGACGGCAACGTGGCCACCAACGCGTCCAGTACAGCCGGGGCGGCATCGTTCATCCTTGGGCAACAGTACGGGTCGGCAGTAAAGGTATCCGAGGTAGCCATTTACTGCCCTTCGTCCCAGGTGGCTAAAGACAAATTCCCAGCTGTATTCACCGTAGAGAAGCGCGATACGGCCAGCGGCACATGGGAAGTGGTAGCTTCGTTCGACCTGCTGACAGGCGGTACTGCCCAGCTGCCAGACGGAGGGTGGATGTCGTTTGACGTGTCTGACCCAGATTCCATCAACCTGAACAAGCTGCCTGCCGCCAAGCTGGCAGAGTATGTTCTGTCCAAGGCCCCCGACACGACGCAGGGTGATGGCATCAAAGTCACCCAGGTAGGTAAGGACTTCCAGGTATCTACGGAAGTTCCTATCACCAAGATGGCCAGCGCAGGGGCGCACAAATATTGGCGCTTGCGGGTCATATCCAACAACGGGCACTCCCTCACCGCTGTCCGTACTTTGCGGCTGTTCGACTCCCAGGACCAGCAGATGGTTATTACCGCTGCTGACGGCTCTGCTTTCGCTTCCAACAACATGGGAGACCGCCCGCCTATGGCAGCTTTCATAGCTGGCGGGGATGGCTGGGAATCCACTGGGGGTATGCCGGTATCGCTTGGGTTCAACTTCAACGAGCCGAAAGAGGTGACCGCTTTCCAGGTAGTACAGTTGTACGCCCCGGAGCGCCCTGTTCGCGTCGAGTTCCAGTTCTCTGACGACGGCACAAACTACACATCCGTAGGGGAGGAGATCACCCTCACGTATGCCTCCACCACGTCGCAGAAAGCGGTATTGCAGACGTTCCCTGTTCCTGCCTTTATCGGGGACGCCCCGAACGACAACGAGCTGTACGGGCGCAAAGGTGGGCAATGGGTGCGCTCCCCTAACCCCAAGATCATTGAGGCTGGACAGGGTGTCAACGTGCGGGACCTGGGCGACCGGGTAGAGATCAGTACCAAGGTACCGCTTACCGTACGGGAGCAGGCCGGGGCACATAAATACTGGCGATGGGTATTCCCCACCACCCAGAACATAATCTACATGGACCGGATCGCCATGTACGACGAGACGGACACACTAATTCCTGTGTCCATCAATAACGCGACAGTCACCGCGTCGTCGTCGCACAACCAGACTTACCCGGAGAACGCGTTTTACGACAGCGAGAACGAGGGTCGGTGGCGCAGCGCCGCCGGGGGCTCCCTGCCTCACTGGCTGCAAGTTGAGTTCAATCAGAAGATAGAGGTGGCCAAATTCACTCTTCGGGTGGTAGGTGCCCATATAAACATTCCTTTTGGGGTCGTACTGCAATACTCCGATAACGGGTATTTCTGGGTGGACGCATTCGAGGACCTGTCCTTTGGTTACTCGGGCTCCAATGCCGGTCCGTTTATCGTCAGTGACGCGGAGAAACCTGCGTACATCCCCATACCGCCCAAGGACGGCAAGCTGTACGGTGTACGCAACGGGGAGGCCATGGAGATTCCCCAGCTGGGTCAAGGGGGCCGGACCTACGGTGCCTTCGTCAACTACGACGAACGCGAGATCGTAGCCGAAAAGCGCGGTATCGAGATGCAATGGGGGACGGCTGGTATCCCGCCAGAAGGTCGCATCTATCGTATCAGTTGCGTACTGGCCATTGACGGGGAGCTGGGTGCCGAAGTGGGTATCTCGTTCTCCGAACTGCAAGCCAGCATGCTGCGGGTCAAGGCTACGTACACGGCCCCGGATGGCTCCATGGGCACCCGCGTAATCACGGAGCCTGACGGCCAGCTTGTTGTAATTTTGGGGCTGGAAAAGACCCTGATTGTGCTGGAAGGGACTATGATCGACACTACGTTCCATCCGAGCGTATTGAACATGCAGATCCAACTGATTGCCGGCGCACACGCCAAGGTCATGAAGGGCACATTGGCCACGTTAGTGGACGTTGGTGAACTCACTCTGAACGGCTAAACAAACACCCCCGCCCTTCGGGGCGGCACCACCTTGATGGAGAAAGTAATGAAAGACAATCGACCACGCGGTATCCGTAACAACAACCCAGGCAACCTGGAGTGGGGCGACCCATGGCAGGGCCTGGTGGATCCGGCACAGGGCAAGAAGCAGGACGTTCGCTTCGCTGTATTCCGTGAGCCGGTCTGGGGTATCCGCGCCCTGGCCCGTACCCTGATTACCTACCAGGACAAGCGCCGTGCTGCCGACGGTAGCAAGATCAACTCGTTGCACAAGATCATCTCGCGTTGGGCCCCGGCCTTCGAGAACAACGTGGATGCCTACGTCGCTTCCGTCGGTCGCTCCCTTTGCTCTACCGGCGTTTGCTACGGCCCTCACGACGAGCAGGTCAACGTGCATGACTACTACACCCTGCGACCTCTGGTTGAGGCTATCATCCGCCACGAGACCAACGGCAAAGGCCCATACAAGACGATCAGCACCTGGTATGACGACGCTACGATTGACGAAGGTCTGCGCCTTGCAGGAGTCGTCAAGCCCGCTGGCGGCCGCAAACCAGTCGTCACAGGCGAGACTGTAGCAGCAGGTACTGCGGGCGGCCTGGGGGCTGCACAGATCGCAGAGGTACTGCCGGAGATCACGAAGGCCATGGAATCCTCCGAGGCCCATCTGTCGTCTGGTAGCTACATCCGCATGGCGTTCGGCCTGGCTACTATCGCCCTGGCCGCGTACATCGCCTACTCGCAGTTCAACCGCTCCCGCAAGGACGTGCCTGTATGATGGCCTTGCTGGCCCGGTTCAAAGGCCACCTCGTAGCCATTGCCGTCACATTGATGGCTTTGGCTACGGCCTATCTCAAGGGTGCAAGCTCTGCCCGAGACAAGGCAAAGGTACGGGAACTGGAGAAGGAGCTGAAACAACGCGAACAGGAACAAGCCATCGTGGAGCAAGCCAAGGAGAGCCGACGTGAGGTTGAAACTGAAATTGCTAGTAGCAAGCCTGGCGATAGTGCTGAATGGCTGCGCAAACACTTTGGGCGGAAGTAGACCTGCCGCGCCCCTTCCAATAGAATGTCACCTGTTTAAACCCATCACCATTGACGTAGACAATGATGTTTTGACCGACGAGACGGCAGATCAGCTCAAGGCCCACAACATGATTGGCATGCGGGAATGTAGATGGATACCTCGGAGACAGTAATGATGACACCGGAGCAGGTAAAAGACATCGCACGGGATACCACGCACGACGTCCTGACGAAGCTGGGGGTGGATGTCGTCAACCCGACCGAGATGCAAAAAGACATGCACTACCTGCGAAGCTGGCGAACTACTGTAGCTGGCCTGCTCCAAAAGGTTCTGTTGGTTCTGATTGGTCTGGCCGCCACGGGGGCCGTTACGGTAGCAGGACTTGGCCTACGGGCTTACTTCAACCAGTAGAAGACTCCACCCCCTTGACCCGCTTCGGCGGGTTTATTTTCGTGTTTGCAGCACAAAAATCTGAATACCTTGTATACTTCGTTCACCCCTTTGCAATCGATTGCACAGGTAGATCTCAGATCGGGCATAACCCTGCCCCTATACAAGGAAATACAACATGAGCACGAAAGTACCCGAGTCAGAAGCCAATCTGACTAAGACCCTGCTGACCCTGTCTGATCGTTCGGTATGTATGTTTCATATCCGTACACGAGAAGTCCTGCGGGCGGCCACGGCCTTGCGCCGAGCTGTACTGGTTGACGAGAAGGGATCCCTGCTGGAATGGGACGCCCTGAACGGCCAACGGGAATTTAACACAAGCAACTACCACAACAACCTGATTGCCGGCGAGAAGGATTCCAAGTTTATCGCCACCTTGACCAACATCGTTACCACCCTGCGTAGCAATGGGTCCAACGCGAACCTTCTTAGCCGTACCGGCCCCACCTACTTTGTTTTCATCAACCCGCCTCTGCTGGTAATGCAGGACCCCAAGGTACAGGAAACCTTGCAGCAACTGGCGACCATCCTGCCCAACATTAGCCAGGTTCGCGTTGTCTTCATCGGCCCGCGCCGTATGACAGAACTGCCCTTGGGCACCTTGTCGGTTATCGACATGAACCCGCCTTCCTTGAGCGAGCTGATATCCTCTACCCAGGACATCCTGTCTCCGTTCCAGAAGGATGAATCCACCCGCTTCCCGATCATGGACGAAGACCAGATGCGATCACTCGCCCGCATTGGCCAAGGTATGGCGCTGGCCGAGTACGAAGTCCACCTGTCCATCGGGGTAGGCGAGTACGCTGACAACTACGACCCGGACGCCGAGACAGCCGTCACGGATCTCGAAGCGGTACTGCGCACCCATGTAGCAGAAGGCAAGACAGAGACCGTCAAACAGTCCGAGATCCTGACGCTGGTACAGGAGGCTGACCTATCCGAGGTGGGCGGCATGGATGCCTTAAAGAAATGGCTGGAAGATCGCCGCCCCTTGTTCGCAGACCCTGAAGCGGCTGAAGAGTTTGGCGCTCGCGCACCGAAGGGCATGCTGCTGGTCGGCCCTCCCGGCACCGGCAAGAGCCTGGTATCCAAGGCCACGGCGGGCGGCTTGGCCATCCCCCTGATCCGTCTGGACTTTGGCAAGGTCTTCAGCAAGTTTGTAGGCGAGTCCGAGCAACGCTTGCAGGATGCGCTGGATATGGTCGCCGGTATGGGCCGCATCGTTCTGTTCGTAGACGAGATCGACAAGGGCCTGGGCGGCAGTAACAGCAACCTGGATGGGGGCACCAGCCGCCGCGTACTGGGCAAGTTTCTTACCTGGATGCAGGAAGAGAACAAGGAAGCATTTGTCGTCATGTCGGCCAACTCGGTAGCGGGCCTGCCACCAGAGATGTCCCGCAAGGGTCGTATTGACCAGATCTTCTCTACCGACTTGCCAGGTAGCCGCGACCGCCGCGAGATCCTGGACGTTCACTTCAGCAAGATCGGCCGCGACATGACAGCCTTGCTGGGCGAGAAAGGCGTTTTGCAATTGATTGCAAAGCTGGATGGGTTCCTGCCGTCCGAGATTGAACAGGTCATCCGAGATGCTGCCATCCTGGCTTTCACGGACGACGACTGCAAGGACATCGAACTGCGCCATCTGGTTGCGGCGGCCGAGGACATCATCCCCATGTCTGTATCCCACAAGGAAGAGATCAACGCCATGCTGGAATGGTCCCGCGCCAATGCCAAGCCGGTATCCTCCCCGGAGATCTCCGCGCCAGCACCCCGCGTCAGCATGTCCCCTGACCGCCATATCCGCTCGCGCCGCGCCTCTTCGACTACTCACTAAGGAGCCATCATGGCAACCGCACCAAAGCCCTACATGGACATATCCCTGGCCTACGGCAAGATGACTGCCGGGACCGATACGGTCACCCTCACTACCGTACGAGTAGAGGCACCGTTCAACCGACAGTCGGCCGCGACTTCTGCAAAGAACCGCGTTAGCAAGGTCTGGGTAGATGCCACCAGTAACGGCAAGCTGGGCGGCGGTTTCATGACTGAGACAGTATCCCACCCCGAGGGTACTGTCATCATGATCCAGGCCACTCGTATCCGCCGCAAGATGCGAAGCGCCGACGCTGCCGTACTGATCCGCTTGCGCCGGGGCGCACCCCAGCAGATGATCCAGCTTCGTCTGCCCGTCTCCGGTAGCAGTCTGCTGGGGGAGTACATCTCCACTATGCAGGGCATGTTCGACATTATCCCTCTGCGCGAGGCGGCGGCCCTGGGCCTGGTCATCCCCTTGACCACCCAGCGCGAATACTTCAACAAAGAAGAGGTTGATAGCCTGTTCCGCGTTGTAGAGCTGGCGGCAGGGTCGCCTCGCCCCGGCCTGATGGTTACCACCAACGAACGAGGAGAAGAGGAGGTAATGGAGATCGACCGACCCCGCCAGCGGATGATTACCCCACGGCGGCGGAGGGTCACATGAATGACTATGTCGATCTTCGAGAGGATCTGAGCCTATCCGTACCGGGATCCCCTTTCATACTTCACTCCGCCAGACTGGATAGGGCCTTAGTCCGTCGGAGCGTAGCGGAAGATACTCCCCTGGCTACCCCCCTGGATACCCTCTACCTTGAGTTAGGGGATCGAAGTAGACTAGCCATGATCCCGGATTCCCTGCACGTAGATGCCAGAATACTCGTACCTGCCTATCGTATTGAAAACATGCAGGAGGAACTATCCTCTAACCGCGTAGCAGTCAGTATGTTGGTACGCGACATCAAAAGGGCGGCACTTCTCTGGGTAGCCGAGAAGACGAGGGAGGAGTTCCTTCGCATACCCAGGAATATCTCGGAGATATTCTGCCGATTGGCCGCCCACGATCTGGATCCTTTGGCGGTAAGAAGGGACGAGGATTACAGAGAAAGGGCCTCTTGGTTTTTCGTAAGGATCGGACTGGCCTACAGAACCCCCAAACCTGTGTCCGCCCCGAGGCGGCCGGAACCAGCGGTACAATCAAGTCCTACGTTCCAAACACCTAAACGCACCATCACCATCAACAAACGGAGATAGCAATGTCACACACGACAACAGTAGCTTCCATCCAGATCACTTCCATTAGCGCCTTGCGTATGGCGCTGGGAGTCCTGGCCCAAGAAGGCATTCGCGCCGAACTGATTGAAGACGCCGTCCCTCGCGCTTACTTCCGCAACCAACAAGGCATGGGCCGCGCTGACTACGTCATCAAGCTCCACGACTGCCCGTACGACATCGGCCTGTACAAGAAGAAGGAAGGTGGCTACGAGGCCCGCACCGACCTCTGGGCGAACGAAGTCAGCCGTCTGCTGGGCGTACCAGGTAACACACCCCAGCACGCGATGGGCAAGCTGTACAACCGCTATGCGGTAGCTGCGATCCAGGAGCAAGCTGAAGAGCAAGGCTTCGATTACGAGACGGCCATGCAGGCAGACGGCACCGTCATTATCACTGTCCAGGACACGTCCTCGGGCGCATCGGCAGGAGCAATCTAATGGGACGCCAACTTGTTATCACCATCACCCCTCACGGCAACACCACGGTCGAGGCCGAGGGCTACAACGGGGTAGGCTGCAAGGAAGCCAGCCGCGCCATGATCGCTGTCTTGACGGGCGGCAATGACTCCAAGGCCGACGTCAACGAGAAGCCCGAATTCTGGCAACAGGAATACGGCACAGAAACCGTCCGCGACATCTAAGGAGACCAACATGCTGCTCGCTATTACCATCCACCCAGACGGCACCACACAGGCCATGCAACGCGACGAACTGGATCTGGGGTTTCTGGGCCCACGCCGCGTACAGCGGGCCACCGAGATCATGTTCAACGACCAGACCCAGAAGTGGGACATCGAACCGACGAACGCGATCTGTCACGGTGGGGAGCCTGGCTTGGAGTCGGAGCACCTGCGGGGGTTTGACAAATACGAGCAGGCACGTAAAATCGAGGTCACCTGGTTGAACACCTGCCGGTCTGTTGGCGTACCCCCCTGCTCCTGCGCCGGAATAGACATCCTGAAAGGCGTTCGCCAGGCCCCAGGTTTCTGAAGGGCATGACCTCCTACTCCCCCACTTCGGTGGGGTTTTTTTCGTCCATACTGTATGACCACTTGACACCCTCGTTCGATAGTCTTACACTAAGGGACCATCACTAAAAGGAGCACGTATGTCTGCTAGTTCCAAGTGGTCCAAGTATTCCGCCGCCTTGCGCGACGAGCACTTGACCTCTTCCCACCTTCGCACCTATTCGGCTTTGCTGGAGCGAATCAAGCCGGGGACCGAGCATGTCCTGAAGCCACGCGATATGGCCAAGGAGTTCCACGTCACTCACAGTACGATCATTCTGGGGGTACAGGCGTTGGAGAAGCTGGGGTACTTGACGCTCAATCGCGGGGCCGAAGGACAGTACATCATCACATCGATCCATTGAGGTATTTATGCAGATCCAAAAAATAACCCCCGCTGGCGGGCGGGGGCTACAGGAGCATTACAGCACAGGAATCCAAGCGAGCTGGGTCAACGCTGCTTGTGGTCTTATTGTAGACGAGTTCATGGCGCAGCAGCAAGACATTTTCAATGTCTATGAGATCGTTGCAATCAATTTCATTCGGGTCCGCACACTGGCCTGGGGTAAATTGGCCGAACGAATCCCCCTGTCCCACTTCACTGAAGGCGTCACCACTTCTGATGGTGTCCGCGTCTGCGCGGGCCTGCCCCTGTCCGTCTCTACCATCCGCCGCACCCTCTCGGGTCTGGTAGACAAAGGCTGGGTCGTGCGTAATGAAGTCCGCCGCGCCAACGGGGGCGATGAAGCACCGGAGTATTCCCTGGCATTGGATCGCTTTCAGATTGACAACGAAGACCAGGTAAAAGCGCGAGCGGGGCGCATCGCTACATGCGTACAAACGGTAGAGGTATCTATCCAGGAGTACATGGCCATGTCACGAGACGACGCACAAAACATCTCTATTCGCTCGAATAAAGATGTTTCCGCCATCCACAATTACCGAAAATCGGCAGAGAAAACAGGAGCTGACATGCTGAAAACACCCCGGAAAAAGACCAAAACCCCCCTGTCTGAGGGACACCCCCCCGGCTGTCTGGGAGATACCCCTAATAGTATTAACTACGTTAATACAGTTAATAATATAAAAACTATTAATCCGACAGCCGCTTCGCGTCAGCCGGACGACGGAGCACAGTCTGCAATCGATCGCATAAAAGCACGTAATGCCAACAAGCGGGCGCAAGCCTACTCCAAGGCTACTGATGCCGAGTCAATGCGAACGATGAAGAAGGTAGACCTACAGCGCGTCGTTGACGCTATCGTTGCCGAGCACTACCCAGGTTCGCCTCGCCTACTGCTGACGAACGAATCGTTCGGGATGATCCGCAAGCGTGCTATCGAGCACCAGGTCAAAGACATCAAGGACATGTTCCGCTTTATCGTCGGCCAGTGGGATTCTTTGGCGGCCCGGTACAACTACGGGATCCGCAACGCGCAGGCCAAGGGCCAGACCGTCAAGGCACATCCTCTACCCTCCGCCCCGGACGCGGTTACGCTGGGTCTGAAGTTTCCATGGTTCATGCGCGTCTACTCCGAGCACCTTGCGGGCCAGTACCAGGACGTTGGTCGGGCTGCGGCCGAGCGCCAGGTCAAGGAGCTGGAACGCCAGATCCAATCCCTCACCCGAGCCAATGCCAGCAACCGGGCTGCGCGTACCCGCGCCGAGGAACGAGTCGCCCGTCGCCAGGTCGAGCAGATCCGCCGACGCGAGCCAGAGCGCACGGACGACAGTGACGACGAGCCACGTCTGGGCAGCGCGGCGGCGCGGCGCTACACTCGCACGTCACTCGGAGGAAAATAATGACCACACCGAACCCAGCTACGAAGGACAGGCAACGGGGCATGCTGCGCAAAGCGCGGGTTCCTTTGCACGTCTGGGAAGAGGAAAACTCGATAACCACGCATGGCGTACCAGGAATCAAGGATCTATTGCCCCTGCTAGGGCCGGAAACAGGGGTACACGGCGTTAGAACTGTCTGGGTACAGGGCAGGACACCCCTGGGGGTTTTCAACGCTTGCGCGGCCTCTGCTAAAGCCGTCACCTTGTACGTCCCTAGTCAGACTTTGTTCGTCCAGCTCCGGGAATTGTTCAACGCGCTGCGCCTGTTCCAGTCCGGCGAATACATGAACCCGGAGTCCGAGGCATACCGGATCACTCGCCATAACGGGGCGGGCAAGATCCTGGTCATCCCGGACATCGGCACCGCGAACAAATACCCGACCAGCGACGAGAGCTTGCTGCTGGATCTGAACCAGCACTTGCGCACTCATTTGCTGTACGGGGGCGGCCTGATCCTGGGTTCCCACGGACTGGATACCCTGGACAACCTTGAGCCGTTGACTACGGAGATGGCCAACCAGTTCTCCCGTAGCCTTACGGTCCATGAGACCGCCACCATAACCTCGAAACCCCGGAGACGTACCGTATGAGCGACGGTCTGAAACTTATCTCTGCTTGCATAGCGGAGTGCAACCCTGGGGCGCTTCTCAAGATCCCGCAAGACGGCTGGATTGAAGGCCCCGAAACACGGGCGATGCAGTATGTCGCCGCACACATGAAGGAGTACCGGGTACTACCCCACGTATCCACGATCCAGGAGAACACCGGCGTTCGCATGATGGCGGCGCGAGAAGACGTCGATTACTACATCCGGGCTGTACTGAATCGTCGCGCCAACCGGATCGCCAAGGAGCACTACAAGGACTTGCGCAGCGCCCTGGAGGGCACCACGTCCGAGTCCATTGCTCAAGTCCGCGAGGCGGCCCTGGCCATTGCTGAGGCCACCCGCTCTGTCGAGACAGGCACGTCGCTTCTGACCATGTCCGACATGGCTACCGTACTGGCCGAACGCAACCAGAAGCTGCGAGAAGCGGGCACAGACCTGATCGGGATCCCGACGGGCCTGCTGCCTATGGACGAGGTCACGATGGGCCTGCAACCGGCTGACGTTATCAGCGTCATCGCACGTACCGGCTTGGGTAAGACGATCATGATGGTTCTGCATGCGCGGGCGGCGGTAGAGGCAGGCAAGCGCGTCCTGTTCGTTACCACTGAAATGAGCGCCCTTCAGATCATCTTGCGGTACGCGGCGCAGGCATGGGGGTATAGCCCCAGCGTACTGAAGTCCGGCAAGCTGTCCACAAAGGTTGAACGCGAGCTTCTGGAGCGCATGCAGGACGCGGGTATCCAGGACAAGCTGTTGACGCACGAGGCGGGCTTTGGCACCAACACCGGCAAGATTGAATCGCTGGTAGCGGAAGTCCAGCCAGACCTGCTCTGCATTGACGGGGCGTACCTTATCAAGCCGGTCGGGCGGGCCCACAGCCGAGTCGAAGCGGTAGCCACGTCCTCGGACGAGATCAAGGCCATCTCCCTGGTCCACAAGACAGCCACGATAGCCTCGTATCAGTTCAACCGGGGCGCGACCAACAAGGGCAAGGACGGCGGCCTGGAGCACGTTGCTATGTCGGATGCAATCGTCAACAACAGTTCCATCGTCTACAAGCTCACGCAAGGCCCGTCGGATGACCCGGAACGCTCACGCCAGATCACGAGCATGAAGGGCCGGGACGGCGAAGACTTCGACTTTGCCATCAACTGGATTTTCCACCCGACGATGAACTTGACCATCTATCAAGAGGACGACATCTACGGAGCACGGGCACCCCAGCGAGAGGGCGGGGAGGGCGAAGAAGGCCACCCCGATGACGACGAAGAGTTGCCTCGCTCTGACTTCATGGAAGAAGGACTTGGAATATGACCGACAAAACAAACAGTGTGGCCGGCCTGATCCCTTTCTTGGACGCCGAATGGATGCGCCGCCGCCCCTACCACCCGCTGTCCGCCAAGGCCCGCCGAGACATCCAAGATGTCAAGGCAGCTCGCGCTGCGTTGGACAAGGCTTACGACAACCTGGAGAAGGCAGAGAATGCCTTGCGCGACACTGTCAACCAGGTAGCCGATAAGCGCGAATCGGAGGCATGACCATGGATTGCGGTAAATGCGCGGGATGCCCGATTGAAGGCTGGTACAAGCCATACGAACCACACACGTACAAGAACGCCCAGTTCTTCGTCGTCGTGGACCGTATCACTGCCACCGGCCAGAAAGAGGACCGGGACATCCCCAAGGGCACACGCAACATGTTCATCCGGCATGCACAGAACGAACAGTTCCAGCCGGATCAGTTTGCGTTCCACCCCCACACCCTCTGCGCTTACGACGAGGCCGAGCTGACCAACAAGGAACAGGACAACGTGCGCAAGCACTGCCGCGTTCACATGTTGGATGCCATCGAAAAGTACCAACCAGATGCAGTCCTGTCGATGGGCGCAGAGGCCACCAAACAGGCCCTGGGACGCAACGTACAGATCACCAAGGTACGGGGCCTGGGACAGGACGATGCGGACGGCGTAGACGTCGTAGTCATGCCGGTACTGCACCCAGGGCAGGCACTTCGCTTCCCGGAGCAAGAACCGTTCCTGGCCTCGGACATGGCCGCCTTCGGGCGGCTGGTAGATGCTGGGTTCGACACGAAGAAGGCGGGCGATGTACAGGCGGGTAAGTACGAAGTCGTCATGGACCTTCAGAAGCTGATCGACATGGACCCGGACGACATCGCGTTCGATACGGAAACCACCGGGCTGGACTGGTTCCGCAAGGGCCTGAACGTACGCAGCTACAACCCCAAGGAACACAAGGGGGCGGGTTGGTTCCGTCCAGGATTCCAGATCCTTTGCATGTCCTTTACCGTAGCTCCAGGCAACAAGAGCTACATCATTCCTTGGGATCAGCCAGACTTCCCGATGCCGGAGTCCATGAAGCCACGGATCCGCAACCAGCTCCGCAAGCTGATGTGCAAGCCTGGGCGCAAGATCACCGGCCACAACCTGAAGTTCGACAACGTCGCACTCTGGATGACCGAGGGTATCCGCTTCGAGATTGGCGGCGACTCCAACGTCCTGGCCTCGCTGTATGACGAGAACGCCATGCAAAAAGACCTGGCGTCCATGACGAAGATCCACGTACCGGAGATTGCCGGTTACTCGGATTGGTTTGACGCCAAGTACGACAAGTCCCGCATGTGGGAAGTACCCTGGGAGGACATGGTTCCGTACGTCGGCGGCGACACGATTGCTGCCTACAAGCTGGAGAAGGTCCTGTACAACAAGGTGGCCGAGGACGCCGGTAACATCAACTACTACCACCGGGTATCGCTGCCTGGGCTAAACGCCTTTGCGTCGATTGAGACGCGGGGGATGAAGGTTGATGACAAGGTCGCTCTGCCCTCCTTCCAGGCATACCTGACCGAGGACGTAGAGAAGCGACGAGTAGCCCTGCTGGAGCAGATCCCAGGGTCAATCAAGCGCAAGCACGTAGCCGAGTACAAGGGAGCGTCAGACCCGCTTTCACTGTCTCGCGCTGGCTTCATGATCGACGTACTATTCGAGCACCCGGACGGGTTCCAGCTCACGCCCCAGGTCTTCACGAAGTCCACGGAGCGGCTGGATAGCAAGCGACAGGTCCCCTCTACCAGCTCCAAGGACCACCTGCCCTACTTTTTTGACGACGAACCATTCACCCGCGAGCTGGCCGAGTACATCAAGCTCAACGACCTACTGAACAAGTCGGTCAACAACTTCCAGATGAAGTACCTGGTGGACGGATACGTCCGGCCTAAGTATTCCATCTCGAAGACGGTCACCCGTCGTACTTCGTCCATGGATCCGAACGGACAAAACTTCCCCAAGCGTGGGCAGATGGCCATGACGTACCAGCGGATGTTCACGGCACCCAAGGGCTGGTATGTCATCTCCGTTGACTTGTCCCAGGCCGAGATCCGGGTGGCGGGCGAGATGGCGCGAGACAAGGTCATCACGCAGATCTACAAACAGAACGGGGACATCCACGTATCTACCGCTCTGATCGTGGCCGGTATTACGGAAGAGGCGTTCTACAAGCTGCACAAGACCGAACAGAAGCTGCTGCGCCAAAAGGCCAAGGCGGTAAACTTCGGGTTCCTGTACGGCATGGGCTGGCGCAAGTTTATTGGCTACGCAAAGACCGACTACGGGGTCGAGTTTACGGAGCGCGAAGCCAAGCGTATCCGGGACGGCTTCTTCAAGAAGTACCCAGGTCTGGCCAACTGGCACGAACGTACGAAGAAGTTTGTCCGCGCCCACAAGCACGTTCGCTCCATGTCGGGCCTGGTTCGCCACCTGCCTATGATCGACTCGCCAGACGAGGGCACACAAGCCAGCGCCGAGCGTATGGCCATCAACTCCCCGGTACAGGAGTTTGCTTCGTCTATCGGCGTAGCGGCCCTGGGGCGGATGGAAAAGGAAGTCAACCCGTACTACCTGAAGATGATCGGGTTCATCCACGACGCTCTGGTTGCCTACGTCCGCATGCAGCACGTTGCCTGGGGTATGCGCACGATCAAGTATTACCTGGAGAACACGCCGCTGGAAGAATGGTTCGGTACGAAGATGAACATCCCGATCCTGGCCGAGCCATCCTTTGGTCTGAACATGGGCGAGATGATCGAACTGCCGTCGTTCAAGATGGACGAGGACTTCGACTTCTGGAATCACCCGGACATGATGGACAAGGACGGCAAGCCTATCCTGGACGTACCGCCGCAAGAGGAGCCAGAAGACGACGGGTGGCGACACGACAGCCCATACACGGACTGGCAGTACGAAGAGGACGAGAATGTGGGAGATACGGCCGTTGTCACTCGCCCACGACAAGTCCGTTCGGTAGAGGCGGCACCGGCACCACGCAAGGTCGTCATGCGCAAGCCGAAATTGCAATCGATTGCACAGGAAGAGACCGAGGCACTTATCAAGCGAGTATCGCGCCGACGTCGCTGACACTGTGACTGAGACCGGGATGGCGGCAGCGATGCTACCATCCCATAAACTTTGGAGAAAACCATGCAACAAACAACCCGACGAATCGTTACGCGACGACGCACAACGGCGGCCGCAGAGGACAAGGCACCGGCACCCGTAGCGCGTAGCAGCCGCACAGCCAGCATGGCCCGCCAGGCCGGGGCGGAGCGCCAGGCAGTAGCCCGACGAGCCAGCGCCGCCAGCAAGGACATGGTCCACATCAAGAAGATCCAGAACAACATGGCCGAACTGGCCGCCCTGGACCTACAGATGCAGGAACTGGCCACCGAGCGCGAAGCCCTGATTACCAGTATCCGTACCACGTACGAAGAGCACGGCCTGACTGGGGCGGTTGAAGGGCACGGATACATCGCCCATACCAAGCAGAAGCAAGGCCGCGCCAGTACCACCGTCTTTACGGACAAGGTATACAAGCTGCTGGTCAAACAAAAGCGCGAGAAGGAATTCTGGGAGCACGCCACCATCCCGGTCAAGGCACTGGACTCCCTGTTTGCCGAGAAAGAGCGCGGCCAAGTCATGGAGCGTACCGAGGGGGTCAAAGGCCCTATCGAGCTGGTCGTTGAACAGGCACCTACGAAACGGAAGTAGACATGGAACGGGGTCAAATCAAAGAGGTACTGCGGGATGTCTTTGGCGGAAGGCACCCCTTCAAGGATCTAGGCGACTGGATCTCCTTGACCTGCCCACTCGCTCAATGGAAGCACGAGAAGGGATCGGATACCCGGCCCTCGTTCGGGATCTCCGTAAACGAGAACGACACGTCCGTAGTAAATTGTTTTACATGCGGGACGAAGAAGCCTTTCCACGCCTTCCTGCGCGAGTACGCAGACCTGTCGGGCCGAGACTTGGACGCCATTATCAACGAGGTAGAGAAGGACGAATTCCTGGGTCCGACGACGCTTGAAGGATGGGACGCGATCAAGGCCGCCAACATGGCCGAGCTGGATATGCCCATTGACGAAGGCACCTACATGGACATCTACCCGTCGGCGGAGAACCACCCCTATCTGCGAAGCCGGGGGATCTCCAATCGAACCGTCCAAGCCCTTGAGCTGCGCTACGACCCAGGCGACTACAGCCAGGACAAAGAGCCTCGTATCCTGTTCCCTGTCCGTGGCATAGACGGCCTGCTGTACGGCTTCTCGGGGCGGGCTACACGCAAGTCTGCCATCCTGAAGGTCAAGGACTACTACGGCCTGAAGAAGGGCAACAACGTCCTGGGCGCACACCTGGGGATCTCGGACTCGCGGGACTTCGTCCTGGTCGTAGAGGGCCTGGTTGATTACGCCAACTCGTGGGAATGCGGCTACCCCGGATGCGCAGTCATGCACTCCAGTATGACCGAGGCCCAGAGCCGGATATTCCAGGAGATCGGCAAGAAGATCTATTCGTTTTATGACGATGACGCGGCGGGCGATAAGGGGCAGATCGCCATGACCAAAATGCTGTACCCCTACCTGCCCATCATGCACACAACGTATCCAGAGGTATGGATTGAGGACAACAACGACCCCGAAGGCGGACATTGGCTGGGGGATCCCGGCGAGATGGAAGCATCGGAATTCAAGGAGATGATCGACAACGCTTGGCTGTATATTGACAATACACCCCGACAGTCGTACAGTGGCCAACGCAGACAAGGTAACCGGAGATAATCGTGGCCAGCCCATCCCGCCAGGATGTCTTCGAGCAGTACCTGCTGCCCCTCGCAACACGGGGCGGCGTTACCCTGTCATGGCAGCGTGCGGTAAAGGTAAAGAACCGTACACACCATGTTGTGAAGCATGTCTCTATCGTTCGCGGAGATAAAATTGGACTGCCCAGGAATTGGATGCAGGTCTCAATTTTGGATTCGTTGAGAGGAGCTTCAGTTGCTGTAAACCTGGGGGATCCCCTGAAGGCAGAAACCCGCCTTCGCACTTTGGGACTACCGACCCATTTTGTTAAAAAGTTAGTCGCCGTCGCGGCGATGTTATTGGAGAAAGTACCATCATGACTACACGCACTTCCCGCGCAACTGGGGGCGGCCGCACAGCCCGTTCCCGCGCCTCCGCAGCACAAGACGAACCAGTAGTACGCGCATCGTTCACCGGCACCGCTGGTCGCCGACAGATGCAAGACGAACAGGAACGCGCCGAAGAGCTGGAACGCCAGCGGCAGAATACCCCGCGTCAACCCTTCCGCTACTTCATCAAGCCCAACACGACAGGCGAGTACGTCATCATTGACGACGAACCTACGTTCTTCCGCTACGAGCACTCGCTGCAAAACCCCCGCACTGGTCGTTGGGATCTGCACGCACCCTGCGTCAAAGAAGTAGCCGACTGCCCTATCTGCGCATCGGGCGGCGACCGCTACTCGACGTTCAACATGTACTTGACCATTCTTGACCTGGTCCCCTACGTTACCGACGACGGCGACGAGATCCCATGGTCCAAGAAGTTGCTGGTCATTCCTCCCCGCAGCCAGAAGCGTTTCACTCGCCTGCTGGAAAAAGAAGGATCCCTGCGCGGGCTGGTTGTTGAAGTCGAACGCGCCGGTAGCCAGACCGCACGTATTGGCGAGATTATCGACGTCGTTGAAGTATTCGACGAAGACACCCTGCTGGAATACGAGCGTACCTTCACCGATACCAAAGGCGAAGAGCACGAGATCATCGGCCACGAACCCTTCCCATACGAAGAGCTGATGCCTGATATGTCCCTGGGCGCTCTGCGTCGTCTGGTTGGCGGCAGCGCACCTGCCGGTAGTCGCGCTGACAATGATCGCAGCCTGGGCCGTCGCGGCGGTCGCGGATCCTCCCGCGATGATCCACCAGCTCGCGGCAGTCGCCAGGGCCGGGGTGACCGGGCACGCGACGAAGACCAGGACGATCCACCGGCACGCGGACGAGGCCGTCGCCAAGAGCACGACGACGACCACCAGGATGATCCGCCAGCACGCGGTCGCGGTCGCCGGCAGGAACATGACGACGACCAACAGGGCGAACCACCTGTCCGCACACGCCAGCCACGCGGCCGTACTGAAGACCAGGACGACCCGCCAGTACGCGGCCGAGGACGACGGGAACCCGAGGAAGCGGATCAGCAGGACGATCCACCAGCTCGCGGTCGCGGGCGTCGCCAGGAAGCCCAGGAGGACGACCCACCAGCTCGCGGCCGAGGCCGTACGCAGTCCCAGCGAGATCCGGAGGATAACCCCGCCCCTCGCGGTATGCGCACAGGTCGCCAGCCGGCACCGGACCCGACCAATCTGGCAGACATGGACGACGACATTCCATTCTGATTAACCGTGGAGAAGTAAACTATGCGAGCAACCCCCGCTGAAGCCATACTGGCGGGGCGCATGGCAATCCCCCGACACCTGGTAGACGTCAAGGCCGTCAAGAAAACCACTACGTATCGGATCCGTCCGATGGGAGAGGAAGAAGACGTAGTCGTGACAAACTACCAGGAGTTGGGGGATTTCATTTTGGTCCCCCGCCAACTCGGGTTGGAGCTATGCGCCACACACCGAATCCCTTTCCAGGATCGCACCTCGGAGGGGCACCGTATCCTGTTCCCCAAAATCCCTACGTTGCGGGACTATCAAGAGGGGCCGGTATCCGAGGTCATTGACGAGTTCGACCGCGAGTATGACGTCGTCTTCCGTGCCCGTACGGCGTTCGGCAAGACCATCACTGCCATCTATATCGCCGCGCACTTCGGGCGCACCACCCTGATCGTCGTAGACCAGGAGAACCTGCGGGACCAGTGGGTCGAGGCACTGACGAAATTCTATGGGATGCGGGAAGAGGACATCGGCCTGATCCAGGGCGACTCCATGCGGTACATCGGCAAGCCCGTCACCATCGCCATGATCCAGACCCTGTCCCGTCGCGTGATTGAAAAGGATCTGGCCAACTACTTCGGGTTCGTTGTCTTTGACGAAGTACACACCACCCCGACCCCGACGTTCCACGTTGTCCTGGGGGCCTTCGCCGCCACTCGACGCCTGGCTATCTCCGCCACCCCTGACCACCGCAAGGACGCCCTGCGCCACGCCTTGACCCAGTCCCTTGGCAACGTACGGGTAGCGGCAGATGCCCAGCACGACCGCTCCGCTGTTTACTTTCTTCGCCACCCAACCGTATACTCGTGGTACGCGAATATCTCCCCGAAGATCGGGCGGTTGATGCAGGAGATCACCCAGGATCCACTCCGCAACCTGATGCTGGTAGACGTCATCAAATGGCTCTACGGAACGGGGCGGGCAATCCTGGTCATATCCACAAACATAGACCACCTGGACAACCTGCGCAACATGTTGTGGTACGACGGGGTTCCAGACGAAGACATGGCCATGTATGTTGGCCAAGACTCCCGATGGACTTACGGGCCGGATCCAACCCCATCCAAGGCGACACCGTATGGGTACGTAGAAGAGACGGCCTACACGCCGGTCATCTTCGGAGAGACACGCAAGAAGCTGTCCAGCGCGGAGATGAAGAAGCGCCTCGCGTCGGCCCCGATCACCTTCACCACCTACGGTAAATTCCAGAAGGGTGTGGACGATCCAAGGCTGGCGGGCGGCATAGACGTCACACCTCGCGGGGCGGCCTCACAGGTCCACGGTCGTATCAAGCGAGGCAAGGCAACACACCTTCCCCTCTGGATCACGATCTGGGACGACAAGAGCTATCGGGCTACCCGCTGGATGGCGTCCCGCGTAGGAGACTATGCCAACGATAACGCACTCATTTATGAGTGGAAGACAGATGGAGAGGTGGACCTATGGAACCCACGAGAGCTGCGCAGCGAGCTGTACGATCACGCGGACGAGCTAGAAGGGATGCGGAACGAGCAAGACAGAAACGGAGTGTCTATGCTACTGACCCAGAATACCGTTCAAAAGCGCAAAGAGCAGCAAGAGAAGTCTATCGTAGACGAAATACGCTCCGCGAAAGCCCGCTACTTGGAGGGCTCGTCACGCAAGGAACGCCCCGCCTTGTCAAAGCCCAGGACGGGACGACGGCCGTCAGCCAGGGAGAAGGCAGGACTGCCAATTCCTTCACGGTCTCGGAGGCGGCCACCGCGCTAGGGCGCAGCGTCAGCGCATTCCGCCGTTGGAAGGCACAGGGCCTGGTCCCTGATACTGTGTACCTGGCATACCCTGGGGGCTATGGGGTATACCTGACCGAAGAGCTTGACGCAATAGCTTCTGTGCTACGCCGGCATGACCGGGAGTTCGCATACTATTGCGCGAGCCACACCAACACCCGACGTTTGATAAACCTGGCCATCTTGCGAGCCAGGGAAACTTTGTAATAGAGAGGCATCATGAGCACGACACGAGCCATCACACCACGGGGGCGGCGAGCCGTTACCCCAGAAGTACCTACGACCACAGGCCAGCGCCATACAACGGTCGTCAAGAAGACCACAATCAGTAAAGGGGTCAGCGAGGAGAAGGAACTGAAGCAACAACATGAGACGCTGCCAACGACCAACAACATGAAGGTGGATCACCCCGCCCTTGTTCGGGTAGGCGTCGGCTCTACCCTGAACATGCAAAACTTCCAAAGCCTTCGCATTGACGTCAGCGTCACGCTGCCTTGCGACCCTGCCCCGGAAGCCATCCAGGCCGCCTACGAACAGGCCAGCGAGTTTGTCGCGGAGAAGCTGACGGAAGAAGAAAACCAATGGCTGGGGGGCGACTAAATGGCAACCTCACGAGTACGGGGCCGAGTCCCCGCTGCGGCCAAGACAACGGGCGCGAAAGATCTAGGCGAGCTGGCCGCCACCCTGGCACAAATCCACAAGGCCAAGGGGATGCGCACCATCATCAAGGGCAGCGAGACACGCCAGCCACGCCGACACCCTACGGGGATATTTCTGCTGGACATGGGCCTGCTGGGCGGCCTGGGTGAGTCACGTCAGCACCAATACTCCGGCCCACGATCCAGCGGTAAGACATCCAGTGCTCTTCGCACCATCGCCATATTCCAGCGTCGCAACCCAGACAAGAAGGCGGTCTTCGTTGACGTCGAGCACACCTTCGATCCTGTATGGGCGCAGACACTTGGCGTAGATCTGGAAAGCCTGCTGCTGGTACAACCGAGCACGGCGGAAGAGGCCATCGACCTGGTCGAGGCGTTGTTGAGCACAATCGAGGTAGGACTGATCGTGTTCGACTCCATCGCGGCCATGGTCCCTACCACAGAAGCCGAGCAGTCGGCCGAGGATAACGCTACCCCCGGCCTGCATGCCAAGATGACTACCCGCCTGGTACGCAAGGCCAACCGCGTCCTGCTGGATCAATCCAAGCGCGATCACCACCCCTTGGTCCTGTACCTGAACCAGCAACGCGCTCGTATCGGCGGCTGGGCACCAGCAGGCCAGGAAGCCTTGCAGGTCACGGGCGGCAAGGCCATGGACTTCTTCATCACCACGCACACTAAATTCAAGAATCACGAAAAGCTGGGCAAGGACGACGACACCGGGGCCGAGTCCACCGTCTTGAATGAACACGGGTTCACGATTGAGAAGAACAAGCAGAACGGCGGCTTGCGCAAGGGCGAGTTCCAGATGCTGCGCGAGGATAGCGATGACTATCCCGAGCTGTCCATGGGGATGCTGGATGACGCAGTAACCATGCTGGCCATGTGTAAACGGATGGGCCTGTACACCGGGGGCGGTAAGGCATGGACCTTAGCCATGCCCCAGTCTGGGGACATGAAGTTTGGCAACATGGCCGAGGTGTACGGCATGCTCTATGAGGACGAGGACAAGTACAACGAATTGTACTGGCACCTTATAGCCGACCAGGCCCGCAAACAAAAGATGCCCGACTACCACATCGAGCACATCCTGAAAGACCTGCGGGTATGTCTGGTATGAGCCGCGCACGACGCACCACTGACCCAGTGGCTGACTACTTCCGCACCAAAGGGGTAGTACGATCAGCCTTACGCGAGCGAGTCACCTGGGGGCTGGACCTGACCCGGTTCACTCGCCGCGAGGCAGCAGAGCGATACATGCGCTGTAATCCGGGGGCAGACCCCATATGCGTAGCCATAGTTCTGGATGAACTGGACTGGGCCAACGAGAAGGAGCAAGAAATGACCACACAACGAGTAAGCCGAGGACGCGGGCGGGCGGCCAAGAGCACAACGACTACCAGCGTCAGCGCAGAACAGATGCACCGGGTTAAGTTGATGCAATCGATTGCACAGAACAACCCAGAGTATTGCCGACGCATGACCGTCAACCACTTTGCCCTCGTCCACGAGCATGGACGATTCCCCAGCAAGGAGGCTGAAGAAGCGGTCGAGGCAATGGTCCGCAGTCTGTATGCGCCCGTCGTCGCACTGCTGCGCAAGCAAGTCAGCAAGACATTTGACCGCGATGGCATGCTTGCCTGGATCCGCGAGAACCGTCCTTCCCTGGGGCGCGGCGCGATCAACGACATCGGCTATCTCTACCGAGCATGACCAGCGCATTCATGCGCCGAGCGGCGGCCAAGGCTGACACGTTCGGCAAGTCCCATAAACGCTCCCGGAAACAGGAACGCGAGATCGCCGTCAAGCTGGGCGGCAAACTCGTCAACCGTTCCGGGGCGGGGGACATCAAAGGGGATGTACGAATCCGGGGGGTGGCCCGGATCGAAGCGAAGACCACCAAAAACAAGTCATTCAGCGTCACCAGGGAGATGTACGACAAGATTGACGAGGCGGCCACTATCGCTGGCGAATACCCCATCATTGCAGTAGAGTTCAACACCGAAGGCAAACCCGGCCCCACCCTGGCCATCATGCCTATGTACGCTCTGGAAGAGCTTTTGGCAGCAGCACAAAGGAATCAAGAGAAATGACCACCCCCCGCGTAAGACGAAGAGTATCAGAGGCAGTACGTATGGCTGAGAACCGTCCAGCGGGGGTGGCCAGAGCTACGCCACGGATGACTGCCACACCGGAACCATCCGTACCCTTGTTCCAGCGGGACGAGGCGGTAGAGGAAGAGCGCAAGCGACACGACATTGCTGACACCACGCGAGAAGTAAGCGAAGGCGTTTACCGCATGGAGCTACCCGAGGACGGCATATTGGTACAGGCGCTGCGAGACTCCAGCTACCGCGAGTACCAGGCATACCGGGAAGGGGACATGATCCACGTCTCCGACCTGGTACGCGGCTGTCTGCGCCAGCGGGCCATCCTGGATACTCTGGGTATGCGGACACCGCCACGCCGGATCACCCTGCAAGACCGGATCACCTTTGCCCAGGGCGATGCAGTTCACGACTCCATCAAGGAGCTGCACTGCCAAGCCAAGCCAGACAACACCTATGGCAACTGGATGTGTCTTTGCAAGAAGACCCGAGCGCAAGAGCTGACGTACTCGGAGGCATCGGCATTGCCCCCCTGTCCACATTGCGACCAGCTCCCAAACCGCTACGACGAGATCACCGTCTTGTCCGAAGAGCTGGGCATCATCGGCCACCCCGACATCTTGCACATGTACCTGGTAGACGTTGGCAGCAACTTGGAGGAGATCCATGCTTTCCTGCCTATCGAAGCCAAGACCATGTCCAAGAAAATGTGGGACGAGCTGTCGCGGCCTTTACCAGAACATGCCCTACAAGTCCTGCTGTACTGGCGCTTGATGAAGGACGCCGGATACAACATGGTTGATACGGTCACGCTGGAGTATTACACGAAGGACTGGGCCTTCTCTGGCACCCCAGTAAAAGAGTTCCGCCTACCTGCTGCCGAGGCGGCCTACGCACCACGAATTGAGGCACTTATAGATGAAGCGAAATCCTATCGTGAGTCCCAGACGACGCATAGTCTCCCAACCCGCGTCCAATGCAAAACCCCGGAAGACTACAAAGCAAAGCACTGTCCCGTCTGCACAGCTTGCTTTGCCTTCGGGGACACCGCGAGTCCTCGGATTGGATCTATCCCTGACTAGCACCGGGTTCGCCTACCGAGGGGCCAGCGGCCTGCCCACTACCGGGTTCATTGAACCCAAGCGCATGGGCATACCGCGCCTGTTCTACATCAAGCGAATCATTACGCGGATACTGGACCAGGTAGACCCAACCCTTGTTGTCCTGGAAGGCTACGCCTATTCGGCGGCAGGCAAACAAGGCGGAGTAATCGGGCGCGCCTTCGACCTGGGCGAACTGGGCGGAGTAGTAAAGCTGCTATGCTGGGAGCAAGGAATACCCCTTGCCATCGTCACCACCGGCACCATGAAAAAGATCATGACCGGGAGCGGGGTGGCCAAGGGTAAGCAACCAGTACGGACTGCCGTATGCAGGATCTACGGTATCACCCCTACCAAAGACGACGAGAGCGACGCATGCGGCTTGATGACAACAGGGGAGGTTCTGTATTACGACCAGGGCCCAGCAGAATGTATGGCACGCAAGAAAGGCATCAAAATCCCAGAAGTAGTCTTCGGTAAGGTCATATAGGGCACCCCGAAAATCAGTAACCGAGAGTGTGTTAGCTTGCAAGGCATACTCAAATTCTTTAATATCCAAACTGCAATACGGATTGGCACAACCAACATCAATTACCTGGAATACACATCATGGCAAAAGCACCCGCAAAATCGAAAACCAAACAACTGACCGTTGACGACCTGGTAGCAGGCGAATACGTTGTCTTCCTTGGCTACGGCGAAGGCGCAGCACCTGAAGAAGGCGAACCCGTCCTGGAAGAGGGCGCGGTATACCCCATCAACAGCCTGCCCGCAGAAGCCGAAGACGAACAAGGCGCGTACATGACCGGCTTCTATCTCCGCGCACCCAACCCGGACTTTGACGAGTCCAAGCGCGAGAACAAGAACAGCAATCCTCGCTTCCTGGAACTGGAAGCCATGGGCGACGAAATCCGTCCTGCTACCGACGAAGAAATCGCTGAAGCTGGCGAAGAAGTCGAACAGGAAGAAGCGGCACCCGCCCCTGCTAAACCTGCCGCCAAGACAGCCGCCAAGACCCCGGCCAAGCCCGCCGCCAAGACCGCAGCCAAGGGCAAGGCAGCAGCCGCCGAAGACCCACCGGCCGAAGAACCCAAGAAGCCTGTCGCCAAGAAGCCTACGGCCGCCGAACGCAAGAAGGCCGAAGCCGAAGCCAAGGCCGCTGAAGAAGCCGCAGCCCGCGCAGCAGAAGCTGCCGATCAGCAGTCGCAGGGCGGCGACACAGACGGTGAAGAGCTGGAAAATGAAGACCCCGCAGTTCTGGCCCTGGTCGCCGACGGTAACCTGATCGCCGTTGCTGCCGAGCTGGAAAGCGAAATCGGTAACCGCGAATGGGAACTGGGCGGTGTGCTTCACCACATCCACATCACCAAAGCGTACCTGGACGAAACCGTGGAAGGTCACGAGCAGTACGCGGAATCGGGCGGCTTCAAACTGTTCTTGCAGGAGTATTACAACATCGACTACCGCAAGGCGATGCACCTGATCCAGATCTACCGCGAATTCACCAAAGCCGGTATCGAGAACCCAGGCCAGCGCGTTGCTGAAATCGGCTGGACCAAAGCTGCCAAGATCGCACCGAAGATCGCTGAAGGCGGCGAGGCGGAAGACCTGATTGAACTGGCCAACACCAACTCGGTCAAGGATCTGACTCTGGCCATCACCGAGCACACGCAGCAGGCCGGCACTGGCGAGGGCGAGCGCCTGAAGTATGTATCGCTGAAGTTCCGCTTCCCTGAAAACGACGCGGCAATTGTCAACGATGCCCTGGCCCTGGCTACCGAGCAGCTTGCCCTGGCTGACGACGCCGCCGCTCTGATGCACATCCTGAGCGAGTGGAGCCTGGCCAATGCCCCTACTACCAAAGCGTCTGAAAGCGCCCACGTAGAAGACGAAGACCAGCCAGCTACCCCTGCCAAGGGCAAAGGTCGCACCAAAGTCCGCACATAAGGCCCAGGGCCTGTCCCGCACCAGGCCCCTTAACCGGGGCCTTTTTTTCGAGGATTGAAAACATGACCACCTCACGCCGCCGTACACCAGCCAAGACGGCAAGCCGACCCGCTGCCGCCAAGGTAGCCAAGAAGACCGCGACCCGCGCAGCGCCGCAACCCAACTCTTTCGAGATCCCTAAAGTAAGCATCGAAATCCTGCCTATCAGCAGCGTCCGAGGGTACGAATACAACCCCCGAGACAACGACGCAGCAGTAGACCAGGTGGCCAACTCCATCCGGCAGTTCGGGTTCCTGGTTCCTTGTGTAATTGACGACAAGGGCGTACTCATTACAGGACATACCCGCGTCAAGGCAGCTATCAAGATTGGCGTAGCCGAGATCCCTATCATCCGCGCAAGCCACCTGACACCGGCGCAAGCCAAGGCATTCCGTCTGGCCGACAACAAGCTGTCCGAGCTGGCCACCTGGAACACGGAACTGTTGATGGCAGAAATGCAGCAACTGTCCGCAGTGGGCTACGACATCTCCAACTTGGGCTGGACCGAGGCAGAGATCGACTGCTTGAGCGCACTGGTCAGCGACGACTGCCTGAGCACGGACGACCTGGTGACCCCGGACGAGGGCGAGCGCATCGCAGCAGCGCCACGCCGCGCACCCCAGACCACCCGCATCGTTATCGGCGACATCGTCTGCTTCGTACCTGCCGCGAACTACCGCCGTTGGGTAGACGGCGTACGTACCATGTGCGAGTTTGACGAAGAGCAGGTAGCCCTGGAAGTAACCCGCCGCCTTGGCATATCCACGGAGTAACTATGGCCACAGTACGCCGAACGCGAATCCGCCGCACGAACCCATCCGCCGTTGTTATGCGAGACATTGACTCGCTGATCCCTGATACTACCAACCCCCGGCAGGCCCACGAGGGCCGCTTAGGCATGCTGCGGCTGTCCCTGGCCAAGCTGGGGTTCCTGATGCCAGTCTACGTACAGAAGGGCACCAACAAGCTCCTGTCGGGCCACCAGCGCCAGTCCATGGCCCGCGAGGTCGGGTACACCAAACTGCCGGTAATGGAGATCGACCTGGACGACAAGGACGTCAAGGGCATCAACATCCTGTTCAACCGAGTGACCAACGACTTCACCTCGTTCGATACCGGGGCGAAGATGGAGGATAAGCTGGACATGCGAGCGGTGGCCGCAGCCGCAGACAGTCTGCCCGACGCGGATCTCGACAACCCTGCCGCCATGCAATGCAAGGACGAGGTCATCGCTACCGTCCTGGCCGACAAGGCTGACCTGTACGACCGCAAGGCCGTCCTGGCGGCCCACACATTGCTGCGCAAGGGTATCCGCATCCCTGCCGTCGTCACGCACAGCGGGGACGTTGTCAACGGCATCTACCGCATGTTCTCTGCCGCCGAGATAGGGGAGAAGACCTGGCCTGTCGTTCGCATCCCTGATGCCCACGGCGAGGTAGCCCGACAGTTCCTGAACTACCTGTCAATGGATTACAAGATTGACGGGGACTTCAAGGATCTGCTGCGGGCGGGGGCGTTCCGACGCGCATCCAATGACAAAGGGGCGGTCCCCAAGTCTTATCGCTTCTGGGCCAATGGTTGCCGCACCCTGTCAGACAAGGAGTCTTACACGCAGGAAGCCTGGGCCGAATTCCGACGCATACACGGCAACAAGATCCTGGACTTCGGGGCGGGACTGGACAAGGTGGCCCCCTACCTACGGGAGAAGGGATTCGACGCACTGTCCTTTGAACCCTACCTGATTGAGCCAGACAGCGGCAAGGGGGAGCCAAGCCCGGAATACTCCAGACAGAAGGCCAGAGAGTTTTTGCAATCGATTGCAAACCCAGATGTCCGCTTCGATTCGATCTTCATGTCGGCGGTCATGAACTCCATTCCGTTCCTGGAAGACCGGCTGATGGTACTGGCCATCGTCAACGCTCTTTGCTCCCCGGACACAGCGGTGTACGGCACCTGCCGGGACATCTCTGACTTCAATTATGAATATGGGGGCGAGCGGCGCAGCACCTACTTTGTAATGGACACGGAACCGGGCGTACGTATCGGGGACATCACCAGCCGACCCAAGCTGCAAAAATTCCACACACAGGAAGAGGCAGACCGGATGTTCAAACGCTTCTGGGGCAGTGCCCAGTATTGGGGCGGGGGCAACATCTTCTATTTCAAGCTGGAGAACCCCAAGCGCCCCAACATACCCGCCTTGATGAAGAGCCTGGAGTTTGAATTCACCCTGCCATTTACGGACGGTAGTAACCTGGATTCGGCCGAGCTGGCCAAAGAATCCTTTATGAAACGGCTGGGTTTGGTATAGCCATTTAGTGACAAGAGAGTACGGCCCCGTTAACATGGGGCCTACTTTCTTTTACGGCATATACCGGAGTCACCAATGACAAACGAAGACAAAGGGACAAAGCACTTCCCTGCCAAGCCCGACAAGTTCGAGTTTGATGCAGAGGTAGCTGCTGTATTCCCGAACATGGCAGCGCGTAGCATCCCCAACTTCTATGAAGCCCACAGCATGCACGCCAGCATGTTGCGTAAACACTTCGCAGCCCGTCGCATGGTACACATGCTGGACGTCGGCGCATCGCGTGGGGCCTTTGCTGATGCAGTAGGTCTACACTGGGCTGAGGATTCGCCAGCGTACCGGCTCACGCTTATGGAGCACTCCAAGGACATGTTGTCCTACCTGACAAGGGACTACAGCCAGCACCAGATAGAGTACGTAGATCTCAATGAGGCGGCCCCAGCGGGCGGCCAGGGATCCTACGATGTCGTCGTCCTGAACTACGTCATGCAATTCGTTGACCCTCACGTACAAGCCCGCCGACTGCGGGAGGTCATGGACCTGGTACGACCGGGCGGCGTGTTCATTATGGGCCACAAAGAATCCCACGAGGGGCCAACTGGCGAGGCCATGCACGACGAGTACATTCACTTCCGCATGCGTCACGGGTATACTCGTGAAGAAATCGAGGCCAAGACCCGCGCATTGGCGGGAGCTATGTGGCCAATGTCTAAGTTTCACTTTCTGAAGGCGGCGGCCGAGATGGGGTATCAGGTCTATGAGACCACCCGCTATGCGATGTTCGCCACCTACTATTGCGTTCGGGGATAGATATGAGCGTACCAGCGGATAACCAGGAACCACGGCGTCGTGCCATTGTTCGCCGGTCCCGCGCAGCAGCACTGCGGGGTTCTGGCACACGACCCAACGACGGCGTAACCATGCGCGGCAGCGAGCACGAACCAGACGAGGTAGACGATCTGGTCGATCCAGAGTACGAGGCGAATAACCGCGCCCGTCCTCCTACTCTGCCTCGCGCCCCCATTCCAGCCCCTGCGGCCCAGTCTGATGACGGCGTTGATGACGTCCTCGGTACAACCCCTGCCGCCCGTCTGGCAGCGATCTCCGGGTCCATGCCTAGCGAAGTGGTCCAGGAGTATCGTATGGGCCTGGTGCAGCGTCTGCTGATGCGCCGGATCCCGCTGGATCGTATCGCACAATCCTTGGGTATCTCCGTCTCCACTGTCCAGCGGGACAAGCGGGCGCTGGCCGCTCGTATGCGAGAGAACGCCCAGGCGCTGAACATCGACCAGATCATCGGCGAGCAGATGGAGTTCTACTCCGAGATGACGGCCCAGGCTGTCCGCATGGTAGACCAGAATTCCGGGGCACAAGCCCTGCCAGCACCTATTCGACTGGCCGCAATGCGTACCGCTATGGTCGCCCAGGCAGACAAGGTTAAATTCCTGCACTCGTCCGGGTTCCTTGAAGCTGTCCGCTTCCGTCAATCCCAGACTGGCGGCACGTTGTCCGATGCACAGGTGCTGATGCAGATGACACGCGAGCTGTTGAACAACGTGGAAGCAGACGAGCAGCCAGTAGAGGGCGGGGGAGGCGACGAAGGCTTTGGATCCTTCCGGGACTCCGACTCTGAAGCAGCACAGGAGCATGTTGAACTATGACGGCATCCCAGGAACCAACCCTGCCGCCACGCAAACGAGCCTTGCTGGCGCGGATCAGGGAGCAGGCCGAGCGTATGGGCGGTACGATGTACGCCCAGATGTATGTCCACGCGGTACAGGAGCGCATGCTGTACGGCAAGAGCAACCTGTTCGACTTCATGGAGAACCTGGAGCACATCCCGGTCAGCATGGAGGAGTTTCTGGATGGCCCAGACTTTCTTGGGGCCACCGACTTGAGTATCTGGCCAGAGGTACGGCGTACTGCCATTGAGCTGAACCAGGACTGGTGGAAGGGCATCGGACGGGGCGGGTACGAAGAAGCAGTATTCATGGGAGCGACGGGTACGGCCAAGACCACCCTGTCCATCATTGATACCTTGTACGCTCTGTACCTGCTGCACTGCCTGCAAAACCCCCAGCGTTGGTACGGCCTGTCCTCCGCTACGACTATCGTTCTGGCGTTCCTGGCGGCCAAGCCACACGTCATGCGCAAGGTTGTCTACATGCCAGCTCGTAAGTACCTGGAGGCCATGCCCTGGTTCCAGCGCAACTACATGCCCGACAAGCTGACCACCAGCGAGATGATTTTCGAGAAGAAGAACATCCGGGTTGTACCAGCGGGCGGCGACGAGGACGCGGTGATCGGGGAAGCATGTATCCACGCGGTCATTGACGAGATCAACTTTATGAACGTCGTCATGAAGTCCAAGAAGGCTGAAGCCGGTACGGGACGCAGCGGCGTGTACAACCAGGCGGCACAGGTACACTCCACACTGACCCGACGGAAGAAGTCCCGGTTCCTGCGACCAGGCCCAACCATCGGTAAGGTCATCTCGTCCTCGTCCACCCGATACCGGGGCGACTTCACGGACAAGCGGCGCGACGAGGTACGCAAGGATGGCGGCAAGTCCATCCACTGCTACATCTATAACCGACGACAGTACGATGTGCTGCCGGCCAGCCGATTCTCCGGCAAGAAATTCCGCTTGATGATCGCCAACGAAGTCCAGCACGACACACGAGTCCTGGGCGACGACGAGGTCATAGACATTCCTGGCGTGTGGATCGAAGAAGTTCCCATCGAATACCTGGGCGACTTCAACTCCACCGGGATCTACGACGCCCTCCGAGACGTCATGGGGATCTCTAGCAACGTCATCTCGCCATTCATCAAATCCCGCCACAAGATCTACGAATCGGCAGAGCTGGGTGTCGAGCGCGGGCTGGAATCGTTCCTGGAAAAGGATCACGTCATCCTGGGCGTGGACGGCATGCTGCGAGTCAAGCCTGGCCATTACTGCGCCAACCCCTCGCGCCCACGCTATATCCACATTGACTTGGCCTTGACCGGGGACAGGCTGGGTATAGCAATGGTGGCCTTCGCCGGCATGGCGGAGGTGACTAGAATGGGGGACTCCCAGAAGGATCCGATCAAGGAACGACTGCCTGTCGGTATCGTAGAGATGGCCGCGTCCATCAAACCAGACGCCAACAATGAGATCGACATCGCAGAGGTGCGGGCCTTCGCCCAGAGCCTCCAGAAGCACCACGGCTATCCCATCAAAGGGGTGTCGTATGACGGCTTCCAATCACGCGAGTCTATCCAGCAATGGCGCAAGGCGGGGTGGCGAGCACGCGAGATCTCTATGGACCGCAGCAGCACCCCACATAAGCAGGCGCGGGATGCCATGTACGACGGGCGTCTTATCCTGTTGAATGACCCGGAATTGATAGGCGAGTACATCGATTTAGAGTACGATTCGACCAAGGACAAAGTAGACCACCCAGTCACAGGATCCAAGGACGTGGCGGATGCGGTAACGGGAGCGTACACCAACATGCTCGAACGCCGATCCACCTGGTTCTCCGCCGGGGACGGGGACTACTCTGACGATATGGAAGGTCGAATGGAAGACCGCGAACGAATGGACGCACCCAGGAATTGACATGGACTTGATGACCTTAGTAGGGACGGTGTACTCGCTGATGGTTGCTTCAGTGATGCTCCAGCACGCCGTCATACTCCCTACTGTCCAGGACATCATAGACCGTGACCATGGAGACTCCGACCCGGTTGCGGTAGCATTGGAAGTAATGGTTTTCATCCCCTTGATCGCACCGATCATTTACCGGGACAATGGGTTCGGGGCTCTTCTTCTACTGTTCGACGAAGAGTACCCCTGTGACCTAGCACAAATGGCATGGAGCGCCTTGAATGACGACACAGATTAAGCACTGTCTGGATGACCTGATGGACCAGGTACACCAGGAGCTGACCGCCCAGTCTCCCGAAGACCCGCGATACGTACGGGCCATGATGAAGGAGATCCGGCATGCCATTGAAACCACACAAGAGCTGTGGATCCTTCCCGCCGTCTACGATACCTACTACGACGACGCGGACGAGGACAATGGCCTGTACAACATCATCATCCCCGCGCTACCTACCTTCTATTTATTTATCGACCTGGAGCTTGCAGAAGCCATTCGCACGGCCAAGCTCTGGGGGCGGAGCTACACCCTCCACGATTACATGTTCCACAATCACACCATCACCCGACACTAAGGATAGGCTATGTCTCGAAACCGATCCGGCAAACACATGTCCCGCGCCCAGGCCCAAGCCGAGCAGAAGATCAACTCGGTAATGGAGGACCACTTGGCCCGCCAAGAAGGCCCAGCCAAGAAGACCTGGAGCTTCCACGATCTACAGCGCATGCCACCGGCTACTTCCAAACAGAAGGCGGCCATGCGGCACTGGGCGGACGACGTTCTGATGTTATCCCTGTTGGGTACGGCAGGCACAGCCAAGACCTACACAGCCCTGCGTCTGGCCTGCGAAGATCTGGTCACTCCATCCAAGGGTATCAAGCACATCAAGATCCTGCGAGCACCCGTCCAGAGCGCGGAGCAAGGACATCTACCCGGCACCCTGGAAGAAAAGAACCAGCCCTTTGAAGGCCCCTACCCAGACATCCTGGCCGAGATCTTCGGGCGACCATCTACCTACAAGCACATGAAGTCCTCGGGCGTTCTGTCCTTCGAGTCGATTTCATTTTTACGAGGTATGACATACCGAGACACAATTGTGGTATTGGATGAGGTGCAAAATTGCACATTTGAACAAATTCATACAGTTGTGACCCGGTTGGGCAAGAATTCACGGCTATTGGTTACAGGTGATACACGACAAATTGACCTGTCTTCGCGTTACAATCAGGTCAGCGGCATAGCCCAGTTCAAACGGGTCTGCGACCACATGGCTGGTATGGCAACAGCCACCGTAGACTTCGGGCCAGAAGACATCGTGCGGGGAGATCTCGTCCGAGCCTGGATCCTGGCATGCGAAAAACTCTGGGCGGCCGCGACTACTCAACACCACGAGGAAAACAAGCCATGCACAGCCCAGCCTTGCTAACAGCCCTAGCCATTTGCGTCATCGCATTGGTACTGCTTGCCTTCATACTCGGTGTCCTGCACCTCATGCAGGTGCATGCAGACCGGGGGATGAAGGAACGACAAGCGGCGATGTCTCGACAGAACATCATCATGAAGACCAACAGCCTGGTGCATGATGAAACCGTACGAGGGGGCAACTCCAGGTGAGCAAGGCAAAAGACAAACTGAACCCATGCGCCTGCGGCAGCAAGCGTATCATTGTGGCTAAAGGACAGGGAAGCAAGGGATGGTACGCTGTATGCCAGTCCTGCGGTAAGACCCTGGCACCGGGAGTATTCCGGCAAGTAGAGCTTGCGCGGGCCTGGAACAGCCAACCATGAACCAAGCGGGCCTAGCCCGCTTTTCTTTTCTTTGGAGACGCGCATGAACAAAGGCGCAAGCAACACAACACGACCTGATTGCAGTACCGGGGCGCAGTACGTCCTGCCCCCAGACCAGAAGCTGGCCACCCCAGACGTACACAGTAAGAAGTCCATTGAATTGATCCGCCGCATGATTGCAGCACTGGACATGGCGGCAGGAGACGAGCTGGACTTTGCAACGGCCAAGAAGCTGGCGGCCGAGGCAGACGACTTTGTACGATCCTATGATGTCCTGACCAAAGCGGCGGTCTCGCACTCCCCTTACGACAATGGCCAGAAGATCCGCACTGGCCGTACCACCCGCGTAGTCCAACAGGTAGCCAACTACCTGATGTTCGACGGGGCGCACCGGGTAACGCTGGTCACTGCCAACCCTGAAAAGCTGGCACACTACGTCCACTACATCCTGCCTGCATGGGTCCGGGAGCGGATTACCATAACCGAGCCATCCCCCGACCTGCTGGAACGCTTGTACAAGGGGCCGAGCCACCTGGAGCACACTCCAGGCGGAACTGAACGCCAGCACCGCATTGTCTTCGAGCACACGGTCATCGACCAGATCCTGGACCAGTACCGAACCCCTGAGCACAACCTGGCCAAGGCGAGCGACACCCCGTACGCCCACGCCACGTACCAGGACATCGCGTACACCCACAAGGAAAAGGGCGGCACGTACAACTTCATCACCTACGCCTTCGGGGCGGGCAGTAAAGAGCGTGGCCGTACCATCGTCGTCTACCGTGACAACGAGTCGGGCCTGCCGTTCTTCCGAGAAGAGGCGGACTTCGCAGCAGCACTCACACCTATCCAAGGAGAGAAGGAATGACCAGCACGGAACGGACACAAGAGGTGGAACTGAAGGAGGTAATCAGCTCCGAGGATCTGCAAGAGATCCACAACCTTCTCAAGCGAGCACTGAGCCATTTTGAACCAGGTAAGCTGGCCACCAAGCCACGTCGCACGGGCCGAGCCAGCGCGTTTGCCAGCCTGGACGCCGTCATGAAATTTACAGACGAAGACTGGGAGATGGTACTGGCCCTCTGCCCGGACTATGCGGAACGTCTGCGTAAGGTACTGGCGACAGCGAAGCCGATACCGGACAAAATGGCCGAGGCCATCCGATGGACGGAATTCAAGGTAGGCGAGCTGCTGCCACGAGTAGAACAACAGCCGGACGGCACCTGGTTATGCTACTGCCCGGACATGTACTCGCAGGCACCCTTCAAGGCTGACGCCGTAGCTGAATGGAAGCGCATGGGCGGCAAGGAGCGCGTATACCAGAAACAGCTCCACATCATCAACGCTGACCACGGCCAGCCGGAGGAGATCCTGACGGCACTCAAGAAAGAGCAGCGCATCAATCACAACATTCTGGTAGCGGAGCCAAGCGTCCGAAAACCAGGCGTTCGATTCACTCAGGTACGACCACAGAGTCCAACCCCCGATCACTGGCTGACGGTAAACGGGAAAGGGCAAGTTATCGCCAGCCGCACCGACTGGATGTACCCGAGTGGTAACGGCAACGAAGCCGGCACCCGCGACGAAGCCCGCTACCATGCGCTAGGGGGACGCGACGGCTCCATAGTCATAGGCCAGATCAATGGCGAGTACGATGTGGCCGACCTGTTAACCATGCTGGCCTGGCGAGGCCCATCCATAGCCGTTGACTGGAACGCCGTCAACAACGAGATCAAATCGTTCGTGGACGGCTACGAGTTTGACACAGGCGAAGGCTACTACAAGCTGAATCCCGGCGAGCGCATCATGATGGAAGATGCTATCCACGGCATACTGGACGGCGACAACCTGCTCAAGCACTTGCAACGCCCCAACCACATGGACAAGGTCATGCAGTTCCTTGACGCGGCGGCAGGCGAAGGCTTGGAGCTGGGCGGAGTAGATGCTGGCGAACTGTTTACCCTGTTATTCCCGGAAGAACACAAACGCCGATGCAAGGACGAGGGCACAGCCGCTGATGCAATCGATTGCAAAGGACAACCACAAGACAGTGTCTGATGCTTGCTAGTCCAAGCGAACTATAATTCAAGAGCGGGCAACCCCCGCTCTTTTCACGAGGACGCAATGAACAACACGAAACCATTGGCAGTACAGGTACGATCCCTTTTGTCCCAGCTCGGGGGCGCGACGGCAACCCAGGTAGCAGAAGCCCTGGGGGAGGATCAGCGCAAGGTAGCACGATCCCTCTACTACCAAGAAAGCCAGAAGCGCGTACACATCAAGGCGTACACCGATCCTGTCCTGGAGGGCGTCACTGTCATCCGCCAATCTGAGCGGGTATACAGCAATGGACCAGCCCCAGAAGGTACTCGTCGTCCCCGACCAAAGAACCAGTCACGAGACCAGCGCAACGCACGTATGCGTTCATGGCGGCGCGAGAAGGGCATCACCCGCGAGCCCTACCGCGACACCATCATGGCCGACGTACTGGACGTCATGCGAGAGGATCGCGGGCGGCACAATAACCATGACCTAGCAGACACCCTGGGCATCACCCCAGCACAGGCACAGAAGGCCCTGCGGCGGCTTGAATTGAAGGGACACATCACTCTGGTAGAGCTGGACCATTCGCGCCCCTCTGGGCCTGCTGTACGCCACTACCGCTATGGCCAGCTCAAGAACGTAGGCCCCATCAAGAAATTCAAGAAGACCGAGGCCGAGACTCGTATTGAAAACCAGCGACGTTGCGCGGTGTGGGCGCGAGATCGGAAGCTCAAGCAACGATTGGACGCGGGCGAGATCTCCGCCTACGTATACGACGAGATGCGAACCATCGCACGGGCAGAGCTGCGCGAGGTAGCCAACCAGCGCCTGGCCATGTACTTCAAAGGCGAGGCCGAGCTGCGCGAGCAGGGCTATATAGATGACCAGGGCCGATGGCTCAAGAAAGCACCGGAGGGACTGACATCATGAGCAACGCATGGCAGAGACTGTTCCGACAACTGTTCGGGGGAGACGAGGCGGATACAGCAGCCCCAGCCCCTAGCGCGAACAGCCACCGCACCCCGAGGGAATGGGGATACCTGGTACGAATTAGCGGGTTTGACCTGCACGACGTAGACCGCTACTACTCCGGCCTTAACTCACTGGGGGACACTTCGTACCGGGTGGTCTTGAGACCAGGAAGGGCCATGGAGCGACGGGCGGCGAGCGTATCCCAGGGCAGGCCACTGGAGGCCGTATTTATCGTCACACACAGCCACTCTACGATGCTGTACCAAGTCGTGTCCGAGGCATCCTACGTAAACGACATCGGGGAGGATATACCTTACTACAGCAACACGCTGGAGTATGAGCCGGTTGACGCTGTCTCGCAGGGTCTACTTGGGGTGCGTTGGGACCAAGACCAAAGAGATAAATGGGGGAGCGCGGTAGCAGCCATCAAGGCGTCGTTTGAGGATATACCCTTGGTATGGGGCATGCCCATGGGCGGGGTAGAGGAAGACGTGGGCGGGATCACGACTGCCTTTGGGGCTGTGACGATGGCTGTACGTCACCCGGAAGCGACTACACTGTCTTTCCTGATAGAAAGCGAGGACGTCACCAGATTCCCAGGGGGCAGAGCCGTAGCCCATGTAGACGAGCACGGACCAAACACATTCACGGTCACGTTGGTGCGAGAGGGTATGCCGAACCAGACCAGAACTGTTCCGGGATTACGGATCGTGCGACGCGACGGCACCCCTGTCACGGGGATATGCCTGGCCTGGGAGGCAGTGGAGCGGCGAATGGAAGCTATGACCAGAACCAGGGAAAGGTCTGACGCGCTCAATGCGTACATAAGAATGGAGACCGAGCAACTGCGAGCAGGTATGACAGGCACCTCCGTGCGCTACAGGGGACCACGGATGGAGGCCCACCCGACGATTCACCCGACGCCGTTCGGAGACCCGTACGCACCGCCAACGAACAGGCGAGAGCTTCGCGGGGATCGGATCGTGGGCAGCTTAGGCATGGATCAGGAGATAGCCCGCATACAGATCGATGCCCTAGCAAGGGAGACACAGGAATTCGTACGCAGCCTAGCGGAATCAGGCCCACGCGCAGAGGGCCGAAAGGCAGCGCCAGCCAAACCCGACCCCGTAGAACCACAGCGAGACGAGGGCATAAGTACGGGGCGGCGACGCATCCGAGTACGACGCAGTGCCCAGTCCGAACCAGAACAGGAATGATAGACTGCTTGCAATCAAGGAGCACACATGTCACGACGCACGAAGGATAAACGCAAGAACAAAACAGGCAAAGGGAGGACACCCCTACACAAGATGGAACTGATCGCGGCTACCGAGTACGCTCACGCTGCCGGCAAGGTGGACCCGCCCAGCGAGGACCGTCTGAGGAAATGGTTGACCCCGGTATACGCTGCACAGAACTCCCTGCAATATGGGACTATGGGCCTGGGGGAATACGGCTTGTTGCTGGAGATGGCCGTCACGCTGGCCCACTTGACCAGGGACCTGGCCTCGGACGGCACGGAGGCGGTACACAATGGGCTACGAGGCCGCCATGCCCACGCCGAGCGGGCGGCGGAGAGCCTATGCACAGTAGGAGAGCGACAAGGCAAGACGGGCAAGTTCGTTGCCACAGCCCAGGAGCTGTCCGACGTTAAGGACATGGTCGCTGACCTCGCCCAGGTAATGGAGGCGGCCCCAGAGGGGTACACAATACGAGCCTTGAGAAAGGCATACACTGAGAAGAACCGGGTCCTGCTGCGCATGGCCAGGGAGCAAGGACTGGCTACTAAAGGGAGCGGTAAATGAGCACACAGGCATTAGTATGTACAGGGATCGTCATGGCTGTTATGGCCATATCCTCTTACTCAATCAACCGCGTCAAGCGCAAAGCCGAGCAGTTCCGAGTAGAGGTAGCCGACAAGCTGGCGCAGGCCAAAATAGAACTGATCGAAGCCCAGATCCGGGAGGACACAGGGCAGGAGATCTTAAAGGCAGCGTACGCGGACTTCGAGAGAATCGACCAGGTACTCAAGACGCAGACAGTAATACTGCGCCAGGCTCGCACCGACCTGGAGACGGCCTTGCCCCTGCTGTCCCAGACAGGAGACTCCCGGATACAGGTAGCCTATAATCGGGTAGGGCGTACCACAGAGACCCTGGACGAGCTACTCAAGACCAGCGTAGCTTTGCGGGATCGCCTTAACATACCTGAGAAAAAGGACGCCCAAGCATGAACGAGCACCCAACGGATCCAGTCGTTGAATACTGGCGCAAGCAACGTCGCTGCCTGCTACCGGACAACCCGGCCGAGGACACGGTAGTAGCGGCCTTGTATGACTTCGACAGTCTTGAGCCTACGAAGCTGGCCGAGCTGACATACAAGCAAATGCAGACCCTGGAGCTATGGAACCTTAACGAGAAACGGAGGCTCCGACGGAAGGGACCCATCAAGGCGGTATGGAACCTTTTCAACGCCCTGATGGAACGCTTCGCCAACTCCCTGCACGACCTGGCCCAGGGCTTACGGGGCGGCCCGGTACTACCTCCTGCTGACCGGGTATTGATGGAGTCATTGGCCTGGACCCTGGTCAAGTCTGATGACCCAACGTCACTCAAGCCGTTCAACAACCCAGCGCGTACCGCTGTCTACTTCGTGCTCTGTACCGGAGACGAGAACGACCTGGTAAAGTTCTCCTACCCACACCCCTGGCGCATACACCTTGGCCTGGAGACGGCACCGGAGTCGTACTGGGTCACGCTGATGCACGTCACGGTAGACGAGACAACCGGCAAGATCTCCAATGCCCTGGGTATCGGCGGGGAGCGATGGAAACACGTATGGGCATACTGCGGACATCCGATTGAAGGCTATCCAGGATTCACACAGGAGCACGAGCATGGAGCATAGTAAGCTAGAGCACCCGATGGTTACTACGATCAAACGGATCAACGAACAGGTCAAGGAGATCGCCCCATTGCCCGAAGCAGAAGGTCCGTTCGTTCTGAAGGCGAGACAGGTAGCCGGGACGGTGCTGGGGACGAGCGAGGCCATCGTCTTGGGTATGCTGAGTCCAGCAGTTGCCAAGCTGGCGATGGAGGCGGAGGTGAAGCACCGGAAGTTTGACCCTACCGCAGAGATAACCCTGTACTGTGCGTCACCCCTGCATTGGGAAGACTTTGACTGGGTCATCATGCGGGCGGGACGGGATGCACCGAACCGACGGGGCAAAGGCACCCGCAAGATGCGCCACAAACGAAACCGTTTCCACTAGCCTACGTGTCGGCATGGCAGATCCCCTACTGCTGTGTCGGCATGTGATTCCCCCAACTGAGTGTCGGCATGTGAATGCCATAACTGGTCCCGCATATCGTGGTGGACGGGGCGGCCAATGTAGTGCTACAGTACGGGCTCGTGCTTGTGTATTTGCCTTTGGTGAGTGCCGTGGCCCCCGCTGGTGTAAAAGCTGGTGGGGGCCTTTTTGTGGCCAGGCCATTCATGTGTCCATTGCGCCGACTTCGGTGTCTTGCTATTCGCACGTCCGCGCATTTTTCAGTCAGCGGTTGGGCCCATCTTGTGCCTGCTTTGCAATCGATTGCACGGCCTATAATGGGAACCATCTAAACACGCCCACAAAGGGGACACCATGAAGGGTTATCGTTTCTACGCCAAACTACCGTACAACCGTGGTAGCAAAGGCCCAACTAAAGACCACCCAGCATTCACCCGTGCAAACATCCGGGAGCAAATGGAGCAGGGTGGCAAGATCAACTGCGTTGCTATCGTGTTGGACGAGAACGGCACCCCGTATGTGTCGCCCACTGGAAACCTGACTTCCATTTTGGCGGACAATGCTCTGTCCTCTGGTGTCAGCGTAGCCCCTATGCACCGTGACTACCTGCACCACAAATGCGTACGTATCCCGGCTGAATGGGTGAAGAAGCTGCACCCTTCCCTTTGGTCGTACGTTAACTCCCGGTGACGGCTGCGCTGCCCTTCGGGGCGGCCTATAATGAAACATCTTAACCAAACCCATATAGGGGGATGTATGTCAGACCGAGTAATGAAACTGCGCACTGAATTGTTGAGCCGGGTTAAAGAGGTGTATCAGACTGCCCAGATAACCCGACAAGATCACCGTGCTCTGATACAGCGGCTGCAAGCTGTGTACAACGATCCTATCTATCGCAACCTGCCACGGTACGCGGTCAACTATGTTCGTGGCTACGAGCAAGCGATCATGGACGAACTGTATCGACGCCACCTGGTGTACGGTCGTTATATCGCCGGGCGCTTCGTGTCCTCACACTCCAGCCGGGACGATTATTACCAAAAGCTGGGGATAGAACCATCCGAGTGGGCCACCGGCACTGAGAAGGAGCTAAGTGAGACCGGACATTACTGGGCGGAGGCCGACCGGCACGGCAAAATGTGCCCGTTCTCTACTGACGGCACCTACAGATAAGCCATACAGTGAAACACTACCGCCCTACGGGGCGGGGTACACTATCCATTCATACAACAAACCCATAAAGGGGGATCAATGCCAATCGCAAACATACAAATGCCCGCAGAAGTGTATCTCGAACACAAAGGCGTGAAGGTCTACCACGTCTACGAAGATAGCGAGATGCACAACGAGCCGTGGTACAACATCTTCTCGCTGTCCAAGTGGCACGAGGACGACGAGTACATCATCCACATTGACTTTATCCCGAAGGCTTACAAGGGTTGCGTGTCGGATAACGAACTGCACGTCATTGTGGCCGAACTTGATCTGTCGCTGGAGAAACGACAAGCCATTGTTCGCCGGAAGGTGATAGAGCTGATCGACCAGGGTCTGTGTAAGAACCCCGAGGACGAGACCGTGACGCCGGACAAGCAACGGTACTTCGGTGTCCTGGACTCCGGGGAGTTGGTGGATCTGGGGGAGCTGACCTCATTTTGTGAGGCGGACGAAAAGTCCCCAGGCAACACAAACTGGATTTACACGGCAGAAGGTCTGACTGAATTTGTGGGCCGCGCAATCAAAGCATTGGAGAGTAACGATGCGGAAAGCTAAATCCGTGGCCCAGCTTGTGTCCGAACACAACAAGGTGGAGAAGGCCGCGCTGTACACCCTGGAAGTGATGGTCAAACGTATCCTGAAGTCACGACAGACGGGCGCACGTTCCTTTGTGATGGCGACGGGCGGCTGGTCTTTCTACGACAAAGACGGTGACCCCATGGACGACAACAAGCGAGCGTTCAAGGCCGTGGTAGACCTGATGGATCAGGTGGGCTATTACATGACCGGGTTCATGGGTAACCCTTTGCGTGTCGATCTGGTCGAAGGCGACACCCTGATTGTACGTACTGACTGGTAAGGAGCCAGCAATGAGTGAACATCATTATTTCGCAGCGTCTGTGACGGACTGGGTTACCGCGCCGACGCGGGAAGAAGCCCTGGTGAAGTTGGCCAAGGCGTTGGGCAGCGGGTACATGACCCGTGCTCGCAAACAGACGGGCGGGATTCCTGCCGTGATCTTCCGAGTGGAGTTGCCGGAGTGTGCCCACTACTCGATCAGCGAGTACCGCCCGTACAAGATCACCCGTGAGGACGGCAAGGACAACAAGCGGGCCGGGGAGTTTGTGCCGTTGTCTGACTCGGAGTCAGTGTTCATTACCAATATGAAAGGGGCGACAGTGCCACGTAAAGGCAATCGATAAAACTGGGGGCGTGCGCCCCCGCCTTTGTCCTGGCCACGGTGGTGGCGGGCGGCCACACAATCAAGTGTCGGTTTGCAATCGATTGCACACGACTACAATAGAGCCATAGTCAACCAAACCCAGATAGGGGAATACAATGCTTTATGCCCAGTTCTATCATCCAAGCGCCACGCAACCACGCGAGACCATACAGGCCACAGGGGACCGTGCCGTAGTCGTATTGGATGCTCGCTGTATGCCCGCTGCGCACCACGCCGTGGCAGGACAGGAATGCCTGGCCCGTGGCTACTCCGGCTACCGCCTGTTCAAGGGGGAGACGTTCACCCGTAGCAACCCGTGTTCCGATTACTTTGGCATGCCTGTCTTCTATGTCATGGGGGAGGCCGTGGGCAACGACGGCAACCCTTTGCCGGTTCTACTGACTACAAAGGCATTCACCACAGAACAGGCCGCGCAACGCTACAAAGATACGGTACACCCAGAGAATAAACCCTTTGTTGTTACTGGCCCTGCACTGCCTGTTAAGCAAGGGGAATAAGTATGCAAGCCGCTGATGACTACCGTGGCTTTACGATGATGCGGGTATACGTTGGCGGCCCCAGGCATGGGGATCGTGAAGTAGACACCCGCAACCTGACATGGGGACAAACCCGTGATGAAACCCTCTTTCCTCTGGGGATGCACAAGGACAAGGACGGCAACGACTTCGTGTACTCTCCGGTGGCCAACTTTTCTTTGGAGAAAGTGTGATGAAACAAGAAACCCGCAAACGATTGCAAGATTTGCTGGATCGTATCCAGCGCACCGACGACCTGATGGGTGAACGAAACCATACCCCGACGGGCGGTGACTACAACACTTTGTACGACCGTGTCACAGACGGCCTGCGTGATATTCTGCGCGTGAAGGTAATGGGGCGGCTCTGGTGGACAGCCAACGACATCAAAGAGCTTAACAGTATGGTGGGGTCGATCACCCAGCGTAACATGGTGATTACTCGTATCCAGCGCCGCAGTGAAGGCACCATCTACGACATTATCTTCGAGCTGGAAAAGGCACGGGCCCGTGAGCTGCTGGGCTATGACGTGGCGGACGAGGAATGGCTGACTGAGTGAGTCTTTGCAATCGATTGCACCGGGCTATAATGGAATCATCAACCAATGCCATAAAGGGGCAATCATGCAAAGGACACCCATAGTCAACAAGGCCGAGCGCGTATTGGATCGCCCGGACGGGTCACAGGTCAAGGTAGTGGCGGAAGCCATGTATGGCCTTGGCCTGCACCTATCCGTAGGATACTACGCGCACCACCGCGCCAACCAGGATGAACCGTGGAGACTGATCTCTACGGGTAGTCCGGTCAAAGATCCAACAGGAGGCGGTGCTTTCGTTGGGCCTGGTGAGCTGATGCGCACAGGTGGCATGTTATTCGGAGGTAAGTGATGAAACGATCCTATAAAATGTTCAAGGGGGCGGAATACCTCATTGTGTCAGCTCACGACATCAAAGGCCGTCACATGCCCGGTGACTCCACCTTGGCCGATGTCAAGGAGATAGTGGGGATCCACAGCGACTGCCCCGTGCGTATCGTGCTGCGTGGTAACGACGGTTCGCGTGACTATCAACAGCAAGGCACTGGCTACACGTTCAACGTCAAGCCGGTGGGCGGCAACTTCCCTAAGTGAGTCAACCATGACTACCAAAGTATTCCAGTCTAGTAGCATGACCAAAGGCCATCCTGGCTATCCCGAACGCAGTGGCCAAGACGTCACAGTGCTGCGACCTTTGGGGGAGGACGAGTATTACGGCGTAGAGGTGGAGACGATGTACAGGATCAGATTCGCTGACGGCGTGGAGACAGACGCATTCGAGTCTGAGCTAGTTTAGGTGAATAAAGCTACCACAGGAAAAGCCCCTATAATGGGGCTATCAAACAAAGCCATAAAGGGGCGACCATGAAAAAAGTTACCGAAGCTCAATTGGACGAGGTAGTGTGCGGATACATTGATGCCGCACTGTGGACCACGACAGACGAAACCGTGCTGGACGGGGAGCACCTGGACAGTGAGTACGACCGCTCTGACCTGAGTGAGTCCGCCAAGATAACCATACGCGGTCTGTGTCGGCGCTTCCTTGAGGAGAACGAAGACGATGCGGTGGCCTACTTCGTAGAGCGAGAGGCGGTACGCCATCAAGGTGAAGGAAACTCCACTCACTACTTCGGCCATGATCTGTGGCTATCATCCAATGGGCATGGTGCTGGGTTCTTTGACCGTGGTCTGGGTGCGCTGGGGGATCGCCTGCAAGAAGCCGCTCGCGACTTCGAGACGGTGAGCTTCTTCATCGACCCAGATACCGATACCATTTTCGTAGAGTAGGTGGCTATGGCCTGACCCAGCGGGCGGGCTATAATGAAAGCTCGTCAACCAAACCCATACAGAGGGAACCGTGAAAAAACAAAAGACCGAACCAACCCCAGACGCCAACACGGTGATCGCCGATCTCCTGGTGCTCGTACACTGCCTTAACTCCGGCTGGGTACAAGGTAAGAACCCGTACGCATGGGAGGCCGTGAAGAATGCCAACACCTTGTTGACAGGGGATCGTCATGAGTGTGGCTTTGACTTGAACACCCGCATGGAATCGTTTGCGGCCAGCCAAAAACGGGGAGGCTGATATGCGTGGACCAACAGATGTACCTTGTCCTTACTGTCATGCACCCGTAAACGCTGAATGCAAAACGGCCGACGGCCGATTTAGCTGGGGGAGCCGACATAAAGGCCGTTTGCGGGCGCTGGATCAGGCCATAAAGGAGCGAGACGCCAAAGCCCAGACCGTAATCATCAAAGGGAACACGTACCGCGTACACCACCGGGAGGGTAAGTACCTGGTGGTACAGAACAATGTAGGCACCTGCCGGGGAAAGTTCTACCGATTGGTGAACGAAGAGACGGGCGACGAATCCGTGCTCTTTGATCGACTCGAACAAGCCGTAGACGTTGCCGTGCTGGGAGCGCAAGGCAAACTCAAAGGCTCTTTTTTCTAAAGGTGAAGCAATGAAACTGAAACAGATCGCAGCCAACGTAGTGGCACTTCAATCCAAAGACGGCTGCACCGAAGTCGTGTTCTCCTACGAAACCCCGGTGGCCGCCTTGCTGCCCGGAGTTGGCCGGGTGAAGACGGAGAAGAAGTGGTCTGCAACCACATCGCGCCACATCAACAAGGCCGGATACAAGGACGCCCCGACTGTGCCGCAAGACACCCTGGATAATTTGAATATCCACGTTTCCTAATTTGCAATCGATTGCACGAGCATGTGTCCGCCCCTAAAGGACGGGGCGGGCATACAATAAAGACTCTTTCACTTAACCCATATAGGGGAACATCATGACTGTGCGTATGAACAAGCAAGACTACTTTGACGACGGCCACGCCAAGGCGATGCACCAGGTTTCTGTGTATCAGGCGATCAACTGCGACGAGACCTTGCCGGAGACAGGATCGTGGCAGAACAAGGCGTTCGCGCAAGGCTGGAATGCCGCCATCAAGTATAAGGTGGACAGTCACAACGAAAAGCAGAAGGTGAAGTCCGAGAAGAAGACTTCCGGTGCTCGCGCCGAACATATCCGCTGCCTGGTGCGCAAAGCGCGTGGCCTGACCTACGGTGACCCACGCTATGATCGCTACATGGCCAAGGCGCAAGACATCGCAGCCCGCAGTGGCCTGACGCAAGTATTCGCGGAGGTGTGATATGGAGCGCGACGATTTCTCAATGGATCCCAAGTGTCGTTTCCAGATGTTCTTCGATTTCGTGTCGGACGCCATGCGGGTTCCTTCCCTTGCCAAGGTGAAGGAGCATATCCAGTGGACGGTACAGGAGCGGGTGGCTTGCGGAAAGCCCGCGCTGAAAACCATCTTCGTGTTCGACCATAAGCGAGCGCAGTGGATGCAGGCCAATCGCACGGATGAAGGCTTAGAGCTGGAATACTGCCCAGACCCTACGACCCATCCCCTGTGTGACAAGGCACCGACTACCGAAGTGTATTGGATTCACACAGTGAGAGATGGCGAGTATCACGCCATGCTGGGGGATCCGTGGACGGCCGAAGGGAAGTATCAAGATCAGTTCGACGTACGTCGTGAAGCTATCGAATACTGCCTGCACCACGGCGGCGGCCTGCCCTTGTACATGGTATCGACTCGAACAGGGGGTATGCGCGTATGGCGCATTATGGATTCTGCTACAATAGGGGACGCCAAACAAGGCTAACAAGGGGGCTATATTGCAGCTAATCGCACTGGTAAAGATTGCAATAGCGGCATACCTTGCTTTTATGCTTTTCCACCTAAACACCGCATTGGATACGAAGTATGATAACCGTGTTCGACAAGCCACTGTTCAAGCTGAAGCCCGACGTTGCTATCCGTTCATACGTGAACATCCGCAACAGTCTGGAGCTGACGCGGGCGGGCCGCCAGGTAGGGAAGGTTCAGGTGCAAGTACCTGCCGTTATTTTTCCAATAATCCGTTCTCTGGGGGTACAGCGCGGTGAGACCGCGTACCTATACATGGATGAAGTCGAGCCAGGCCGAGTGGTCTTTGGTCTGGCGACCGACGCAAGCGGTGAAAATGAATCCCGCCTCTGGGACTTCTGGGTGATCCGCGTAAAAGACCTGCCGCCCTTTATCGGGCGGTACTTCACCTAATCGTGTTTGTCCGGCCCTCTGTGTACGCTAACTTTATAGGGTACTCAGAATATCCCGCCTCATAGGTTCGACACCTTGCAAGCGCCCGGTGGCTGGCTACGGGAACAAACGGCACAGAGAGCCGGACAAACACGATTACTGTGTCTGCCCCTTATTCTGGGGGCGGGCTATAATAGAATCACTTTCAACCAATGCCACAAAGGGGCTACATATGACACCAGAACAACTATTGAACCAGAACGTGTTTAACAAGGATGACATCGTTCGACTGCACGATGCTATGGAACAGGAAGGCGCATGGGAGTGGAGCGAACAGACCGGACAGAGCCGTGAGGACTACCTGGACGATCTGGGCTACACCGTGGACGAAGTCGATAGCATCAAGGCACTCTACAACGAGGTGAAGCATTACCACGGTGCTACTATCGTCGCCAGCGATCACTTTGAGGACTATGCGTGCCAGCAGGCGGTCGATCTCGGGTTTGTGCAGAAAGACAGCCCAGTGTATGACCACGTTGACTGGGAAGAGTACGCCGTCTCGGTGGGACGTGACTATCACGAGCTGGACACCCCAGAGCGTAACTTTCAAGTCCGTGTGCATTAAGGAGCCGTCATGAAAATCGAACAACTGTTCAGTGTCCAATCGTTCACCGGGCAAGACCTGATCGACCTTTTCCGTAACATGGAAGACGAGGGCGTGTGGGATTACGAAGAGAATGACGAACAAGACCGGCACGACTATCTAAGTGAACTGGGGTACACCGAAGAAGAGGCCGACGTAGTGCAAGACCTGTACGACCATTGCAGCGGGTACGTCCCGGCAAACATCGTAGCTGGTAACCACTTTGAGGACTACGCACGAGAGTATGCACAAGAGTGTGGCTATGTGGACAAGGACAACCCTCTGGTGGAATACGTGGACTGGGCCGAGTGGGCGGAGAACATGAAACAGGACTTCACTGAAGTGGAGAGTGGCATTCACATCTTCTTCGTATCCGACAACTGATTATGTGCCGGGGCGGGACGGCTAAATCCTGCTATACTGAAAGCATCAAACCACAGCCATAGAGAGGCAACCATGAAACTACACTACACAGACATTCGACTCGGTGCCAAACGCCGTCTGGCTATGCTGCGCAAGCGGGCGGACGAATTGAACCAGCGGCACCCAACCATGCCCGGTAACGCTACTTGGCGTGACGTACGTCACTGCGGGTTTCATAACCACCGTGAGTCTCGGTGCGAACTGAGTCCAACGGAAGGGAAGGGCGCTCCACGGTGGTACTGCCATGCTGGCCCAGCCTTCGAGCGTGAGATCTTCGTGGACGAGTCCGAGGAAGCCCGTATCGACCATACCGGGTGGTTTGCGGATACTTGGCAGGATAACGTGATCCGAGGACTCATTGTGCGGTTGCCACACGGACGGTTCCTGGTGGGGCACTACGAGAAGGACAGCGGGGAGCGTGTGTACTACTCCGAGCTGTACGACGACGAGCGCACTGCTGTGTATCGCGCTGATAGTTTGGCGCAGCGAGTGGCTGAGGAGGAAACGGAGTACCACAGGCGTGACCAAGAGGCCAGAGTATTGGCCGAAGAGGTTAGTGAGAGCAGGGCGCGACTTCGTGAGTGCATCGTTCTGCGAAACCACAAATGCTTCCCGAATATCCGGGGTGAAGTCCCTATCCTGGTGAACACTATCCGAACAACACTGGAGAGACTGGCCGACGAGTTTTCGGACATCGACTACAGTGACGCACTGGAGGCATAAATGAAATTGATTGCAAAGCCGGTCAAGGTGTTCACGCGAGACGACCCTTGCACGAAGATCGACCTGTGGAATTGCTTTGCTACGCCCGGTGGTTTCCGCCGTCGGGCGGTTATCGAAGCACGAGGCGAGATTGGTGTGAACGCCATCAAGTACCTGACCCGTGAAGGGTACGCCAAGGTACGCCATGACGGCCAGGTGGATTACTGGGAACTGACGCCTGCTGGGGTAGACTGGCTTACCAAAGGCACAGCCCGTTTTATCCAATTGAACCCCACGCGAGAGCGTGAGTTGATTGTCCCACTAAACCGCCCACAATCAACCCGACGCCGCGTGGCACGACCAGCATAACTCTATTAAGGGTGGAAACCCGAAAAAAAGGAACAACATGACCACATACCAATCCGTGCCACTACCGATGGCCACCCGTGTAGAATCCCTGATGCGCGTTACCGTCGGGCCTGATGATTTCCGTAAACATGTGACAGCAGCACTGGGTTCGCAGATGCCTTTGGTTCCCTTGGACCTGGTGGCCACCATGGCCGGTGTAAAGATGCCGGACGCATTCCGCGTACTGTTCGCCCTGTGTATTCTGGACGACATGGACGAGCTGCAAGGCATGCTGTGCTTCGAGAAGCTGCCCACTGGAAGCCCCAGCACTGACCCGTCCCGTGTACAGGCCGTCAATCACTTCTTGGACGAGGCGGTGCGCAAATGGGCGAATCAGTCAGACCGCAATGCAATGATTGCGGATGAATTCCGCTTGTTCCCGCGCATCAATAAAGCGGCTGAAGCCATACGGGGCTGACCATGAAATACCGCGTTTACCATATGGCCGCTTTGCTGCACCGTTGGCAGTATCGGGGGACGGTAGACGCGGCAAAGGCCACCGAAGCCGATACGCAAGCCCTTGCGCTTGTTTTCGGCACTAGCGGGCGGATCACTAGCACCAAAGCACGACAAGGGAAAAGAACCCTATCCGTGCGCCTATGGGACAAGAACAACGTGGCGTACTACGAGCGTCTGTATCTTGTGAAGGAGGGGTAATGGCAAGGAGGGACGAACTGTTCCCGTGGATGAAAGGCTCATTCATCACCGACAACATGGTGGTATTCAAGGTGGACGAGCAGATCAGAAAAGACAGACGGGCGGGCCTTTACGACATATCGACCGCCGTGGACATCTACAACGCGGTGGCCATTACCGACAAGCTCATTACGCGCCTACTCAAAGCGACGCAGTGAGGGCTTTGCAATCGATTGCACAGACCTATAATGGAACCAATCAAACCAAACCCAGATAGAGGGATCAAATGAAGCTGAATAAACACCAATCCGATTTGTTGTTGAACGTCGCCACGTACCTGGATGGTGACCACGCCGGTTTAACGGGCAAACAGGAGGACGAGGCGGCGGCGCTGATTCGCATGATAGTGGAAGATAGCAAACGCCATGCTGGGCCGGACGTACGCAAGTGGCACGAATGCCGTCATTGCGGGCGCGTCTTTGACGATGGTGTCTTGTCCGCCGTGTGTCCATCCGACGACTGCCCCAGCAACACCATCAAGGTGGGCGATACGATCCGCTGGGAGTCCTGGGGCGTTCCCAAGGTGGCTAAGGTCACAAAGGTGACGAATGGCATGAAAACGGTAATTGTGGAGGGCGGTATGTTCGTCCACGTTGTATCGATCACGGACATCTACCCTGCATAAGTGGCGGTTTGCAATCGACTGCACCGCGCTACAATAGATACAAGTCAACCAAAGCCATATAGGGGCCTAACATGAAACTCAAAGACCAAAACACCATTCTGACAAACAGCTTCGGGTTTGAATTCACCCGCGATCCGTTGCGCCAGGTGCGCATGGCTAAGAACGGCAAGGTGGCGCATATCAGCTTCGGCTGGCTGGTTACCATCACCAACAAACAGACAGGCGTAGTGGAGCAGTTCGAGACCAGTAATGGTGCTGCCCATATCTACGAGCACCTGAAGGCCAGGGCGGTGGGAGTAAGCGCGGGGCGGGCAATGCCTTGGCGTAAACCAGAGATAGGTGAACTGGTCGTCGTGGAGCCAGAAGTACGCCGATACGCAATGGACACCAATAAGGTGCCGCAACTGGGCTACGGGATGGGCAAGCAATACGTGTACAGCATGGAAGATCCGGGCAAGCACGGTGAACAGCTATTGAAGCTGACACACGGTGCTATCAATCTGGACGCCCGCGCCATGCCACCATGCGCCGCGCATATGTTGAACAATCTTTACACGGAGGCTATGACGTTCGAGTGGTACAGCACCGAGGATGAATTCGCCAAGGAGATGTGTGAGGACTTGACGTACTCCGAGACACGCGAAACCATCGCCGCCGTGAAGTCTATTGAAGAGAAGGTACGCCGCCTGGTGCGCGGATCGGACTTGAAACTGGAGCTGTGGGCGGAAGAGCCTGACGATGAAACCGTCCTTGCCGCGTACCAGAAAGACTGGGAACTGTGGCAGAAGGAACAAAAGCGCCGCCCTGCTTCACCTAGTCGCGTTAAGTCCGACCCAGCCATCTATTGTGAGGAATGAGAATGGAACCTTTACCGGGAACCGAGATGGTGTACTTGGATGAAACGGGGGAATTGTTATTGCAGCAAAAGCCGCCGGGTACACCCAAGTCTATCTATTCGGGCCTGCCCTTGATCGGGCAGTATCGGATCAACCTTATCGATATGACGTACAAGGACATAACGCCGGGGCGGCCTGCTCCGGTACAATGGGAACCCATTAATGAGACTCAAAAGGAGCGAGTGACGCAACTGATCCAAAACCTGCCGCGCAATTATGGCCATCGCCTGATTTACATTGATGCGCTGCAATCGATTGCAAAAGGGCGGGCGGTAGATCATCCCACAGTAGGGAATAAGGATGCACCCATTGCCGAAGTCATAGCCGCATTGGTTTGCGTCACGTCTTAAACAGGGCCCCTCATTGCAGGGGCTTTCTTTCGTCCAGCAGCGGGCGGCCCAGATCATCCCCTTACCATACCCCCTTATATGCCCCTATTCACCCAGGCACGTATCCACACACAAACCGGGGGCGGCCTTAAACACGATATACACCTAGTACCCATATACACACATACCACCCGATAGGATCACGTACACGGATACACCCATAAGCACGTATACACCTATCCCCTTTATCCACGTATACACACGACAAGCCATAAAGGGATCAATCAGGACGGGGCGGGCTTAACTTCGGGGCGGCCTAAACAATACCCATATATACACTCATATACACATAAGCCCTATTACCCTATATACCTATTAGTGCCATTACGTCCTACCTTGTGTTTTCAATTATCCCGGTTTACTGTCTCGTGATGGTGGACACACAAGTTTTTGGTGGTGGCTATAGTAATACTGTGTCTATGGTGAACATGTGTCTACGCGCCCCGCCCCTACGTGTCGGCATGTGCCTCTCATAACTACTATGTGGTGGTGTACGCCGCCCCGTGCAGTGCTTGTAATGCTATTGCTCTCTTATATGTGTATACAGGGAGATAAAGGATAGCTACGTGAAGCTAATGGTGGATCCACCCCAGCTAATCATCGCTATATGTGTATATGGTGCAATTGAATACACGCCCCCTATTCGTGGTGTCGGCATGTGTCCCCCATAACTAGTCGCGTGGTGGTGTAGCCCTATGTGTATATGTGGGGATGGTAGTGGGCGTGGTGGTGCATAGTGGTGGGGCGTGGTGCTCGTGAGTGGTGGTAGTGGTGGTGTACTCCTCTCTATGTGTATATAGGGAATAACAGTGACCGCCCCATCTTGATCCTGTGTTTGCAATCGATTGCACGGGACGGGTTACATTAGAGCCAATCACACAAACCTATATAGGGGTACATCATGAATCAGCGCCAACGTCGCATCGTAGAGAACCAAATCGAGCGCCTGAAGGCCGATAACCTTGGATCGCATATCACCAGTCATATCCAAGAGGTAAAAGACGCGGTGGCCTTGCTTAACTCGAAAGGGTACGAAGTTGTCGGACGTCTCTACTTGGATACATGGGTGGTTCCTTCGCTGGAATACATGTTGTCGGACAATGTGGAAACACAGAAGCTCGGTGAGCGTCTCTCTCGTCCATAGTACCGGGGGCCTTGTGCCCCTTGTTCTCTTTACCGGATCTGTGACGGTGGTGGCCGCCCCGCCCGATCAAGTGTCTTGCAATCGATTGCACGAAACGGGCTATAGTTAAGTCACTCCAACCAAACCCATATAGGGGATACGCAAATGAACATGGCAACCGCAACCAAACCACAGGTATCTAAGGCATTCCAGAACGAGCGCCGCATTGTTCGCGCTATCGTCAAAGACGCGATTGCAGACGGCTGCGTCATCAGCGTCCACGATGGCGAAGAATGGATGATTAAACGCTCCGACAAAATCACTCACGTAATGGGCGCGATCATGGCCACAGGTAGCGATAACCTGAAGATCCGGGACGCTGCAACGGGGGAGTACGTCGGAACCGTCGCCTTCATCTACGGCAATGGCAGTAACGGGGCGGACGTCATCGCTGATTACACACTGGGCGAACGCATGGAAAAGATCATGGAGCGCGGCTTTAAGATGGCCTGCGCACTCTGCTAATCAATCAACCACACAACGGGCCTGCGGGCCCCTCTAAGGAGATACACACATGAAACTCATTCTACGCAATGGCTACCCCCACCCCTACCCGAAAGACGCCACGGAACAGGAACAGAACAAACACGCCGAAGAGGCCGGTGGTAATCGTCTGGAAATTGGCGGTGTACACAGCGTTGAAGTGATGCACGAATTCACAGTGAAGTTTGTGGACTGGGATCACATGGTGGCCGCCCAAGCGCAGACCGGGTGGGAGGTCTACAGTGAGTCCGACAACATCCTGTGCGCCCCCACATCCCGTGATGAAGGCTATGACCTGTGCAGCGCCGTTATCGTGAAGAACATGGCGTATTGTGGGTTCTGGGTGGGGGAATAAAAGTAAGTGGCCCGATTGTGGGCCGCCCCGTCTGCGTGATAGTGGTGGTGGATCTCTCCTACCCTGCTGTGGTGTCGGCATGTGCCATTAATGACTATCCTAGTGGTGGTGTTGGCTGTCCTGGCGGCCTGGTGCCGTGAGGCCGGCCACCCCTCTAAAAGGAAAATGCGGGCGGGCGCGACGGGCGCGGTTATAGCACACTGAAACCAGAAAAGGGGAAAAATCGCATAGGAAAAACCCCGATAAAAATAAATGCACAAAAACATAAAAAAGTCTTGCATTACAAACAAAGGCTGTATAAAATTCATACATGGCTTGAGTAATTCAACTAGGCCATTCAACCAAATCCATATAGGGGATACATCATGACAAACGCAATCGCCTCCCAAGTCCAGCAAACCGTCACGGCTCAGGAAACCCGCAAACGCGCTGCTGCAAAACCAGCCGCCAAAAAAGCCACGGCAACAAAGACAGTTCGCAAGCCAGTTAGCAAGATCAAGCATTTTCTGATTACTGGCCGCCCAGTATCGGGAGCTAACCTGCAAGCCTT